ATCCCTCATATCCCCGCAATCCCGCATACCTCTACATGTGATGCGCATCCCAAGTAGGAGTTGATGCGGCTATACGGACGCAGAGCAGCCGGGTTGCCGGTTGTGTTGAAGCGTCTAAAATGGAGTAGGATATCTTAGAATATTTTTATGAAATTTACAACTATGATAAATGAGATATCAGCGTTATTCGTGATGATATTCACGTCAGGGTTGATGTTTGTCATGCCTATATTATATATAGGGTATAATGATATCCTTGTCATAATAGGATTCGGGATACTACTATCTTTTATGTTAACCATAATCCCGATCTTTCTTTCTTACGATATAAGGGATGAGATCATTGAGTTGATTGGGGATATGGATAACCAGATCGTGGTAGACACTTCGGTATATAAAACGGATCTGCCCTAAGAAATTCCTAGGGCAGGTAATGTGCTATTTACGTTTTAACGTACTTATCTATCATATCTATTGATAGTTTAGCGCCCAGTTCTTCCTCCAACAGGTTAAGGTAGTTCCGATGCAGGCATCCTCCCCGCTCCACCTCCCTAAAGCCGGCCCCGTCCCGGATCCTGACCAGTCCTTTCCTTGGATCCATGTCAATCAGGTCTCGAAGCTCGTTCATATTCTTAAACCTGCCTTCTATCACCTTAAATACATCGATCTTAGTTTTCTTATCCTTATTTTTAGGCTTTATCTTAATTCTCCCGCTCATATCGATTTACATGTAATACGATTAACGTTATTATTGTTTCCGCAATAAGCGCACATAGATGTAAAAGGTGAATACACCCTCCCGCATACAGGGCATCTCCATCCATACATAACAGGATTTATTTGTTTATCGATTTCTTTCAACCCATCATTAGTAGTGGTTGATGCATTTTTGTTTTCCATATCATTCATTACCGCGGTGGTTTCCTAACCGATATTCACCGGTCATGGAGCCATCCTTATTTATCTTATCTGTACTACCAAACCCATTATCCCCTCTATCAGATTTTCCAAGATCCTCTAATGACTCTACTTCTTCCCATATGATACGTTCCCGTCTACGAATAAGAAGTTGTGCTACCTTACCACCTACATTACAATAATAAGGACTATTCCTATCCATTTTTCTGTGAACTATCATAATTTCCCCACTATATCCTTCATCAATGGTAGCAGGGGCGTTTTGCATAATTAGCTCGCTATTAGTAAAACCACTACGTGGACGGATTTCCATCTCATAATCTTCAGGTAGCGCTACATGTACACCAGTATGATATATGATTCTTCCATTATCAAGTTCTATATCCTTAACGAACAAATCCATACAAGCATCCTGTTTATGGGCATATTCAGGCAGTTTAGCCCCCTCTTCCAGCCAGATCTTGACCTTACACGTATCTATACCATCAAGTAACTCAATTACCTCTTTGTAGCTCATAGGTTGCTCTGATGCCAATGAAATGGCTCTTGCCAATAAATCTTTAATCTTACTCATTTTATCTTGTTTTTAAACTCTTTCCCCTTCGGGCATTGTAATTTACATTCCTCACCACAAGCGGAACAGTTGGGTCTCATTCCGGACACCCCTCTTCCCCCGTACGGCCAGTAGGCGTAATCGCAGACGCTCCAGAACGCCTCCATCGCCTTGATCTTGGCATCGACGGTTATCTTCTCCTTCACCTTTTTCATGCTCTTCCTGAACTCGTCTTTCATATCCTTCCCTTCTATCTGTCTGGCCTTACGTCTCTCGTTCCACCAATTGTAGTAGAATTTGTCTGCCATCTTATAAGCTTCCGGATCAAACTTGTCACGATGTAGGATAGGAGCTTCCTTGATCTTATTAATATTCCTACCACGGACATAAACCAGTCCGGCGTAAGGAGGTACGTCCTTTGGATCAACCAACCCATCCGGCACGCAGTAGTAGAAGTAGTTGGGCCGGCCGTACCTAGTCCAGCCTCCGGCCTCGTACAAGGCTTGCCTTCGAGCCTCGAACCAGCCTTGCATTACTTGGTGCTTTTCCTGTTTCTCGAAATCCTTGTTATAGTCAGCCAACGAGATCTTCACCTCAACCTCATAAGCGTACATGGATCTGGTTATAGCCAGATAATCGGACTCCCAGTTATAGACATACAAGTTGTTTATAATCCATCTAGGAGATACCAAGAACTTTCTGTTAAGGATATCCAATATCCCTCTTTCAGTGTATTCAGCACCTTTATTTGATTGCCGTATTCCCATCTCCCTTCAGAGTATTATTCCTTAACCCAACCGCCATTATAGCGTTCGATACCAATCTCCGTAATCCGCCCATATCCTTATCATGGAACGAGAAACTGGTTAAGTTATGTGATTCAGTAATCCTATCATAAGACTTTATCATCAACACAGCCACATACTCACCAATCATCTTACCGTTCATAATATCAAGATCAATTATGCCGTGATCTATTAGATCAACCACATCCCATCCTGATGGTAGATACGTTTTTATTTGATTTATATCCATATGATTAAATTATTAAATTTTGTATAAATATATTTTATACATTTATTATCGCTCATTCATATATGAGCGATTTATTAAATACAATATTCATTGTGATAAAAATAAATTCGTTTTAACAGATACCAAGCCATGGCTGACATATTTTAATTTCTTGCAAGATACATCTTTCTTATTCTCTCCATTAATATCCCGAATATTAAATTGCCCAGAAAGCCTTCTTGCGTAAATAAAATGCTCTTCTCCTTGAAACATCACTTTATCAAATAACCTAAATCCAAAAACTTTAAAAGGAGCCTGGTTTCGCTTTCTAATTCCTCCTTTCAATATTTTCATCTTATGAATCTGACGGTTATGGCGACGAACTAATTTACGTTTGTAATAATATCCAAGCCTACATGAATTAAAATTCCTTGAAATCACAAAAGCGTCGGATACATGGGATTTTTCAATTCCATGGTTTATACGATTATATTTTGTTATGTATCCGAACGTCATCGAAACGTTATCGTATCTGGATTTTAACTCCTCGTACAACTTCCATTTCATGATTCCCATGACGGCTGCGTCACGAAGTGACTTGCCTCTGCTTACTTTCAATTTGATATTTCCTTTATGAAATTCCTTATGACAAGTCTCACAAAGAGTAATTAAATTGGATGGTGAATCTCCTCCTATCTTCCTTGACTCAATATGATGGATATTAAGGATAGGATCTTTTGACTTACCCTTACAATGCTGGCATTTATGCCCGTCTCTTGCTAAGACATACTCCCTAACATTCCAAAATCCTAATTGCTCACCTTCCTGATACTCTTTACCTGATATCTCTGGATTCTTGATCTTTTGAGTATCAAATTGGGCTACCTCAACAATCAATTTTGAGACAGGTAGTATAGAATATACAAAACTGATAATTCTAATATGAGAATCAATCTTATGGCGGACAGATGGAGCAATCCATCCATCCTTCTTGGATTTTACCCTATTATTGAATCTTTGCTTTCTATACCTAAGCCTGCTTCTTCTAGTCCTCCTTAATCCCCTTCTTGTTGATAGAAGATCAACAACATCACTCCTTAGAATAACCTCACTTGCGTAAAGCTCCTTGCTTTTCGTCGTAGCTGACAAACCAACATGCTTGGTTCCCGAGTCGACGCCTAACACAATCTCTTGTTTGTAATCGGATGTCTTGTACGTTAATTTGATGGTAAAAGGACATGTGTTTACAACGACCGCTTTGTTGTCTTTTAGCAATCGCCTAACCTTTCCATGCCTTGTCGTAGGCATCATCGGTTTTCCATCTATGTCCTGTACATACACCATTTTACAAACTAATTCAATGTTTATTCAACATAAGTCAGGGCAAAACCCTGTTAGTACCCATCGCCAATGTTATTGAAGGTTTTGTACAGGCAACACCGGAACCCAAATACAATCCCTGTTTAATCACCTACCTTAGAGCTACGGACTTGGATAAACATCCGTAGGTAACTATATATTCTCCAATAACGTAGTCTTTATTTCAAGACTTAAGCTAATAACCTGATCCTATATAGATATATATAAAATATTAAATGAATTTCAACACCTTATATATTATTTGAGGTTATTAATTACCGACCTACAGGAATATGTTTAAGAAAACACCATGTACCCCAACCACGACTCGAACGTGGATCCCATCTTTAGGAGAGATGTGCTACTTTCCTCTTGAGCTATTGGGGCATATACCCTGATCCTCACGGACAAGGGTATCAAACAAAATCTAAACTCTAAATCTAATGACAAACTCTATTAATCCAACTGTGGACCCGGACGGACTTGAACCGACAACCTGCTGGTTATGAGCCAGATGATCCAACCAATTGATCTACGGGTCCTAAATAACCACATCGGCTTTCACAAGAGGATGTGGATCGGAATTTCTCGAAATTTATATAGTAATATCATGAAACTATTGTCCAACATTCTAGCATATAGCACCAATCCTCGAACGGGAATGTCTCTATACCTGACCTACCCCATTCCGTCCCCCAACTGTTCTGTAGGACGAAGCCGGCCTTGTCCCAGCCGGTGAGGATAACGGCATGACCTCCCAAGTTCTGTCCTTGGCCTTGCCAGAATCGATTACCATAATTATAGCAATACAGACCTATAACCAGAGGGCCATTCAGCATCAACGCAACCTTAGCTGATACCGGATCTATGATCCTAGCGTAACTGTTTATTTTCTCCCCATCTACGCCTACGTTCTTGATAGACTTGATAGCGTCACGAAGAACCATCCCGTCCTGGTCCTTATCCTCTCTCAGATCATATATATCGTAAGGAGATATTTTAGCTGGTCTTTTGATATCCTTTATAGCTTTTCTCCAGTTAAGGATCTCAGCCAGGCTTACGGCTGCGCAAATAGGGGAAGATCCTTGATCTACCACGCTATCAACGTTATTGATCTTATACTCATCAGGAACAGCCTCGTGCTGCATGTTTATGATAGCGTCTCTGTCATCCGCTGGTGATGGTATGTAACCTAGTCCGTATTTCATTTCTTATCTTTTTTATGATAATCAATTATCTTGATATTAAACGTATCGGATCTTTGTCTAACCTGTATTGACCCTCTAGCTTTTCCCTTGGCGTCATACAGGGCGGTGAAACCAAAGTTATCGACCCGGCCGTCATCCAGCGTAAACCTCCACTCCTTCCATTGACCCATCACGGTCCCGGAAGATACTATGGAATCCACCACATAAGATATATCAGTAGTATCGTACTCCGTATAATAGGTTCTAGATGTACTACATCCGACAGCCGCTAAGGTAAATAACGTTAACAAGAAAAACAAGATCTTATTCATTTTTCTTAGTCTTTTTACGTTTCTTAGATTTCTTCTTCTCCTCAGTTTTATTCTCGACATTTACGTCATTGCCGGCATCGGTACCAGTAACCTCAGAGATATTATTTTCAGGTATATCGATATGACCTGAATTAGGGTCCATCTTATCCTCCTCGACAATAACCTCATCAGACACATCACCATCTAAAGCCTCAGGATCAATATGATTTTCCAGATACTTGATACGATCGGACATGATCTTGATCTGATCCTCAAGTTCAATGTATCTTCTTCTGGCTTCGCTTAGTAATTTGGATGATAGTTTATGTTTCTTCTCGATATCCATATAAGCCCGTTTAAGAGCCTCTTTCTCTTTCACCGACTCATTATATAGCTCTCTTGATTTACTAAGCTCATTACCCATCTTAACGATATGAGAATCCTTGGATTCTATATCCATATCAAGAGAATCCACAAGCGTATTAAGATATCTTTCTTTTTCCTCCAATTCCGTTATCTTACTACGAGCATCCTCATAATTTCTTTTTAATCTACTTGAATAGCTAATAGCTTCATCAAGATCCTGTTTTAGAGTATTTATATAACTACTCTTTACTATCTTCAATCCGAACATCCTCAACACTTTTATAAGTTCTACGAATATCGGCCTTTATCTTGCCGACTATAATTAACTCAGCTATATGCTTATCTTTCTCTACTATAGCTATATCCTTACGGACATTAGTGACTCTGATCGTAATATTCTCGTTATTGGAGAAAACGAACGGTGATCCTACCAAAGTGAGGCCTGTATCGTTGGTGAACGACGGCAGCATCATAACCATCCCGACAGTATCATCCGGGAACGAGGCCGATACACCTGTGTCTATATCAAGAACATCTCCTTGACCCAACGGGAAGGCATTACCTTGCTTGATAGGAATATCCTTTCCCAACGAGTTCCATGCCTTAGAGAATTTTAAAGAGTTGAGAAAAATTTTACCATCTTTCTCAACTATCCCTACCATTGGATCGCAATTCATGTGAACCTGATCAAGCTTATCATCCGGTTTTTCCTCAAACTCGTCAAGATCTCTAGCTGATGTAAATGACTTACTCTCCAGAAGTTTTTTGATATCTTCAATTGTAGCCATATTACAACTTTATTATTAAATAAACGATCTTCAATCCTAACTTCAAATCAGATGTCTTTTCGAACATCTCCCTAAGAGATAAGATAGTAGCGTCAAGATCTGACGCTACCCATTCTCCATCCTTATAATACATATTCTTTTCCTCGGAATACGCTACACAAGGTCGATGCCCTAAGTTCTTCATAACCGTATCTACCTTATTTTGGGTAGGCATCGAGACACGGTTCACTTTAGTAGATATATTAAAATTACTTTCCATTAAATTATTCATTTTCAATTAGTTAATCAGAAAGGAAGATCATTGTCATCTCCAAAAGGAGGATATTGAGGAGGTTGTTGCTGACCTCCAAACGAAGGAGCTTGGGCTGTCTGAGGCGAAGCCTGCTGGTATGATGGAGGAGGCGTCTGCGGCTGGGCTTGCGGCTGATATGACGGTGGGGGCGTTTGTGCGGTTGGAGTAACCCCCATTCCTTGGTTTCTCTCCTGCCCTGATTTTTCGTTTTCAGCCTTGAACTTTTCAAGATATTGTTTAAATACTTGAAAAGCGAAAGTATCTTGGGCTGTATAATCGAATTTCTTATTGCCCATAATATCCATACTCTCTACCCTATCAGGCCATCCGTTCTGTCCGTTCTTATAATATTGCTGGATAAGCTCGTCCTTCCCATCTGGAGTCTCCCTTGCGTATGAGATAAAGAAATTACCGGGAGCATATTGATCCCCTTTCTTAGCATGAGCAGGATTTATTACCACCTTACGTTTTAGGTCGATATTAGGCAAGTACCTTACCAGTGACTTCACGTAATTATTAATACCTCCTTTTTGAGTCATCAAAGGAACATTTATGAAGTAATTTCCATCCTCATCACTTATCTTTATGGATACGTATTTGGATTTTACCCCATTGAACTCTACTTCTCTCACGCTGACATCAGACAAATAACCTTCTATACCGTTCCAAAATACCCTCCAATAAGAAACGGCCCCGGTCTTATCGTTTATATGCTCCTCGAAACCTTCCTTTGGTTCTCTTGATGACTGATATAACAATCCGCTACCACTTACTTTAAAGTAATGGTTATTACCACCTGATGAATTTTCTCTAACTCCCATTTTATATATTTTTAAATATTAAACAATAACTGATGATGACAAGAAATACTCGTTCTTATTATCCTCCCCATAAATCTTATTGAAATGAGATTTATGGTCATGCTCGATAACGATCCTATTACATGATATGCTTTTCACGATACCAAGATACCTGCCGCATAATACGTCGCACATAATGTCATTACCATAATGCGATAAAGCTGTAAGTCGTTCCTTACAAGATCTCCCAGACATAGGGTTCTCTGACATAATACCGCATCCTTTTTCAGTGAATATCAATCTACAATGATCGAACTCATTTACCTTGATATTATTCTGGAGGGCCTGGACGAGTAGATCTTTATCAAAGACATAGGTACTTGTTTTGACAAAATGCTCGTCCACGAACCTCCAGTTAGGATAATTACCGTCAAAGTGAATCTCATACATATCCATATCAGGGGTAGAGAAGTAAGTCCTAGTATCATCTACTTTGATAGACAACGTATCTAATGACTTATTTATATGCTTATCAAGTAATAAAGAGGAGGCGTTTGATACCGGGATAAATACCTTCTCTACCTTATCCTGATTAGGGATAAAATACCTGTAAATAGTATTCCTGTCAGTACTTACTATATTAATATTAATATCATCAATATCAATGACCACATTCTCTATGCAAGGATAAAGCTCGTTGATCTCCGTATAATTACTGGCCTTGTTAAGGACCGATACATAATCATTCATCTTAACATTAATACCTCCATCAGGGATATTATATACCATAGGGAAAGTATTTACGTCAAAGGCCGGACAGCTATACTCACCAGAGGCGTAGTATACTGTAATACTATCCTTCTTATCGGAAAGCACGATCTTAATCTCACCATTCTTCTGTTTTTTTACAAACCTTATGAAAGAGCTTGCTTCTACCAAGAAAGAGAAGTTAGAATCAGACTCCACTTCCAGCCTCTCTATAACACATACCTTGGCGTTTACGGAAGTAATATAAGCTAGATTATTGATAACATCTATCTTAATATTATTATAGAGTGAATTAGATCCGGCGTTTTTAACAACCAACTCTAATTTACTTAACTTCTCATTCAATGATTTCGACAAGCACTTAAATAACATAATGAACAACCTTTATATTACATTGCAAATGTAATCATAATTATATTAACTCAAACACAACAAACGCTTAATAGTATTAAAATAACTTAAACTTACGTCTAATATACTCGGCTATAAGCGTAGCATCGCACATTCCATCTTGTATTTTGGTAGGTTGAACTCCTTTACCTGACCATGGTTTTACGAAAGATACCAAAGGGAAAAGGCGCATGGCGCATCGGATGGAGGTAGCCTTCGTGTCTAACTTCGCCGACGTATACACCCGATCGGCTGTCGTATGAAGCTCCTTCTGCCATGTCTTTGGCTGTACCTCCTCGAACATGAACCTAACATCCGGGTGAGATCCGTATCGCTCCATCATCTCCACCATCATAGCGAATAGGGCGTTCGGTTCCCGGCGTCTCCCGCCAAAGGTGAAGTTGCTGGCGGCCGAGCTGTTGTGGATGCTGTGGACGTCCTCGACGGCGATCGCCAGCGTCCCGCCTCCCTCTTCTTGGATCTTGTCAGCTGCATCGAGGAAGAAACTTGATATAGCCCTAAGATCTATATCTCCCTTAGCCGATATCCTTGGTGTCATAATTACCTTAACCTCCCCGTTCTCCGGGATCATAGCCAATCCTCCAGTATCTATACCCGGATCTATACCTATCACTGCATTCATATTTTTAAGGTATATAATGAGTGAAAATCCTCCGGTCTAAACACCTGTATAGAGTTATCTGGATACAGACCTATATAATAACCGTAAAAAGCCCGCAGAATGCCATTTTCTAGCCTTATATCCAAAGCCTTTACCTTATTCCCATCAACCATAATATCAACTTCATTAGTTTTATGGGATATCTTGTCGAACCATTCAGGTACAGGATCAATACCGTACCTGAATGCGTTTACCGTTGATTTTATTGATATATACGTACCCATCTTATATAAGATTACAATCGTCTCGTTTAACAACCTTAAAATCGCCATTTCTAAGTAATATCGCTACATCAGATTTCGTATATGTGAGAGGCGTATACGATACCAAATGATAAGAAGCCTGTCCTGTCGCTGGCCGAACCGGTCTCAACACGGCTATGGCTATATCACCACCAAGTTCCGTACCACCGGTGACACCTTGTAGGCACATGTATATGAATCCCTCATACTCATATCTCTTTCCAATAAACTCGCTCATAGGAATACCTACGAACAGGTAGTTCTTCACATCCCCTTTCTTAACCTCCACAGCATTCTCTACGCTGGATGGAATTACATCCACAAATTTTACTCCTATTGCCATAGTCAAATATTTAGTTTAGTTCTTAATTCTTGACATAACTCACAATTATCTCTCATAATACTTAACGTATTATCGACTCCGTTCCCTACACGAACATCCCCATACCAGTACCATGATCCTTTACGGGTAAAGATACCGGTTTCCTCGCATAACTTCAAAAGCTCAAGCTCCTTATCAAACCCCACGCCATAATACAAGGCTGTCTCTGCTATTTGGAACGGAACGGCTGTCTTGTTCTTCAGAACCTTTATCCTAACCTCATGACCTACCGAAGATCCGTCCTCTCCTAATATAACCTTCTTTCTCGCCATCTCCATACGGATAGAGGCATAGAACTTAAGGGCATTACCTCCGGTCGTTACCTTAGGATCGCCGTATATAACACCGATCTTCTCCCGATACTGATTGATGAATACCAGAACACAGTCGCTTTTGTTTACGATCCCTGTAAGAACCCTCATGGCTTTGGACATCAAACGAGCCTGCAATCCCATGTTGCTGTCTTCCATATCGCCCTCTATCTCCTTCTTCGGTACCAGATTGGCTACAGAATCTACGACAATAAATCCGACCTTCCCGGATTCGACTAACTTGGCTGTGATGTCAATAGCCAGCTCCCCGTAGCTTGGCTGGGAGATCAAGAACCGGTTTATATCCAATCCCATTTTCCTAGCGTACTCAATATCGAAAGCGTTCTCCACGTCTATTATAGCTACTAGCTTATCTGGATGTTTTTTCTGGAACTCGATCATACTTAACGTACACATCATGGTCTTGCCACAAGATTCCATCCCGACCAGCTCATGGATGCGGCCTACCGCCCATCCGCCGCCGAGGGCCTTATCCACCACCAGCGATCCGGTACTTTCCCTTGGTATGGATATTATAGGCCTATCATCACCGAAGTTCATTATCGAGCCTTCTCCAAGCTCTTTATTTAAAGATGATACTAACTCATCTACGTCTGAAAAAAGTTCTTTCTTAGCCATTATAATCCGTATTCCTCGAAGTTAAATAAATCCTGTTGTTTCTTAATCATATCCTTCCCGATATCAGATATCTTTTCCGGATTCAAAACACCATCATTCTCATCCACCTTATCTATGAAGTCAGATATCTTATCGCTTAGCAGTACCATATCTTCCTTAGGCACTGATTTTAGATAAAGACCGTCTATTGACCTACATCTTGAAAGAGCGGTATATATCTGTCCTATCTCGAAGGCTCTACTAATGTCTACAAATATATTATCTAAAGTCATTCCCTGGGATTTATGGACAGTTATGGCGTATCCTAACCTCAATGGATATTGTATTATATAGCCGCAAGAAATGCCTTCAAGGGAATCGTCTACCTGCTTATACTTCATCTTCTCCCACTTCTCTTTGGTTATCTCCACCTCAGTATCGTTATCTAGATGAACATATATCGTCTCATCAACAGTATCTATGCTGGTTATGATACCCATCGAGCCATTGACATACCCGTTGCCGTTTCTGGTTATTATGACCTTAGCTCCTACCTTTACTATAAGCTCATCCTCACAGGGCGCTACAGGTTTCTCCCCGAATACGGTAGCATCGAACTTAAATACCTTATTATTGATCTTATCAAGATTAGTCTTATTTATCTCATAAGCTTCTTTGTTAGTTGAGCATATAATTATAGTATTATCCATATTATCCGGATACTTGACCCTACTATCCAATATATGTCTTGACTCATCGGTAATAACCCCACATCTTATATCCTCAAGTACGGAAAGAAGCTGAGGATCTTTTTGACGGAATACGTTCTCGAATGTAATGACCGAGAATCCTGACGCTCTTAATGCCTTTGATGAGAAAAAGAACCGGCTCTCATAATATTTGTCGATAAAATCATCCTCCGTCACCACAGGCGGTAGTTGTGATAGATCTCCAAACATAATCAACCTAACGCCACCGAAAGGTTCCTTGCTACGCCTGCATTGTCTAAGTATGTCAGCCACCTCATCAAGCAAATCAGGTCTTACCATACTGATCTCGTCGATAACGATAGTATCAAGATTCTTGATCTTCTTCTTCATAAACGGACTTACATCCACCTTATTAGACAACATACCTCTCTCGATAGAAGGGATATAAGGATCGTTCTTTATAGAGAAGAACGAATGAATGGTCTGTCCACCGGCATTCAACGCCGCTACTCCAGTTGGGGCTACTATAACACATTTACCCAAGAACTTTACGATACGTCTCATGAACGTACTTTTACCACTACCAGCTCTACCGGTAATAAACAGATTCTCCCTAGTGGTGAAAATCTTCTTCAAGGCACGACCCTGCTCCACGTTTTTATCCACCGTCATAATATGACGAAGGAGGTCGTTTTCATTTCTAAAATCCTCTTGTACCATATCTTTTTAAGTTTATGGTACAAAGATACGAATAGTTATAATTAACTAATAAAAATAAATGTAAATAATATATAAATATTAAATTTTGTATCTGATACTCAAATCATCCAGCCTTACTCATCTCAACCCCTTTTACCCCTAAGAAAACGTCTTTTATAAAATCTTCGGCGATAATTATATGCATTATCGTCCCTCTGTATGATAGTCTTAGGTGTCCGATAGTTACATTTTTCCTGTCTTTGGTATTGACTATTCCATTGTTTTTCTTTACCTCATCATATAAATCGGATATAGTCTTACAGCACATACTAAGAACTTCTTTTATCATCCGATATACCGTTCTTTGGGATATTAGCATCATACCTTCTTTTGATAACTTTATATTCAATCTATCCATAAGATATGACACATTGAATTTGATAGTTCTTTTTTTAGTTACCTTATATATCTTATTTATATTTCTGTTTCTAGCTGAGAATATTATTTTTGATAACATCTTGACTCTATTTAATTTACGACTTTTGTTAGCCATCCATCTTCTGGTATTCGAATCAATATTTTTATCAAGGCAGGTATATACAGATTCTCCTTTCTTTACAAACATATCCTTTATCCTTGGGGTCTTACTAGCCCTATGCTTGTATTTTATGATATCTGACAATGCTATTCTGATCTCTCCTTCAGCCCAAGCCTTTAAGCTTATAAGCTGGTAGTTCATATCCTCATGAGAATCCCTTAACACATGACGGTAGCAGAAATAAGCGCATCCATCTGATAGGATATCAATAAAATCATTGGTATTGATCTCTATCTGATCTCTATTCCCGCCATGCATCCTATTTCTTAGAAACACATGTTTGAATACGTTTATGATAATAAGATATATCATTGCCATCTTACATTCATCACTGATCTGAATACCTGATCCATGATACTCCTCATGTTTCAATGAATATTTTATAGCTGTCACTTTTTTGCCTTCCTTATTGGTAACAGGTTTAAAATCGACTGGACATATAAGTGACCCGGCTGGAAGTTTTACGCATCCTAGCTCATCTTTTTTGACCTGAATATTACGTGGAGTATATCTTTCGGTAATAATCTTATCGAAATTTGATTTCATTATATGTAAAATTCTTATCTTTGTTCCCATAGGATATTTTATTTGCTGCGAATATACAAGTTTCATCAATACGAAACAAGTTATTCGGATGGATGGGTAGCCTGTGAAGGTCACCCATTTGTTGTTTATACGAAATTATCGTAATAAATTAGAGAGGGTAAATCACTGTGTTTGTGGAAGATCATTTTTGACACAACACTTGTTACGCGCGCGTTAATAGGTATATTTATTAAATATAATTAACTCTATAAACATATACTACCTTCTAATATCTCTATCCGTACACAGAACCTCTCCTGACGTCGAGTTCCTGTGTACTCCACTTAAAGTCTCTATTTAATAAAACATTGCTTTTTACCGCCAAGGTATGGTGCCGTCAGGCAGGATACCGCAGGCTAAACCTGGTAGAAGCCGTATCCTATACCGGAAGCCGGTACCCCGGTAGGGGGATCGGGTGGAGCATAAGCCAAAGAAGAAAAAGCGAGGTCTTGTACGATCGCTCGCGCTCCGGCTGCCCGTATCTTCTACGGCAGGCTCCATCGCCCAAGGCTTCCCATTTCCCCTTGGCTTTATATCCCATAACATAGCAAGAAGGAATCCAAAGGGAAAAGGGGTGGTCATGTCCCGTGAGGCAGGATAGGGCTGTCCACCGCCGCTCGGAGGCATGTATGGTCTGTGCTCCACTGGCCTCATTGCCGTGGCTTACGGTGGACTTATCTGGCTTTCCTCCGCCACTTCCACCGCCTTTTCCCATTTGGATGTTCTTAAATACATGTTAATCAGCATATATTATGTTGATTATGGCATAATTTCTTGACAACGATATTTTTTTTAAGTAGTTTTGCTGAAAACTAATTTCATATGCCGGAACAGAGAAAAGCTTTCGTATTTGCGTTACCTTATGATACTAGACTGGATATGATCCAGCAGTTCTTAAGGATATACAACGGCTATCTGGATTCTAAGGGTAGAAGCTTGATTACCGAAAGGACGATAAACTTACTTTCTTTCTACATCAACTACGGATACTCGGATGATACCAGGGCTAAGTACATGGATTGTCATGGACAGAAGGAGTCTTACATCGCTGTCCTTAACAATGAACTGAAGCGTGGTGGTTTTCTGGTGGACAAGAAGAACGGGAATTTCCGTACCCGTGAGTTGTCTATTGAGATGAGAAGCCTACGTAACTATTTCGTGCTTGACGGGGAGGGTGATGATACCCGTGTAATGGGATTCGTATTCAAGAGAAACAAATTGGATATTGATGGGTAGGAATCTTATTTCATTCGATAGGGATATCGTGGATGAGGTGGTAAGAAGATCTGATGGGAAGTTCACCAAACAACAGGTAGAGTGGTGCATGAAAGCATCCGTATCTTACATCCATCATCTAGCTAGGTATACTGACAATATATCTATCAGAATACCGTTTATCGGATACGTTGTATGCAATCTTCGTGAGATGCGTGTAAGGCGTGATAAGATACGCCGGATATTTGTCAAGGAAGGTAATCGTTATCCGGATGAAAGGATGCCTATTGAGCTTGATTGTCTGGATAAGAAGATTAAGGCAATAGAGGATATGGAGGGGTTAAAGAACGGAGATCCTCTTATACGTGATAACCATGAGGCCATGTATCAATGTCGGTATGGAATGACATGGGAACAATTACAGGATTTTCAACAAAAACAATTTAAGAAATAATATAGTTGAATAAATTATTTATTTCATAAAGAATGTTTATGTTTATGGCATAAGATATTAAAAATGAGACTAGTTGAGAGACATATTGTAAAAGACAATCGGTTTGAGGATATATGCCTCAAATCCGGGTTGTTGTATAATTATGTTCTTTTCAACGTCAGGAAAGGGATATTTGATGGTAACTATCTGAAGGAATACGAGTTCTCAACCAAACTTTGTAAGGAGAATCAATTTGATTTTAGAAATTTACCAGCAGCGTTATCTCAGCAAGTCATAGCCCAAGTTTTCTCGTCGATAAGGTCTTGGATCAGGTTAAAGAAGGAATATGAAAAGAATCCTTCTAAGTTCAACTCAAAACCAAAATTGCCTAAATACAAACGAGGTAAGAAGCAGAATATGGTAGTCTTTACGACTTCTGCTTGCAGGCTTAAGAGTGATGGTTATATCCATTTTATCAAAAACATAATTCCACCAATCAAAACAAAAATAGGAGATAACAAGTTATGTCAGGTTAGGATAATCCCTCAAGCTACATGCTATGTGGTTGAGGTTATTTATGAGAAGAAGGAACAGGATCTAAATCTGAATAAGGATAATGTTCTTTCGATTGGTTTGGGATTGAATAATTTATGTACATGTATAAGTAATGTAGGTGTCAAGCCTTTCATTGTAAACGGCAAGATTATTAAATCCTTCAATCAGTGGTATAATAAGAAGAGAGCTAGGTTGATGTCGTATATTGGCGATAAGGGTACTTCAAAGAGACTTAGACGGCTAAATAATTATAGGAATTTTTGGATTGAAGATAAAATCCACAAGGTTAGCAGATTTATTGTAAATATCTGTATTGAAAACAATATTGGGAATCTTGTTGTGGGTTTGAATAAAGGATGGAAGAATGGAATAAATCTAGGAAAGAGGATAAACCAGAAGTTTGTAGAGATTCCATTCTCAAAACTTGTTGAAAAGATATCCTATAAGTGCAAGTTGGTTGGAATAAGCTTTCAAACTAATGAGGAATCCTATACCTCCAAAGTAGACCATTTGGCTTTTGAGAAATTATGTAAGCATGATGTTTATTTAGGCAAAAGAAAGAAACGAGGATTGTTTCAAAGCTCTATTGGAAAGCTGCTAAATGCTGATATCAACGGAGCTATTGGGATTGGCAGGAAAGTATTCGGTGATTCTTACATAAGTGGGATAATCGATAGTGGGTTAGCGTTTAATCCGGTTAGAGTAAACATTTTGTGATACGAATGTGAATTTAATAAATGAAATAAATAATTTTAGTAACGTGCAAACAATTGGTAAAGCCCAAGTAATAGCCCAAGCTTGGGAAGACAGTTTATTGGGTAGGATTCCTAAGGATGAGAAGGATTATCCGGAGTGGTACAAGAATCGTCTTGATTTATGCAAGAAATGTCCTAAGAACTCTTCTAATATAGCTTTCTTTAAGTTACCAGCTAAGGTATTGCTTCAAAGATTGATGGGAAGACAGGCATGTTCGTTGTGTGGTTGTTTTATCAAGGAGAAGGCTTGGATGAAGACCGAGGTATGCCCGTTGAAGTTCGTGGAAGGAGAGAAAGCCAAATGGAATGCTATGGAGGTGATAACAGCCGATCATAACGATTTTAATATCGAGTGCCCTAACGATTCCTTTGATATAGGACTGACGGATGATGAGAGCGAGTTTTATCTAAATATTTTTGATCAAAAAATAGGTGATAAGATAGAAATCGTGTTATTTATCACCCATAAAGATGGTTTCCATGTCAAGGAGCATCATCTTGGATGTGGATGTATGGGAGACGTGTCATATAACAAACATCCTGACAATGAGAATAGAACTATATTTAGGATGACGTTGGATACCTCAAAATATACGGAAGGTCATTTTGAGAAACATCTATCTATCATGGGTTATACGAAGGATGATCCTGAACGTAATTTCAAACATTTCCCTCTACGTATTATAGGGGAAGCTTATAAGTAAATACTATGCGAAGCCCCGTAAGAAGTAAGATAGATGATCGTATCCATGCTCTTATTGTTATGGAAGTCGGTTGCCGTGAGTTACCCGAATATTCGCTGGGTGATATACTTTACTCCGCTTTAAGGAGGATAGCTAGGGCTAATGGTGGTAATGTACGCTTCTTGCGGGATATTAGTACCAGAGATCTATTGAGGTCTATAGACCAAAGTATTAGTGATGAGATCGAATTAAACAATAATGATTATAATGCGTGATTATAATGGAAGAGGATAAGGATATTAAGAAAGATATTAGGGATTATCTTAAAGAAGAAGCAGATACTCATATAAGACATTGGCTGGCTATAAAACGTGAGAGCAAGCGTCTTTATAGTGAGATTGAGGATAGAACCAAGAAGATAGCCCTTAAATCATCCTCGTTGATAAAGGAGGATGATTTTGTCGCTCTTCATGAGATGACTCATAAGATACAGATGTTGAATATAGAGGCTGTGAAAGCTAATTCTAGGTTGATGTTTATAATCCAGTTTGCTACTAGCTTCGGTATGGATCTGGATTTCGATACGACATATGCGTCCACCGCAAAGAGCATTATGGAAGACAGAACGTCTGGATTTGTGTTTTATGATGACAAGGAACGTCTGAAATATGCTGATAAGGAGCTTGAAGATATGTTCCATGATATGAGTGTGACGGAAGTAAGTAAGATAGGTGTTGTTCAATCTTATGAGCTTCTTATGAAACAGTATAACGAATTTAAGGATATGAAAGCCAATGCCACAGGGAAGACGAAAGCCGACGAGTAAGGACGCTGATCGGGTGAACGACAATCTTGAGGTCATAGCTAAAGCCATAAACGACGCTAAGACTTATATTGATAAACATCCTTGGGATAAGGAGAAGCCGGAGGATATGGCAAGGGCATTTGACTTCATATCAAAATTAATCGATAAGATAAATACCTGGAATGATTCTTATATGGAGAAAAGTGGGATCATGGATGTATATAGGTCTGTAAGCAATGTCCAGAAAAAGGAACGTAAGGGTCAGGTTTCTGGTGGAATCGAGTCCGTTTTAAAGGATATTATAAAATGAGTCTAAGTACGAGTCCAGAATTTTATGTAAACATGAAAAATCCTCCTGTATGGAACGATCTGTTCGGTTGGGAGGATCAGGATGACGATGTTAAGCAGTTCTTTAAGGAAGAGGCTTATAAGGTCAAGTACGGGGTGACTATCAATGGTACGTTCATCCCTCCATGGCTTTATTGGCATGTTAATTTCTTTCCCGTATTCCAGGATCTTCCAAACGGGGAACGTGTGCCAGCGATCAGTCGTTTGCGTGATAACGAATGGTTTTTCGCCGAGATGTACCAACGTGCCCGTATGGAGAAGAAAGGGTTGGGGATGTTTGGTACTCGTCGTTTTGGCAAGGCTCTTCTGGACTCGGAGCTTATATACACTCCTTATGGTTCTAAGAAAATAGGATTCGCCGATATAGGAGATATCATATACGGTGATGATGGTAAGCTTACTACCATAGTGGGCGTATATCCTCAGGGATTCGTTGATACGTACAAAGTGACCTTTGAGGACGGTCGCAGCGTGGTGTGTTGCGGTCAGCACCAGTGGAAAGTCAAGTATCATGGTGATTATAAGGTTATGAGCACTATGGGTATCATCCATTCTGACTTCTCCAAAATGACTATAGATATTGGGGAGGCGGTAGATTTCCCTGAGCGGCGGTGGCTTATATCGCCCCAGCTCATGGGGTCTCTGGCCGCCTCATTCCTTTGTGGCGCTACCGACAGGATCTTTGAGCTAAGCAAGAAGGAGATGGATGATGTCATTTATTCATCCAGAAAACAAAAAGAGTTATTTATAAGCTCGTTCATGAAGATTGCTTGTGGTATAAGCACCGGTGACGATCGGTTTAAGGTCGTTTATAAAAGCGAGTATATTATATCCTTTGTAAGGAAAATATTTTGGTCTATGGGGTATTATTGTGTCATGGATGGTGACGATATGTATATATCCAAGACCCACGATAGGCTTAGGATATCTGATATAGATTATTACGGTAGATATAAGGCTACTTGTATTGAGGTCGATAATAAATCGCATCAGTTTCTTACTACCAATTTTGTCGTATCCCATAATACGACCATCATGTCATCACTTCTCCAGATGAACGCTACGATGACTATCGGTCTTAGTCATTCTGTAGTAGGATTCAGCGACAGTGACTTATCCAATATCGGCGAGTATTGTGAGTATGGTCTTGATCATGTGCATCCTTTTTTCAGGATCAACAGAACCAAGACCGACTGGAGTTCGGGCGTTACATTAGGCAAGAGGATGTCCAATGGTGTACGTGATATCCATGCCATTATCTCTATAGCCAACATCAACATGGGTAGGAAGACCTCCACGCAGAAGACGGCTGGTTTGACACCGGCTACGGCTATTTTCGACGAGGTTGGTAAGGGACCTATCAAGAAGCCGTACACGGCCGCCATGCCTTCCTACGACACGCCTTATGGCTGGCGTCTTAGCCCTATCTTGGCCGGTACTGGTGGTGAGGTAGAATTATCCAAGGACGCTCAAGAAATGTTTTCTGATCCCGAGACATATAACCTTCTGGTCATGGACTGGGATATCCTAAACCGTAGAGCCATGAAAGGAAAAACATGGAAAGAACGGAAATGGGCGATGTTTGTCCCCGGTCAGATGGCTAACTCCGGTGTTAAGAGAACTATAGGATTGGGCGATTATCTTGGTAAGCCTGATGACAAGAAGCTTAATAAGATCAAGATTGACGCCACAGACTTCGAGGCTAGCACCAATAAGCTTAATGAGGAGCGGAAGAAACTATCTACAAAGGACAGGGTAGCCTATACCTCTCATACCATGTTCTATCCTTTTACGATTGATGACTGTTTTTTAAGCTCTTCTCAAAATCTGTTCCCGGTTGAGTACGCTATCAAGCATAAGAACGATCTTCTTGAGTCGGGTCAATATAGCGGCATGCTGTGTGATGTTTTTCTTGAATCGGGCAATAAGCTTGGTACTACTAAATCTAATAAACAGCTAGCTGGTTTCCCGTTTAGTGGAGGTGTTATTGACGCTCCTGTTCAGATATTTGAGATGCCTCAATCTAATAGGTTTGATGATTTTATATACGTAAGCTCGCTCGATCCGTATAAGCAAGCGAAGTCTGATACCCCTTCATTAGGAGCTTTTTATGTATTCAAAAGGCGTGTTGGTATTCGAGATCCTTATGCCTATAGAATAGTGGCTTCATACGTATCCCGCCCATCATCCATAGATCAGTTTTGCCGTACTTGTGAGGTGCTTCAGAAGGGATATGGTGCTATATGTCTTATGGAGAACGCTGACCAGATGTATGAGCAGTATCTTAATCGGAAGAGTGGTATGCCGGCATCTTTCTTCCTGTTTGCTGGTGAGGCAATAGCCAATAAGTATGTGAAGGCCGGCTCCCGGCAGAATAGCAAGTTAGGTCTATACCCTACCCCCGGTAACCAGAACCTGCTATTCTCGTGTGTCGTGGATTACTGTTGGCAGGATTTCGTTATCGGATATGACGATAATACCGGTCTTGATATAACGGTGAAGGGCATTGAGTTGATCGATGACATAGCTCTACTGGATGAAATAATACAGTACAAGCCCGGATTGAACGTCGATAGAATTATATCGTTTGGTCATGCTTTAGCTTTAGCTAGGTATTTTGACGATAACAATTACATGCCTAAATCGAAGATCGAGGAGATGAATAACGCCCGTAAGGAAGACGCTTATAAGCACCATGAGATATATGCCTCTGCCTTTGGATCGGTATCTATAGGTGCGTTTCGGTAGTTTAGTGTTGCTTAATAACTTATCTTTGCTAAAAACAAATTAGATTGACATGGAGATTTTCAATAGAGATCATTCGTTTCCTGCAAAAGGGGCGCTATTAGGATTACCTCCTCAGGCTATTTCCACGAAGAAAAAGAACAGGAAATGGAAAGAGGATTGTATGGACGCTCTTGAGGTGATAGGATTAAAACAATATGATCGTAACCAAATGTACCGTGACTATTATCTGATGGCGGATGGTAAGTTATCTTTTATGGAGATGGCGGATGTTATCCCACAGTTAAGAAACGTACAGAAGTTAAGGAGTGATATAAGGATACCCTCTTTCTTGAAGCATTATGATATCATAGGTGGTATCGTGAATGCCTTTGAGGGATGGTTGACGAACCTACAGGATAAATATACTGTTAACGAGGTAGGGGATCTGGCTATAAGCGAGTACGAGGATACGATGTCCAACTTACTTCACCGCCATATCCAAGAACAGTGGGATATTATAGTCAACCAACGTCTTGTTGAGGCCGGGCTTGATCCTACATACAATGAGTTTAATTCCGAGGAGGAACGTCAGGCTTACGCCCAGCAAATCCAGCAGGCCAAGGCGTCTATGACCCCTGACGATATCCAGAGGTTTATGAGCACCAGATGGAAGACGCAGGCGGCTGTATGGGGAGATCATACGATCGAGGCTGATCGTAGCAGGTTTTATATGGATGAGCTTGACAGGGAGAATTTCCGGGATCGTCTTCTTAGCGGAAAGATGTTTCGTAATCATTTCGTCGGTTTTGATTACTATCGACCGGAGGTGTGGAGTCCGATGGAGGTGTTCCATCCTGATGTAAAATATCCGCAATATGGATCTTATGTAGGCCGTCTTCATTATTATGAGGGTGTTGAGTTGATATCAAAATACGGCCATAAGATGACGGCCAAGGATAAACGCCGGATTATGGGCGGTGATGATGATTACGAGGGATGGGTATCCAATGACGGTACTAGGTATGATTGGAAGAAAAAGAAGCCGTCTATTACCGGTATGTATGAGAATGAGGTTATTCCATGGAAAGGATACCATGACTATGAGTCTATAGTCGCCGCTGAGGACTATTATGGTGTTCCTATGGGAGAGTACCATACCTTCGGGCCGGACGGAGAGGAACACACCCAGCCCCGCTTCTTGCCCCGCTTCCATCCCTTTGGCTATTTTAACTCTGACATGTCCAATGGAAAGAGATATGAGATAGATTCCCGTCTTTTTAGAGTCATGGAAGGATATTGGGTGTCCATGAAACCGGTATTTCTAATAACTTACATGACGGAGACCGGGATGGTAGATCAGGAGCTTGTTACCGACGAGCTATTACCTGAGTTTTTGGAGAAGAACGGGATAAAGAAGGTGAAGAGGGTGATGGCAGAAGCCGTTGGCGATCCTGAGGTTAATACCTATATCTTGGAGTATGTGCCTGAGGTTAGGTTTGGAGTTAAGATTACTGGAGGTAATTTAATGGATAAACCTATATATATAGGGGGAGATCCAATACCTCATCAGATACATGGTGACAGCAGTCTATATGATTATGTCATTCCGGTGTCTGGATTCATAGGGTCAAGCCTTGCCGATCGCATACAGCCGTTCCAGATGATGTATAATCTTGCTATGAACCAGCTATACAATAACGCAGAGAAGGAGATCGGTAAGTTCTTCTTAGGCGACTTAGGATTCCTGCCTACGGAATATAAGGATATGATGGACAAGAAAGGGGCTTTGGCTACTTTCATGCAGATCGTTAAGTCTGTCTCGTTTATGGGTGTAGGTGGTAATGACACGAACAGTCCTTACCAGAATCCGCAGATGAGTAGCATATATAACCAGTTTGGTGTATATGATCTTACTAATACGGATCAGATAAGATCCCGTATGGAAATGGCGTCTTACGCCTATATGATGGCTTATAGGATGATAGGTATATCCGAGCAAGCGATGGGTCAGTCAACTAGATACGAGAGTTCTACGGGCGTAAAACAGGGAGTTAACGCCACTATGTTACAGACTCAGACTTACTTCAATGATTTCGATGACTTCAAGAAACGGACATTGGATATTCATCTTGCGGTAGCTCAAGTATGTCAGAAGGAAGGATACGATTGGACCGTGATGTACAGGAACAGCGATCTGTCCTTGGCTTACATCAGTCTTACGGATAATAGCTTGTCGTTACGTCATCTTAATGTTATGGCTGTCTCTAATTCCAAGAAACGTCTGGAATTGGAGAATTTGAAGCAATATATATTACAGACGAATACTTTGGGCAATGACTTGCTTGATATCACTAGAATGATGAATGCCAACTCGACGGCTGAGATGAATCAGATAGGAAGGGATGCCAGATCTTACGCAGATCGTGTAAGACAGGAGGAGTACCAGAATCAACAACGACTTGTACAGCAAAAAGCCGAGGCCGATCAACAGGCCCGTAATGACGAGCATGAGAAGGAGAAGGAGCTGGCTTATATCAAGGGTAACTTCGATTTACGGGGTAAGAGCATAATGGCCGCCGGTCAAGCGGCTAGGGCACAAGATAACGCAGAGGGTATGGATTATGTGGAAGCTATAGCGGATCGAGCCTTGAAGGAAAGGGATCTGGATATCCGTGAGGAGGATATGAGAACCAGACAGGCTAATGCCGAGGCTGAGCGAAGATCTCGTGAGGAGATAGAGAAAAGGAAGTTGGAATTAAAGGAAAAGGAGATAGATGCTAGGAATAAACGTTCTGATACAGATAGGTTTACGTCAATAATAAACAAGAATTGATTACAAGTTTTGTAAATATTTTTACAAAATCTGTAATCATTTTGGCGTAAAATTCTGTCATATACTATAATGGGTTTGATTTAATTGGTAATTGGATTAATAATACTTTTGTAAAAAGCAAAAAAGGAAATTGTATGAATGACATGGGTGATTTCGCTAAGGGTTTTAAGACCATGAGTGTCGAGGAACTTTTTTACCGTGGTGACGGTGATGGCGATAAGAATAATATCGAGGGTAAATATGATAAGGATGGTAATCCTATAGGTGATACCAATAAAGAGCCTGCCGACGGCGGAGCGGCTGACGGTGGCGGGGATAAGGGCGGCGATGCGGTCACCGCAGACCCTGATTCCATTGGCGAAGGCGGTACTGATAATAATGTAGTATCAGGATTTAACGGAAAATCCTTTTTGGAGAAGATGGCCGCTAGAGGTATTATCGATAGTATTGACAACCTTGATATTATGGTAGATGATAAACCGGTCGATCTTTCTACTATCACGAAAGAGGATGATTTACTCGATATAGTGGAGGGATTGATCAAGGATAAAGCTGATGAGTTGTTGAAAGACAAGGTTGATACCGGGTCGATGTCTGATTTCATGAAGAAGATGATAGAGGTGGATAAGGCCGGTGGTAACGTTGGCCAACTATTAAGCCAATATCAGAGTATTCAGGCTCCGTTGGACAACCTTGATATGAGTAATAAAAATGATCAGCTTGCGGTTATCCAGCATTATTATAAGATGTTGGGTATGCCGGAAGACGAGATAAAGGATAATATGGAAATGATGATTGGTAAAGGCGATGAGTTTATCGAGTCTAAGGCCAATAAGTTTCATGATATCCTGAAAAAGGAGATGGATAACCTTATCGAGGAGGAGAAAAAGAAGTCCGAGAAAAGGAGACAGGAGTTAGTTGAGCAGATGAAAGTCTATAAGAAAGGTCTAAAGACATCTATAAGCTCAGGATTTCAGTTGACTGACACGATGATAGGTAAGGCTGTCGATTTCGTTACAAAGCCGATAGACAATCAAGGTCATACGGCTATAGATAAAGCCTATTCCGAGGCTATTAAAAATCCGGATATGGCCGCTGATTTGGCCTTGTTCTTGATGAATAAGGACGAGTTCCTTAAACAGAAAACCAACAAGGCTAAGATGGAGGTTAATAAGAAGACCATCACTCTTCTTTCTGGCAATAAGGGAGGAAAGCAGAATAAGACTAATATCGATAACGATACTATAGAAGCTAACTTCCTTGATCTGAGTGGATCAAAGAGTGTATAACATTAAAAGATAGATAATTATGAATCCTTTTTTAACAAAAAGTTTTCCGGCTACCGTGAATGGTGATAACGTTATTGCTTTCACCGATGCCAAGAACTATAAGACATCGCTCGTAGAGCATAACTTAGGCTCATTGGCGAGCTGGTATTATGAGGATCCTGATAAGAATCATTTGGGTCTGTTGAATCTGTTCTCTAATATCGCTAATTACCCCGTTCCGATGTATATGGGTATGATTAATAACGGCGCTACGATCTCCGTTAACGGTATTGGAGCTTCTTTCCGTTATGATCTTCCTGTTACAAAGACATTTGCTGTCGTTACGGCAGAGGATACTTCAGGTCATCACCTGAAACCTGGTATTGATGGTAGCTTGTTTGATATCGTTTTGAATACATCTGAGTTTACGGCTTATGATGTTATTACCTACGATGCTGCTAACGGTTGTAATATCCTTATATCAGGTGAGATCCCGTCTAAGACAGAAGGTGACTTGACACGTTATTGGTGTCGTGTTATCGGTGGTAAGGCTAAATACTTCCCTAAAGAGAAATTACGTCCTGGTATCCGTTATTGGAAGATCGGTCATGCTCTTGGTGAGTATAGCACCCAGTTCTCTAAGGTATCTGGAGCTGACAAGGCCGGTTCCATGACCTGTGAGTTCCGTTTAGGAAACCACCGTGGTGTTGAGGGTGGGACAACTATGTATGCTGGTATGAAGTCCATGCAGGCCGCCCAGAACAGCACTTCAGAGTTCGTGGAGACCGCTCTTCGTCGTATGAATGCCATGAGAAGTGAGTATGAGGGTAATATTCCTGATTTGGCTATTATCGGTAAGACTGTTAATGGTAGACTTGATTTGCGTACGGCTAAGGTAGCGTCCACGCTGGAGGTATTCTGTATGGCTGAGTTGGTTAAGCTGGAAGCTAGACAGTTGATGTGGCAAGAAGGTGGTATTATCATGGATCAAAATGGTCCTATCCATTTGAATGAGGGTATCTACCGTCAGCTTCGCCGTGGTTACACTATCTACTATAGCCGTCCGATGGGTATTACTAAGGACACGCTTATGGCTGCCGCATCTTATATTTTCCGTGGACGTCAGGATCTTCCTATTACGGAACGTAAGATTAAGTTCAAGGTAGGAGCTATGGCTATGATCAATTTAGAGAAGTTGATCAGGGAATCGTTCTTCACTACCTTGCAGAACTTAAGCTGGGGTATGGGAAGCGGTAGGATGTTGCCTTCTAACCCTATCTCTGGTACTAATGACGCCATGATCTTAGGTCCGGTTCAGGTTAAGGGAGCTTTCATCCCGGGCATCGGTAATGTTGAGTTCGAGCATGATCCTTCTTTGGATTACGCCGACATGACAGATCGTAGCGAGTTGGTGAATGGCATGTATCCTAGATCCTCTTATTCTTGTATTATCGAGAATATCACTGACGCTGGATCGACTAACGCGTATTCCGCTATTCCTAATACGGCTAACGCTAAGTTAGGTAATATGAACAACAACGTATTCTATATCAAACCAGAAGGTGTAAGTATGTGGTGGGGTTATGAATACGGTCGTTGGGCACACAAAGCCAACGGTAATGAGATCGTATCATCCTTGCCGGGCATGAAAGAGCAATTCTGGTGCCACTCTGCTTCCGCAGCATGGGTTATGGATAATAGTAAGTTCTTGATTATCGAGCTTCAACCGAACTACTTCGGATAAGTTTTTTCATATATGTAATTTGGTTTTTAGAGGGGAGGATATTCCTCTCCTCTTTTTTAAAGTAACGCAAAAAGGAAATGAAAGAAATTTTAAAATCAAGGAAGGTATTGGCCGAGGTAAACGGTTTTAATATCATGTCAGATACCTTATATGAGGTTGTAGGCAAACACGATGGAAGTGCTCCTCAGGCCTTTCAAGACGCTAATATAGCTAAAGCTCCGTTCCCGGAGAACGCCACTCACGTATGTTGCCCTTGGGATGATTTCTCCAAGGCCTATAACACCGGTTTTTATCCAAGATCAAGATGCTATAATGGTCTTGACAAGAATGAGATCGACAGGCTCGTCAAACAGCGGGTAGATAATATCATGAAGCCTTTCGAGGAAATGTCACAGATGGATCTATCTCAAACCAATTTAGAATTTTGGGATGACGCTAAGGATAAGATCTTCATGGGTAAGGTTTATAATACGGCTAATACCGTAGATCTATTTTATTTATATTTGGCTGTATTTTCCGGCATGTTGACTCCTCAGGAAATGGATGGCGATCCTGTCTTCATGAACTCTATGTTCTGTTTCGTAGAGAAAGACAATATGAAAGATTTCGTTCAGCAGCGTGAGATCAATAAGATGAACATCAGCTATAAGTTTATCAGCGCCCTTAAGAAAGGCGGCGACGATCGTCAGGCTGTCATCGATCTTCTTCTTTACATCGGTATCGTAACTCGCCCGGATTTCACGGAGGATGAGTATTATACAGGATCTCTATCAAACTGGATGAATGAGAAGAAGACCAATGTTGATTATCTGCTTGATATCTGGGATCGGTCATTGGAAGGTGATTTCAAGGAAGTTCTTGAGTTTTACCGTATCGTAAACGTCCTTCAACGTAACGGTCGTATCAACATGACTCCATCTGGCTTGCAATATAATGGTCAGATCATAGGTCCTGACACCCGTACGTCCGCCGAGTTCTTGGCTACCAAGAAAGACTTTATTAACATAAAGGCTAATGTATTGGATGAGTATGAGGAGATCATATCTATGTCTAATATCGATAATAAGTCCAAGACCAAGAAGGTTAAGGATATTAAGAAGAAGGATGACGTAGAGGAAGGTGATAAGGTTAAGGAGGAATAATTATGACAATCCAAGAAGCGTATCTAAGGTCTTTGCAGAAGAACGAGCAGAATCTGGCCAATGGCGGGATTAAGCTTGATCCGGGGAGGTTCGTGCTGTTGTTCAACGAGGCCCAAGACCGGTTGGTTAAGTACTATCTAAATAGGAAGGATGACGAGACTATACGCTCCATCCAAAACCTTCTTGTTTATTGGATGTCGTTGGATAATGCGGGTAGGATGGATGACCCTGAGTCTACGTCCTTTAACTTACCTGACGACTATCTATGGTTCTCTAACATAAAAGGAGTTTTCTCATACAAAGGGTGTGAGGCCACTGATTTCGTTATGTGGGAGGCTAAGAACGAGAATATCCATGAGCTTCTTGGAGACGAGAATAACCGTCCTTCTTATGACTACCGTGAGACATTCTACTCCATAGGGAACGGGAAGGTTGTGGTCTACGAGTCAGGCTTCCGTACCGAGGAGGTTAAGATGACGTACTACCGCCGTCCTGTCAGGGTGGACCTGTCTGGGTATATCAACGCCGCCGGTATCCAATCCACGGACATCGACCCGGAGCTGCCCGATCCTTTGGTGGAGGAGATTCTGGATATGGTAGCTAAACAATTCAACCTTAATGAGAATGAATTGTATAGATATAGAATGGATAAGGATAATGTGGCTTCCTTTAAATAAACAACGTTAGTTTTGATTGATAAGCCTACCTAGAAATGGGTAGGCTTATTTTTTATCATCCTATGCATATTCTCTGGAATCGGAGATTTCTCCGACTCCAGAAATCACAAACATATTTTGTATTTCATGAAATATTTAATATAATGATTTTATATTGATATATTTTTATGTATATATATTCACGGTAAAACTTTTATTTATATATTTGCATCGTATTAAACAATTAAATATATGTAATATGAAAACTAATGTTGTTATGATCTCCAAGGATAGGGATCTTTTTGGTGTTACTATCAAGCAAGACACTAAAACGTCTTTCATGTCGTTGACTGATTTACAGGAAGCCTATACCAGGAAAAGGATTCAGGAGGGATGGAATGATAAGAGGATAGAGAATATCCTTTCTAACAAGGAAAGTGCTGAGCGAATATACTATATTCTTGAAAAACAAGGATATATGATAGAAACAGGATTTCCTGTTTTTATGGAAATGGTTGAAAAAGAGTCTCTTATAAAAGTAATGAAAAAGTTTGGTGCTTATAAGACGGTTGGTAGGGGCGATAACAGGAGAACTATGTGTAATCCTTATATATGGGTTCTTGTAGCTATGGAATTGAATCCTATGTTGTATGCCGAGGTTGTTACGTGGTTAACCGATAAGCTTATTCTTAATCGAATAGAGGCTGGTGATAGGTATAATGCTTTGTCTAGGGCGGCTTCTAGATTTAAGGATGTAGATTATGTTAAGATCGCCAAGGGTCTTAATTATATTGTTTTTAATATCCATGAAAGTATGATCAGGAATAAGGCCACGGAAGCTGAGCTAAAGGAATTGGAGCAAACACAGGGCAATCTTATATGGGCTATAGATATGGGTTATATAAAAAGCTTCGATGAACTTATTGATATGATGAGGAAGATGTATAAGAAAAAGTGGCTTAAATAATGTTTTTACAAAAAATGTAATTTATTTATATGCCTATACACTCGTGATCGTGTTTTATTGTCGTGAACTCGTTTATTATTATGTTTGCGTTAGTGAATGATTTTTAAACTAAAATATTAATTATATGTTGCACAGACCGCAAGACCGGGTACTTTTCGTATCCCCACACGCTAAGATGGTGGATGTTGATTCCATCTTCTTGAAGGAAGGACAGATCGGTATTTATGATACTAAAGATACTTCCGAGAACGGTTGTAAGGCCGTGACTGATTTTACCGGTAAGCCTCGTAACGACAAGCGTTATGAGATCCGTATCGGTCGTAATGAACAAGCGGCTTCCCGCTCTATATATGATAAGGATTTTTCCACGCCTTTGTTCTCGTTGAATGAGATCACGGAGATCTACGCTTCTTGGCCGAAGAAAGATCATGCTTATGTCGATGATGTTATCTTAGGATACAACGGTGTGTCTGATGACACGGCTTTCTCCGTATCCAAGGGCGACCGTATCGCTATCCGCTTGATTCTAGCCGGCAGGGCTTTCGAGCTTCTTGGTTATGAGGGAGGTCGTATTGAGATCAATGACGCTATCCTTTTGGATGATTGTGATAATACTCCAAATCAATGCGAGGAGTGCGATCCTTGCGAGGAGGTTGATTTGTTACCCGCCGTATTGAAGTGTATCGAGCGGATGAAGAATCAACCTATTGCTGGTGGTGGTAAGGTATCTGATTATATTGATATCACTCCGGTTACAAGATGTACTAATGAGGCTACGGAGCCTGAGACGGAAGATGTCAACTTCTATTGTATGGAGGTATGTGATACTGGTGATGATCTCGCCTTGGCTGAGGTTCGTGCCCAGTACCCGGGATTGAAGATCGTTCGTGAGACTATCGAGGGTAGCATGTCACGTTATAAGGTGATGAAGAAAGGCACTAAACCGGCTGATTATACTCAACGTCTTATCTCTATCATGAAAGGATGTACGGATTGTCCTCCTAACTATACCGAGGTTAAGGGTGGTTATCTGTATTCTATCTCCTTGGAGGATGACGGTGTCGATATGTCTTCTACTATCGAGTCTCTTCCTAATGTGGTCTCCGATACGGTTAGCAAGATGAGCCAGATCAAGGGCACCGGTCTTTATATTGCCGCTACGTCAAAGAAATTGACCGATAACGAGATCAAGACATTCGTAGACGCTAATCCTACTACGGTTATCTATTATGTCGCTAAGACTTCTGATATGTGTGAGAATCCTACGGTTCGTACCGCTTCTTGGTCAGCTTGCGGATCTTGCAAGGTATCTAAGGAGAAGTATTATATCACGATCCCGGACAACGAGTGTGGCGAAAGCGCTTTGGAGGAAATCAAGCAGGCGTTCCCGGAACTAGAGATCACTGATTACGGCACTCCTGCGGCTTGCCAGCATAGCTTCCAGACAGAGGTATATACCAATATGTTGTGCGATGAGTGTGACAAGGTATTTGAAGGATTCTTCACCAGCGAGGCTCCGGCGTCCTACCGCAACAGGATGTGGAAGAAATTGGAGTCGGCTCAGGAGCTTGGTACTAATTGTAAATGCGGTATCCGTTTCCGTGGCAAGGAAATGTTGTTATCTCCATCAGAGTGCTTGATGGATAAAATGACTTATATCGAGGATAGCGTGGAGATCGTAGGTGCTAGTGGCGGTTACCCCGATTCTTTGGATGAGGGTTCTCCTATCTGGTGGGATCAGCTTCACTTCGAGAGATTGTCCAGCAAAGCACCACGTACTCACGTAGGTGGCAATATGATGGATGATGAGTTGAAGGGATATGCTCACTTCAATGGCTTCCCGAAACATCAGGATTTCATGGGGCGGACGTTCATGAACGAATATAGCCGTGTAGAGCAAACGGCTCAGTACGTTGACTTCCAGATTACGCTCAATCCTCATAGATACGCTCAGGGATTCGGAAAGGTTATCGCTGATGATCCTATCAACTTGATCTTACGTGTACGTTACGGCGCTCATGAGGGCGTTCAGGAGATGATTAATATGATCGGTGCTGCTGCTGGTCTTGGTCCGGCTATCGTGACCGAACCTAAATAAGAACGACCTTTTTTGCGTTCATATATTTCCTAAAGGGGAGAGATTCAATTCTTTCCCCTTTTTTATTAACTTTGAGGCATAAGAACTTAAATATTGTAGTATGTCCGCTATTAATGAGTATTTAAAGAGACTGGCTTCTATATTCGGAAGCATGGGTTTCTCCGTTCCGCCAGATGACTTTTCCGGTGTTGTCATAGACGGAAAGACGTATCCGGTCATGATGAGGAATGACGGGTGTTACGTGTACTTCGATGATAAAGGAGTAAAGAGACTTGTAAGCGATGTCCCTAGAAAGGACTATCAGTTCATTAACATCAAAGACGCCCGTGTGTCGATCGTCAACCAATGTTATCGCACGCCGGGTGGTCAGGTAGAGGCTCGTATCCATACCTATATGAATAATAAGGGAGAGATACTGGCCGAGAAGATATTTATCATCAACTCATCAGATATCGATACTCCTATCGGTACGGAATTGGATAAGGTTCCTGCCGAATGGGTGGCTATAGATTGTAGTATAGCCGAGATGACCGATCGGGAGTTGATATTCGTAAGTAAATGTTATGCCACGGAAGGCGGTAAGGTCCAGATCGAGGGCGTTGAGTCGGTAGATCCCCGCTTGAACCCGGAGGTGTCCCATTATGAGGTGGTGAATACGACTGACGATAGTAATCCTATCGGTACGGAGTATGATAAGATACCTGATACATGGAATCGTATAGTATGTGATTTCCCTGATATGACTCAAAGGGAGATAATACCGGTACTCAAATGCTTTGATACCGGTACCGGGAGAGTACAGATAGAGGGATATAAGATATTTGATTATGAGATGGGTACCAGAAAGGAATGGTATCGCATCAAGCAAAGTACCGATCCTGAGAATCCGGTAGGTAAGTTTATCACCAGCATAAGCGATGACTGGGTTGAGGTTGTTTGCGACTTCACGGATATGGAGGATCGTGATATTGAGGTAACTGTAGAATGTTATAATACACCGGCCGGTAAGGTGAAGCTGGAGGTTCTCACGTCATGGGACGGGAATATAGGGGTTAGGGATAAGAGTTATAAAGTCCTGGAGACTACCGATCCGTCACAGCCTGAGGGCGCCAGCTTCAGTTCCTTGCCAGACACTTGGATAAGGGCTGTCTGCGATTTCGACGATATGGAAGAACGTGACATTAGATCTTACATTGAATGCTACGATGGAGGTAACGGCCATGTCAAGCTTCGTAGGTTAGTTTCTTATGACTCCAAGATAAAGGCCAGATATACCCGTTTCGAAGTCCTTGAGTCGGATGACGCTGGCTTCGTCCCGGGGACCGACTTAGCTACCCTTCCAGAGAGTTTCTCTTTGGTTCCATGTGATTTCACGGATATGGAGGATAGAAACGTTCAAGTATATCGTGAGTGTTATGCTTTCAAAGGACAGCGTATTGAGGTGGATAAGGTTGTCTCTTATGACGGTGATCTAGGTGATAGGAAAGCCAAGTATATTGTACGTGAGAGCGAGGACGGCACTATCTTAATAGATCAGGAATATGATGAGATCCCTTTTGGATGGAAGAGATCTCCTTGCGAGCTTGAGAACCTTCGTGACAGGCATGTATCTTACTATGATCAGTGTTATGTTACGGAGAACGATAAACGGGTTAAGATCCATAATATCATTATATATAACTCTTTAGGATATGAGTATTATCATTTCTACGAGGTTACACAGTCAGAGGACGATAAATATGAGGTAGGCGATATTAACTCCTCTATGATTAATAAATGGAGTAGGGTTGAGTGTGAGATGCCTGATATGGAAAATCGGTTCTTGGATACGACAGATACCTGCTATGATACAGGGAATGGTACGGTTAAGATAAGGCGTCAGGAGTCTATTGACTATAAGCTTAATGTCCGGGAGTTTGATTATAAGATCGTGGAGTCAACCGATCCTGATCATCCTACGAACACCACCCCTACCCAAGATACGGTTAGTGGTTGGACGGTAATAAGCTGTGACCTTAATATCATGGAGGTAGATGACTGCTATGAGGTTGGTGGTCATAAAATCCATTTAAAGGGATTCAGGACGGTCAATCCGGCATTACAGGACATTAAGTCTATATTGTATGTCGTGTATTCCGACCACCCTGATTATCATGCTGGCGATGAGCTTAACTCTATTCCTGATGGCGCTAAGGTCACGATCTGTGACTATGCGGATAAGAGCCAAAGACATATGGTCCCGGTGCGAGAGTGCTATGAGGTAGCCGATGGCCGGTTCTATGTAGAGGGAAGTAGGTTGGTGGATAACAATATGGTCGTTGAGCGGATGTCGGTGATGGTGCTGGAGTCATCCTCCCAGACCTACCCTGTAGGTACGACACTGACCTCCATTCCTGTTGGCGCTACTATCGTGGCTTGTTTATGTCAAACCTGTTAATTCTCTAGCTATGGTAAAAGTATGTAATGATTATTTTATGATTGACGCTTTAGCCGGAGGTCAGGTCATAAGAAAGAGAAAATATCGTCGTGAGAATACGATGATCGGATATAAGTGGTATGATTATAATGGGGTTGAGGTTATCGACCCCATTGAGATATCACGTCTTGATAGTCTGGCTACCAAACATCAGCGTGTGGATCAGGCTTACGATGACCATGCTGTTTTCATGTCATCAACCAACTACGTTAATAGCGTATCTGGCATACCTATGGACAAGCATATGGTTGTGGTCGAATGGAGGCCGGGAAGCGAACAGGGGTTTGTTACGATGGCTCATGAGCAAGGTCTGGAAGGTGATAGCTATTATATCGTTGTCATCAATACAGGTGATAAGCAGGCTACTATCTACACCCCCGTAGATCCCGAGGATCCAAAGGAAGGCGCTACCCGTGCCGAAGATAACGCCAGCGTCTCTGTTGGAGGATCATACGTATCCATATCTCCAAGGCAAGTGGAGAGAATAAGAGTCACGTTTAGGGGCGGAAAGTGGTATTATGAGCTGGTGACTAAAACATATCCTAGCAATACCGGTGGTATTAAGATCGATGACGTGGATTTCGTTACGTTCAGATATTTGTGGGACGAAAGTTCCGGAAGGGACTTGGATACCATGACAGAGGCTCTCAATTCGAATATTCCTACCATAGATAATTTAGGCGTAGGATTCGCTGGTCCCGGTAATAATGACGATCATGTAAGAAGCGTACTTAAATGGGGAGGAGACAATACCGGGTCAGGCAAGGAATGTGTATGGATGTCGGTAAAGGATCTTCGTGCTCAATATTATGATATATTACCTGAAGAGACTCAGTTTATAGCCTACTCCACATGGTTTGGAACCAAAGGTACTGGTAAGTGTTCTTTTGAGCTTGTAGGGTATAAGGGCGGTACGATGAGACAGGATGGGTATAACTTTATCAATACCGGAGGATCTGTCGTACATCAAAACACATATGATTTTATCTGCAATACTAGTAAGGGGGCGAGTACATATAAGACTTCTTATCAGAAAGTAGCCCGTATTACTTATAATAAGCTCACCAATGAGGTCTATATGTCTATAGGCGATGCTATAGATCAGGAGGATAATTATGATAGGTTAGAACGGGAGATCAATAATATAAAGGAAAGACTTAGCGATGTCGAGAGCGAGTTGGCTGTCGTAAGACGTATAGCCGAGGGCAAGAACACGGCGTATATCTTTGATACGGTCGATGCCATGAATGAGTGGCTGGCGGTCCCGGAGAACACGGCTAAGCTCCGTGTGGGGGATAGTTTCTGGATCAGGGAGCAGGATGTGCCTGATTATTGGTGGGATGGAACTCAGGCTTTAGAGCAGGAAGGTCCGAAGGTGGATTTGTCTCCTTATTATACGAAAGATGAGATTAATAATATTATTGATGATATCAACCAGAAGATAGAGGATAAGAGTACGTCGATCATCTTTGATACCTATATCCAGATGAAGTCTTTTGTGGATGACCCTACCAATGCCGACAAGCTTAAGGAAGGTACCATCTTGTTGATACGAGAGAAAAACGTACCTGATTATTATTACGATGGAGCTGGGATAGTTAAGATGGAGGCTGACGTAGAACAATGTCTTTACGTTACTTTAGCCAATAAGCCTACGGAAAGCACCGTTAGTTATACCCAAGATCGGGAGGTGACTAATTTCGCTCCTGGAGCTATAGCTAGATGGGTTGACGCTGACGGTAATGACGTGTTCTATAAGCTTGTGGAGGTAGTAGGAGGCAAGGCTAAGTGGATTACTCTTATCGATACTAAATACGGTAATGTGACGCTACAGAGCACTTATGACAAGAACTATGAGATCGTGAATATCGTATCTGGATCACGTTTACAAGCTATAAATAGCGATAAGGATGAGATCAAGTTCGTTAATAGCGCTACCGGTAATGTTACTGTCGTGTTTAACGCCACGGTATCAGGAGGAGTCAAGAAACTTACGAGCCTGTTGGCCGTGAACGAGGTGGTCCTTACGCCTGGGGCGGCGGCGTCCTTCACCCGTACCGGCGAGACCTTCACCCTCTCCGATCTTTTTGGTGTTACGATCTTCCCGGATCTGGCTGATTCCAACCGTGAGGGAGAATGGGTAATGAGCGTAGGCGTAACCGGAAAACCGATCCTTATGGAGGTAAAGGAGATGAGGAAGTGGGATGAGAGTATTGTCAGGGAACTTACTATTGATGAGCTTAACGAGAAGTTCCCTAACGTGGATATCGGATTCGCTGTCGTATGCAAGACCATCAACAAAGTATATGAGATGGTTAACGGGTATAAGGAATGGGTGTCTTATGATATAACCTCAATAAATTAATGGTATGGCTTTTTTAGTAGGATACGACACGGTAGCGTCCTATGTCACGTTTATAGTGAATGAGGACAGGTTCCCTTGTTATGATGGTAAGGGTGCTGATTATATACCCGATCCGATAATATCAGCGGATGCTTTTAATCGCAGTCTTAGGTTCTCGACAAGAAAGCCAGGATTCGTGGACGTTGATTGGGGAGACGGGACAAAGGATCAATATCCTTTAGTTAAGGTATCTGATGGTAGTTATAGGATTATATTCAGGTCTCTTGACATTGAGTATAAGAAGAATCCGGATGATACCGTATGGTGGTATAAGAAAGAGGATGGCTCACAATACATACCGGTTCCCCCACATAAGTATAGCGATATCAGGCGTAGGGAGGTTACGATGAGGTTCTCTAACTTAATTGATGGGGAATTTAATATGGATGGTATTGTCCTTCATGAGTTCCCTATAACTAATCTTCCTGATATAACTTATTTTGCTGTGGTTAGATCCGTTTTAAAAAATGGAGATGTTCCATATGACAGGATAAGCAAGAGCGTTAATCTTCGTAATATACAGATGGGAGCTTTTTCTCATTCTGGTGTATGGAGTAATTGGCCAGAAGGTTTTTTGAACATGAAAAACCTGAGGTATTTCGGATGCAATAACGTTTTTAATTTCGGGGATGATCCTGATTCTAATTGGAGAAGGTTCTCTGAATGGAAGAATCTTACCGAGTTTAATTTCAATTGGTGTAACATCCCTTCTTATGATCCGGCTTTTAATTCTATTCCGGCTGTGGGTATAAATATTATAAGCGATAGGAATAATATACCTGTATTTGATGAGGTGGATAAGGTGGGGGATGATAAGGCAGGTGTTGCTTTTATGGGTAATGGTAGCTCATGGAAACAAGATCTAGTAGAAGGTAAGTTGAATAAGATTCAGAGCACGTATTGTAATTCAGGCACGGTACCGGTAGACGATCTCCCAGATTGGTTGTATGAGGTAAGGGAATTTAGGATATGGACTTTGCGTGATCGTGGTAGATTTATAAATACGCAGGAGAGGGCTGATACGTTCGTTAACACGTTTTATGATAAGATGATGTCATGGGATTATATAACGATGTCACAGACGGCTTCTGACGGTAACAGGAATCAGTTTTATAAACTTACCTTAGATTTATATGCTGCCGTAGCTCCTACTAATAAGAGGCCGTCTGGCGTTTATCAGGCTCCTGATGGGTTTGTCAAGGGGGTTAGTAATGGTAATCCTACGACGCCTATGGAGAAGGTGTATGTGCTTACCAATAACTACGGGCAGACGTGGATCTTGGCGCCTGCCCCGGCTTCTAAGGCCGCCCTTACGAGGGCAAGGCGGGCTGGGAAGGCTAGGATTACCCCGTTCGTCCTTGGCGTAAAGGACGGCCATGTATCCGTGTTCAGCGGAGATGTGTTAGATGAAAGCATGTCCAAGTACAGTTTTACCGATAAATACGAGGCTATAGATATATGTAGTAATCTAGGGCTTGATAGTTCACCTGTTGTCGAGTATTTTAGAAGAATAGAGGAGGGAGAGGTATGAAGTTGATATGTAAGGATACGAATAAAGGGTCTATAACCTTTTTTACTAAGGGTAAATACGCTTTTAGGGGCGTTGACAGGAATGATACTACTGATGACGTGCCTGATCCTATATTGAATGTTAATAATTACAATGAGAGTATACAGTTTTATTCCAAGACCCCAGGGATGTGCGAGGTCGATTGGGGTGACGGGAATAAAGAGCAATTTCCTTTCGTGAAGGATAGGAGCGAATCCATATACGGGCGATATAGGTTGATGTTCAGGAGAAGGGATATAAGTTATCGTAAGAATCCGGATAGCCATCCATGGTGGTTTTATAAGGAAGATGGGAGTGAGTATATCCCCGCGCCTAATCATGCTTACGCTGATGGGCTAGATAAAGATCGGGTCATTACCATGACTTTTACGAATGATATTACACTCGTTCAAACAAAAAGGATAATGATGGTAGGATTCCCGATATTAGACGCCCCAAGTATTATCAACTTAACCTTATCCATTACCGGCGATGGGAATATAACCGATATCCCTAAAGACAGGATACGTAGATCGGTAAATATAGAGTATATAATACTTAACGAATTGGGTGTAGGGGCATTGACATCCATACCAGACGATTGGGATAGGTTGACTAAGTTAAAAGGCATTAATTTAAGTCGAACGGCTGATTTTAATGATACGGAGTCTTCTAATATAAGGAAATTCCCCTCTATGTGGCCTAATCTTGTAACATTATCTTTGGCAGGTTGCAGGGTTAGGGTATATCCAAGGGAATGGCTGTCCTTTAGCAAGCTAAAAGAATTATATATATCCCCGGGAGTGGCTATGCCATCGTTTGACCCTAATACATGCCCGGCTATGGATGAGGTGGATAAGATAAATCCTAGCTTAAGGACCTTCGATCATATAAATAGATGGTATGGGTCTGTCGTGAGCTGGCATCCGTATATGATCGGCAAGGGGCTGGAAAATATCACTAGCCTTATCGCCTCATATGGCTATAGTAATATAGATGTAAGTAATCTACCGGATTATATATATGAGATGAGATCTATGAGTAGTTTTTATATGCAGATCTCCTTGTTGACCCAAAGTCGATGTGATACGTTTATATCAACATTATATGAGAAGGTGATGGGGTTTGATTATCTCACTATGTCTTCCTCTGCTTCCGATGGCAAAAGAAATCAGTTTTATGGATTGTATCTAAGTATATATATGGATGCCGATCCTGTTGATAAAAGGCCTAGTGGCGTATTACAGGCTCCCTCTGGTTTTATAAAGGGTCAGTCTAATGGCTCTCCGTCAACTCCTATGGAGAGGGTTTATGTGCTTATGAATAATTATGGATGGAGGTTTAGTATGGCGCCAGAGGCTTCGGTGTTAAGGTCAATACGATCTTCTGATATTGACACGAGGTCGTATAAGCCATATAAGCTTATTGTATTTGACGATGGGCGTACCTTTGTAGGCAATGGAGATGTTTTAGCTCATGATACGGATAAGGTATTATCGTTTGGGGGTCAACCAGAAGGGGAGTATTTATGTGATTCTATGGGATTGGACAGGAATGTTATTGTAGAATATTTTAACAAGATAGGTAATGGCTAAGACATTATATAAATACGAGGCATCATCCAACAAGTTCGTGTGGTTCACTACATGGGATAGGGCACTTAGAAATTATTATACCGATGATTATAATTATGTACCCGATCCTGTCGTTGGTAATCCTTTTAATACGTATGTTGAGTTTAAATCCAGAAAGCCCGGTATGGCTAATGTGGATTGGGGGGATGGAATAAAGGAGCAGTTTCCTATGACCAAGGTCCAAGGGCAGGATGATTATCGTATCATATTCCGTTCTTTGGCAATACAACATAGGAAAAATCCCAATACTACGTGGTGGTTCAGGAAGGAGGATGGATCGCAATACGTACCCGTGGATAATCATGCTTACGCTGATGGGAGGAGGGACGTACAACGGGCTGTGTCGATAGATTTTACTTGTGATATTTATTATGTCAATATTCAAGTTTGTAAGATGACGGCTTTTCCGATCGTAGATATTCCAGGTCTTGAATTTTTGGTCGTATCTCATACGATGTATGTTAATGATGGCATACCGGTAGATAAATTGTCGAGATCTAATAAATTAATTTATATCGGTCTCCAAAATGTGGGACAAAGAATGACTGAAATGCCTGAGGCTATAACCAGTAAGACAGAGGTATATTATTTAAATATGTTTAATATTCTTGATCTTAGGGATATAGAATCTAGCGGGATAAGGAATATAAAGAATATGAAAAATCTTCAAACCCTTGAATTGTCTTCATGTTATTTGGATAGGTATATAAAGGAGTTTAATGACCTTCCTAAACTTAAGATGTTAAGTATAACTCCTGGCCCCAGTGATATGTGGAATTATTTTGATATAAATACCCTTCCTTTTTTCGAGGTAGATAAGATAAATCCTAATATTACTGATTTTTATTTTTTAAATAACTGGATGAATGGAGAAAGGAGGACGGGTTGGAATGATGATAATATGTCTGGAAGGGGATTGGAACATCTTACTGGTCTCATTGCAGGTAATAGCAATAGTTTAAGAATGGATAAGCTTCCGGATTATATTTATGAGATGAGGGCTATTACAGGGTTTAACGTGAATGCATCCACTCATAGCCAAAAAAGATCAGATGATTTCGTGAACTCTTTCTACGACCTTGTTGTAGGATGGGATCAGATTACTATGACATCCGTGGCTAAGGATGGGAAGAGGAACCAGTTCTATAGTCTTTCGGTAAGCATGTATAGTGCTATTTATCCAACCGAAAACCAGCGTCCTTCCGGCACGGAGCAGGCCCCCGAGGGATTCGTGAAAGGCTCGTCGAATGGATCCCCCGCTACGCCTATGGAGAAAATATATGTATTAAAAAATAATTACGCCCAGAAATGGACGATTAAACCGGCTTAATATGGATAGAAATGATATCATAAAAGAACTTGGATTGTATTTTGATATAGTAGAATTGGTATGTCCTCATACGTACAATAAGTGGAAGGACAGATCGTGGCAGTTTCTTGATACAGCGTTTCTCCATAATCTTCTTATATTACGGAGGGATATAATTAAACAGCCTATGTATTGTAATAATTGGGACAAGCAGGGGCAGTTTTCCCAACGTGGTCTTAGATGCAACATCTGCCAGATAGTTAAGGATAAGAAAGATGTTTATCTATCCGCTCATGTGTTGGGTAAGGCTGGGGATTTCGATGTCAAGTCAATGACGGCGGAACAGGCTAGAGGCTTGATCTTGGATCATCAAGATATGTTACCATATCCTTTCCGGCTTGAAGGGAAGGTGGGTTGGTTGCATTTTGATAGCCTTGATACTAGGAACAGTATACATGCTGTGGTGTTTTAGGTACTTAACGGTATAGTGGTTAACTTTGCGTATAGGGTATAAAATGAAAGACAAAGACATGATAGAGCGAGTGGGGGCTTTATGGAATATAGCGCTTGCGTATGGTGCTTCTTGTTGGGCTTACTTCCAGCCAGTGCATCATTTATTGACTGTATTACTTATAGTATTAATAGCGAATTTTTTAGCTAGGTTAGCGCAAAGCGTAAGGGGCTGGAAGCTCCGTAGAAGCCGTAGGAGGAGGTTTAGTTTCAAGAGATGGTTTAGGGAGGTCAGGTTTACTGATATTCTTAAGGAGTTCGCTTTGTCTTGTTTTATAGTAATGACATTATGTGTTATATATAAGACGTTATACCCGATCGAGGAGGAGGCTGGCATGATACTTACCGTTACCAAATATGGGGTGTATATAGCCCTTGTTGGATATGTGATGCTTTTCTTGAATACGATAGGGGATGCTTTCGCTGACGCTTATTTGGTGAAGGTATTCAAGGCCGTGTTTAAGAGGATAAACGTATTCAAGATGTTTAGTTTTTCCAAGAACATACCTGACGAGACGTTTGACGATATAAAGAAGATTTCTGATGATGAGGTTAAGGATAAGTCTTAGGGCTGTTTTTTGTTTAGGTCTGTCGCTGTCCCTGTCCTCTTGCGGAAGCAGGAGGCAGGTTAGCGAAACGTCTATTGATAGCCGGTTGATCAGCAGGATAGAGACGATGATAGATGAGGTCATGGATCGGAAGATCGTAGAGATCAAGACATCTGATCTTAATGCCGATATTGTTATAACGGAGAGAGAGTTCGATACGGACAAGGATGTTGATCCTACCACGGGGGAACGGCCGGTGTCCTCGCAGACAGATACCCATATCGTCATTGGCCGGCGGGACAGCACGGTGACGGCTGATTTCCTTGGCATTGATAAGACGATTACCGGTGTTAAGGATATTGACAAGAAGACAGACATCAAGCATAAGGACGTAGATGATAAGAAAGAATCAAAATGGCCAATAGCTGTCACATCAATTAGCGTGTTGTTGATATTATTGGGCTTAATATATTTACTAAAAAAGATGAAGGTTTTATGAGACGAAGAATGATTGAATATACTAGGGGGGGGGGATTGACGATCATACTAGATTCTTAATGAGATTCAATGGTAATTTTAAGGTAGAGGGGAATCCTACTCCCTCTGGCGACCTCTTTATAGCCAATAATGGCAATCTTATCACCGATGGCTCAATACAATGTGTCCAATATAACGAAAAGGATCCTTTTCTTTATACTATCATAAACACCAAAGAATCGTTATTGCCTGAGCTATTTTATGACGGTCATCCATTTACTATAGACTTTTGGTATAAGTCAACCAATCTTGTTACAAGTTGTTTGGTTGAGCATGAATATCCTAATGGTATTTTTTATTTTGGTGTAGTTTTAACAGGTACTGGTTTTTATTTTTTATTTCAAGCTCAACAAGCTGGTTGGCATGTTGATAGAGTTGAGGCAAACAAATGGTATCATATAGCTATAGTCAGAAGCAGTAATGAATATGACATATTAAGATGTTTTGTTAATGGTATACTTATTATTAATACGAAAACCAATAATACGCTTTCCCTTAGGTCTTATAACCTAGGTATTAATACACGAGGTGATGGTATGGATAACGGAAATTTTATGATGGACGATTTCAGGATAAGTGATATAGCTAGATGGGAGTCAGATTTTGAACCTCCAAAAAGAAAGGGATTATGATCTACCATAATCCCCTACATTCATCCTTACCCACGTATCAACCAAAACCAAAATGAGGTCAGTCCCGGATTCGAACCGGGGTATATGGTTTTGCAGACCACCGACTAAACCACTCATCCAACCGACCGTGACGCGAATATAAAGATTTTATTTGACCAGATAACTTAATTGACCATCTTTTTAACTAACAACTTTCCTTAAAGCCAAATAGTTCTTATTTAACTTCTGGAACCGTAGAGATAATTGTATAGACAAGTATTGTTTTTAGGTGACTCTTGCTGGAAGCCAATAAACAAGGTGGCGGCGTCATGGCGTGGGGCTGGTGGCTGCCTTCCATGGCCGGCCAGGAGCGGAGCGACTCACGACCAACCCTGCCGATTCCCTTTGGCACTTCACGCTTTAGCGCAGAAAAGAAGTAAACATATAGGATCATTATGTTTAAAGATAGTAGTCATCTGCCAAATAAGATCGAATGTAAGGATATAGTAAATATCTCAATAATACAATCATAAAGAGTCTTGAGTGGGATTATTAAGATCTTTATCTGCCAACATACTACTCATTTTTAAATTAATGTTTTTTGGATGTCTACTTTAGATAATAAAAGGCGTTAGCTAACATCATTTCATTAATAGGGTTATTAATTAGAAATTGGTAAGAATTAAATAAAGGAATGCTTTATAATGAGATTTGCTTCAGAAAGAGGCGAAGCTTCTTATTACACATGTCACAAAATGGACAACTGTGTTTCAGCAAGTTATGTTATTAATGAAATAATAATGGTGATATATGGGAAAATTAATTCATCTTATTCTTTTAAAGGTCTTATATTTTGCTTATATTTGAAGTGGACAAAATATGAACAATATGAATTTCGACTTGAATTATATAAGGAAATGCTCTTCTATGATAAAGGAATTTCCGGTGTATACCGAGGCTGAGAAGAAGCAGGTAGATGAGGGGCGTACTTGCATTAAGCTATCTAAAGGTCAGCCTATATATCCGCGTAATTTCAAGAAACGTAGAGATACTTTCGCTGGCGCTGATTATACCACGGCTAATCCTAGGAACATCAGTCCTGATGATATTTATATACCTCCCTACTTTAGGCTTAAGATTATTATGGCTATTATCATCAACTTTGATAGAGCTATAGTGTTTAATAGGATATCTGATAAAGATTTTAAGCTAGGTATGACGTACCGGTTTATCTATGAGTATGTAGGATCGTTTAAGTGTTTTGAGAAGGCTTATAAGATGATATCGATGGTAGTTGATAGCGAGTTGTCGATCATGAGATCAATCGGTGATTATAATTATAAGTGGAATATTCGCAAGGTTTATCCATCATGCTTTGTAGGCAAGGCTAAGTTCAGGTATATTGGCGGCGAGGACAATGCACCTGTAAGTTCAAAGGGGAGGGCTAATAAAGCTAGAAGAGCCGCTGTTGACTACAAAGTTATGATTATGGTGAATATCATAAATACCAGATCTGCGAGTAAGATAAGGAAGATGATTGACTCTGATGGTAGTCTTAAAAACAATGGTAAAAGGTTTGACGGTAGGAATGATAAAGTTCTTTTCAGTATATTCAATAGTCATTTGATTCACGAGGGGTTTAAGGAAGTTAAAACCTCGTCCTTATATAAGTACTTGAAAGAGGCCTTAGATTTTTTAGGTGTAAGTCTATTAGAGTTAAGATCTATTGCTGATAGAGCTATTTCTGACATAGAGGATGGCAAGGAAGGATATGAGCCTGGCCTATGCTCTTATGATGACTGTTTTGATATTAATTCTTTTGTGGAGGATTCGTGATGAGTAATCTTATTATTGTAAGAAGTGGTGATATATATGTCATATTTAACCATGATAATGATATGTTTAACATTCAAGAGCTATCTGATTTTATTGGATGTAAGAGTGTTTTATCGTCTATTGTGAAAGATCCGCTAAATGGGGCTATGTATATTGTTGAGGATGTATCTGGGCAGAAGTGGGGTGATATCGTGGCTTTGGTAAGATTCGGTTGTATGGTGAATAAGTCTATTGTAAAGGATTTGATCATTAAGTCTATTAGGTTATGGGTGGAGATATGTGACTTCTCTTATGATGATACCGATCCATCTACATCCGATCCTATATACGATACGTTCCTTTTTAAGAGTTATATGTCTGTAGCCGGGGACAACCCTGACCTTAACAAGTTTATTGTATCCCTTAGAGGGAGGATGCTTAAATACGATCTAAGATCTCTTTATCTTTACCTAGCTATATTCATGGCTATCAACGGAGGCATTCTTCTTAGCGAGGACGATCTTCTTGCCGCTCTTATCTTATGATTGTATTTGTGATGTTGATCAAATTAGTATCTTTGTGAAAAAGATACGAGATGAATCAGATTAATATCATACCGAAGATAATTCATGATAAGTTCGCCGCTAGGATTATCATGGATGATTACGATATAGAGAAACCTATCGTTATTACTGTCGTGGCTAGACGTAACGATGGTGAGTATAATACCCAGATATTGACATACCCTACATCTGGTGTTGATTATGAGGGTAATGTAAGGATGGTGTTTTTTGATGTCGCTAGGTCTCATGTTTGCCAGATAACATCGGTATTTATCAACGGGCATGAGGTCAAGACATATTATACCGATGTCCCTGATCTTGATATGCAGGCTCGTTATGACGATAGTTTGTGTAGGTACGATAAGAAGGTTAATATGAATGATATTCGGTTGTCATTTCAGGTGCTAGAGACACGTGATCCCAAAGTGCTTCAGGTATTGGATGAGTCTGAGTGGGGGCTACTAGAGGACAGGAAGGCGATTATCGAGATCACTACGCCGGGCATGTCCGACCCCGTTACGTTGTTCCTTGGCAAGAATCAGGTCAATACCTTTACTAGCCTAACACTAGGCCTTAATTGCTTTAATTACGATGATTGTAATGTCAAGTACCTTGATCTACCTGATGGTATATATGATATCAAGATCATAGGTAGCCCTTCTACTTACAACTTCAGTCGCAAGTATCTTAAGACGGATCTTATACGCAGACGTCTTGATCGGCTATGGATCAAGACTGATATCTTGTGTGAGGATATGGATAAGGACCTTATAGGCAAGATACAGGAGATGGAAACACTTATGGCCGTAGCCGAGGCGAATGTCAGGTTGGATAACATAAGGGCCGCCCATGAGATTATTGATCGTGTCGGAGAGCTTCTTGAGATGGCTACCAATTGCGTGGATTGTTAAACATAAAAATATTTAGTCGTGGGTTGTAATACTTGTAAGGAAAAGGCGTTAAAGGCCGAGAGAGAAAGGATTGAGAGAAGTATGATGAATCGTCCTTCTTCTACCGTTGTTAGCGATAGGGAATATGCTTCTAGAAGCACCGCCGGTTGTATGGTCATGCTCGATCCGTTGAAGACAATGGAGCGTGACGTGGTGAGCATATACAAACAGACCCGTACCATAGGTGACGTGGGTATCGTCTATCTCAACATGCAGAAGAAGATCCGTGAATGGATCAAGAACCTGCCATATGGATGCCCGCCTGATGAGGAGGTACAGGAAATGAGAAAGGAGATACTCGATGGGCGCGCAAAGTATATCAAGCCTTGATAGATCAGATCTATGTAGGGTCGTAGACGAATGGTTATCTTGTCAGTGGAGTAGATATATGAGATATCATAGGTACAGGATCGGGGACAAGCCCGATGTATCCTATTGGGGCAAGATAATTCGTTTACAAAGATCATTATGCGATAATGATTGCGGGTTATGCCCGGATGAGGTAAGATCGTTAAAGGAACGTGTTAATAAGTTACTGGCATGAAAAAATACAGTTGTTCACATATAACCCCGTCCACTTGCGTGCCTTACGAGGGTGATCTCCCAGAGTGGTCAAAGCATAAGGACTCTGATGAATTTGTTATGATCTCTGATGTGATAGAGGAGATATATGAAGAGCTTACCCGTATCAGGGAGGCTATAGACGTCCGGGATCTTGGTGAGTCTTGCGTGAAGGTAAGTGGCGATAAGACTGTGGCTAAGGTGCTTTATGCGCTGGAAGATAAGATTTGTAATGGATGATAAGCCAATGGAGAAAAATCGACATTGGTGATAATCAACGGTATGGATATTTATTTATGAGGTGCTATTAGATATTGAGTATCTGTTAATCAAGTATCCAATTTGTAAGGGGTCTTCTAAACAAGTAGGTTAGATAGATACTCTTGTAAGTTGTAAAGTATCTTTATGCGTTGGATATAAAAAATAGCCAATTGATTTGTCATAGACGATTCAATTGGCTATTTTTGTATATCCATCATATCTCACGATATAATGGATATAGGTTATTTATTATGAGTGCAAATATAATTATTTCCAATGATTCTACGAAGGCTAGTAGTGGAATTTTGGCGTCCAGATCCAACGAAAACGGATTATCTACAATATTTAGCTACAACGGTTGTGATATAACCTTCAAAACAGAGAACGGTATTACTTATGTGAATGCTACCGAAATGGCGAAGCCGTTTAAAAAGAGACCAAATGATTATTTATCGTTATCTTCTGTAAATGAGTTAATTAATGCCATTACCAGAAAATATGGTAATGCTGATTTTCAGCCTGTTACGATTATCAGGGGTACGGTTAATCCTGGCACATGGATGTGTGAGGATCTGGCTTTGGATTTCGCTCAGTGGCTTAGCGTTGATTTTAGGTTGTGGTGTTTGGATAGGATTAAAGAGCTTCTCACTACAGGTAAATGCGTGATTCCTGATTTTAATGATCCTCCCGCCGCTGCTGAGGCTTGGGCTAAGGAATATCGTGGCAGGGTGGCCGCCGAGAAGCTGGCATTAGAGGAGAAGGCCAAAGCTGAGGAGATGGCTAAGGTTCTTGAATCGAAGAGAGAGGATATAGAGTTTTCCGAGTCATTTATCATGTCTGGAGAGTCAGATTTGCTGGTAAGGGATTTGGCCAAGAAGCTTGAGCAGAACGATATAATTATAAGCGATAAATGTCTCCGTGACTTTCTTGTTAAGATAAAGATAATAGTCAAAAGGGTTAAGGTTAATGGAGATTGGGAGATTACAGCTAATGCTGTAAGGAAAGGATTTGCTCATTATCGTGATAAGAATATATGCACCGAATCTGGTAAGGTTATATATGCTAGGACTATCTATATAACAGGCAAAGGTTATAAACATATATTGTCGTCTATAAATGGCAGCAAGAAAAGTGATTTCATATTGTGCGGAGGTATGTTTAGGGACTATGGGGTGTTCGCCGGATCGGAGTCGTTTAATCACTGGGATAATTAATTCCATTTTTGCCCAAAAATTGATAATCAGGTAACTGCGTGTTTGCATTTACGGTTATGTGCCTCATGTCGGTAAAATATTTATCTTTGTGACAAAGTGAATTACGATGATATATGGAAATAAAGAAATAGTACGGACGTTCACCAGAAACAACCCACCTGCCGGGTACGTGGGCGGCTCTGTTGACTACCGGGTCCCGGCCGATGTTTATTTTGGCGATACGCAGGAGGAGGCTGACAGCAAGGCTGAGGATGATATCAAAGCTAATGGTCAGGACTACGCCAACACATATGCCGACATAATACCGTCCGTATGGTATAATGATCAGGTATGCGATGAGTTTATTAAGAACAATTGCGTAAGCGGTAAGGGATCCAAGGAACAGATATGTGTAGAGAAAGGTAGGTTTGTCTCTTACGTATCCAAGAAGGATGCCAATGATAAGGCTAGGGTGGAGCTGAACCGGATCGGGCAGGGGGAGGCCAACGCTGTTGGGGCTTGCTGCGAGGACTGGGCCTCACAGCCTCTTCGTGGTTTGTTTTACAAGAATGATTGCGAGGCTGGCACATCAGGTAAAGAAGGTATTGTGTATGAATTGCCAGCCGGAGCCGTCATATCCGATATATCCCAGATTGATGCTGATACGTTAGCTTATAGGAAGTTCATGAAAGAAGGGCAGGAGAAGGCTAATGCTGAGGGTAGTTGCTCCCCTGTATTCTATAATACTACGATCGGTGATTGGTTTGAGAAGGTATGTCCGTTTGGATATAAATCAGGTAGGGTATATTATTCTATCAAAGCCAACAGGTTTAGGTCATGGATATCAGTAGAGGATGCCAACGCCAAAGCTCGTGAGGTTTTGATGGTAGAGGGGCAGGAGTACGCTGATCTTAATCTTGAGTGCGAGAAATGGATTGAGAATATTGATCAAGAGGATCAATGTTATTGGTAAGAATGCGTTTGTGTTTTCCATAATAACCTCAAATAGTATTAAAATCGATAAAAATTATTAGTCGTTTTTAATATACCCTTTAACAGGGTCAGGTTATTAGCCTAAGCCTTGAAATAGAGGCTACGTTGGTCAGGAATATATAGTTACCAAGGGATGTTTACCCAAGTCCCTTGCTCTAAGGCAGGTGGTTAAAAGGAGTAGCGTATTTGGTGAAACAGTGCCGCCTACGCGAAACCCTTTCCAACATTGGCGATGGGTACTAACAGGAGCGATCCTGACTTATCCCTTAACCGGGATTACATTCCAGGGGAACCCTCGGGTTCCTTAGGAATGTTTTAAAGCTTGTATGTAGTTTAATAAGTTTAACAGATTTATTAATATGGATGATTGTGAGCATAGCGTAATTTTGGATTATTTTTCACGTAAATATTTTAATATGAGAGATAGCGTTGAGGTGGTAGATACGTTATCTGGAAAGACTATTCGTGTGGATAATGATCAGTATATTCGTATTCAGGATTTAATACTTAAATTGGATATGCTTTTTATTGAAGATCCTTACAAATGTAGGGTACTGATGGATATACTTGATATAGATTATATTTATCTGTCTATATTTTCTATGAAAAATATTTGCACTAAAAGAGATAAGCCCTATAAAACATATATAGCGTTTGATGAGAATACGCTGTTATATAAAATAGGTAGATCTTCTAATCCATTTAAGAGGATAAAAAGCTCTTCTACATTTTCTCCTTTTGTTAAATTGATGTTTGTGTCTGATAGAGATATAGAATCGGTCATTCATGATAAATATAGTAAATATAGAAGATTGGGAGAATGGTTTGATTTATCCGAAAAGGATTTATGTGATATCGTGAACAATTATGGCTTTATTAAATATGAAGAAAGATGAGGGATAAAAAGTATGTGTGTATAACTGATTTGATGAATAAGGCTAGAGATATTGATAACAAGAGTATAAAATTATCTGATGTTATCAAATATCCTTCGTCGTCTCTTGTGATAAAATCGTTCCTCTCTTCTTTTGGGATAGATTTAAAAGACGAGCCTGTTACTTTGATGGTCTTAAAAAGAGAAGGCTTCGCTAAGAGAATAGGCAAGGGCGATGGGCAGAAGTGGATGATAGAATTTAACCTGTCTTTTATATTGCTATTTTTAGCTTTTGGGAGTTTAGCATATGATTTGCTGTACGATAATATTTGATTGATATTACAATTTGTAGAAGCCGGGAATAATTCTCGGCTTCGTTGTTTAATAACGTATGTTGTCTTATAATTAAACCAAATCTGTATCTTTGCTAAAAACATTAATATTATTGATATGTGTAATATAGGTGGTTGTTGTCATGATCATTCGAGGGAGCGTCCTGAAGAATGCTGTCATGGTGTTAAGATAGACAAGTTTCTTAACAAATGCCCCGAGGATCCTTGTGATCCTTGCGATCGGGATTGTCAGGACGAGCCTTGTGTTGGCTATGGATGTCCTATAGTTTTATATGATAAATGCGTCTTATACTCAGGTGATGAGTTGGTGGTGGACGGTATAGAGAAAGGTACTGATATATCTGTCGTTATAGACTCATTGAGGCGTATTATAGCGTCTAGGGATAAGCAGATAGATTTATACCATCGTGAGGTTCTGGATTTGAAGAAAATTATAAACGAGCTTGTCAACGCCGGTAATGGTGGCGGTGATAATGGTGCAGAAGAGGAGGTATGGTAACAATGAATGGTTGTAACAAGAAACAATACAGGCCTACTGTAGACGATACGAAAGTACCGTGCTCTACGTACATGAGCACCGACTGTGTTTATCCAGGAGACAAGGTACGTGTGGAGTCATTGGGATTATCTCCCAGTTGCGATATGTCTGATGTCCTTAACGCTATGATAAAGGCTATACGGGACAGGGATGCTGAGATACTTGAATTAAGGAGAATGATTAATAAATTGATTTGATATGAGGAATAACTGTAATCCATGTAAGCCGGAATATAGACCGGGGAATGAATGTAGTATCTACAGTTCCCAGATCATATATGATGGTCAGTCTTTTCCTGAGGCAGATATCAGGAACGGAGATGGCATGAATAGTGTAATCGAGTCTCTGGTAAGGAAGCTGGTTGCCGTATCTGGAGCAACGGCGTCCATCCAAAGGGATTCGTTTAAGGGAGTGCAGGCCGTAAGGTTAAGATACGAGCCTCTGAATGTTCTTAGCGTGACCTACTGCGGTACTATCGTACCTAACGACGGGTATGTCGTTTCTGGTAGATCCATTAAGTTCAAGAAAAGGTATTGCATGGGCGATGAGTTCGCTGATGTTAATATCGTATATACTACATTGAATAGTAATATTTTAAATACTTCATGTTATGGCTAAGAGAGTGTATGATACGGTCTTGGCTTCCGAGTGTGACGGTTGGGTATGCGGTGAGACACTTAAGAAAGGGTCTGTCCCAGCAGACAGGTTGGAGCTTGATTCTTTTTCAGAGGCCGTCAGGGAGCTTATAGAGCGTTTTTTCGAGGAGGGATGGTTGCCGGATATGATCTGTGATCTTGGTTGTGGTGGCGCCAGCGTGTTTGAGATTAAGCCTACTAACTTCGAGTATCCTCCTGAGGGCGGCGAGCAGATTCTGGAGATTATCGTAGGTAAGAGTGATAAATGGACTATAACTCAAGCGGAATGATATGAATAATTTAAAAGATATTCTTGCTAAGATCGAGCAAGGCTCCTCATGGGTGTCCTACGACAAGATTTCCGGTACCGGTCCCGACAAGGTGGCGATCAAGGTAGAGCCGGGATGGATGGGTAGGTTGCCTAGGGAGACTTACGTAGCGGTCGAGAAAGGCAAGGTAACGAAACTCGCTACCATAACCCAGAAGGGCATGGAGCGGGTAAGCGTGGATCCGGCCAATATCATGTTTGACATGGAGGGCGGGACGGCGGTCATCAACGCCAAGCTTAACTCCGCCTCGGTCAAGGCCTCCTGCCTTACTCTTGGTGGTTCGGTGAGCAAGTCTTATATAGTTTCCATGAACGTGAATGGCTTATCCATGAAGGTTCCGGAAGAGGATAGCAGGTATATAGTGTATGCCGATCCTGAGGATCCCGGTGCCACTGATTTGTATGAGGCTAGTTTTGTTATAGCTATGCCTAAGAACATGGATAACGAGGAGCATCATGAGATGTTTGTCTTGAATGGCAAGGTTGTTAATATCAATCAACAGCCTAATGATATACCTTATATTATACTTGATCATGACTTTGATAACGTGACTAGTGAGAACGGTCAGGTCGTTATCGATATCAAGTCCAATACCGAGTATGATATTGAACTGGTATGTTGCACTTGTGGCGATGGCAGCGAGGAGCCGGAACCGGAACCACCCTTTAACGTGGATCCGCAAAGGTTGACGCTTAATAAGGATGGTGATACTCAAATCGTAAGGGTAGAGGCCGGAGATAATGTTTCATGGAGAATAGAGGAGGATTGACATGGCAAGGGAAGTAGATAAGAATTGCGTTGAGGGTAATTGCTTTGCCATTAACGATAAGAGCCATGGGGTAGGCGATAATAAGCTTAACATCGTATACAAGGCTAATTACACCGGTCAGATCTGTACGGCTAAGTTCCGTATAACGTCAAAGGACGGTAGTATTGTCAAGGAGTATATGATAGCTCAGGACGCCAAGCCCGTTTATTATAATATCAAGATGGTTCAGCCGTTTACCAAGGATGACTGTCTAGCCAACCAGCACGGTTCGGTTGTCTTGTATGTGGTTGAGGAACGGACGTACAAGTCGTTTATCTCACAGGAGGACGCTGACGCTAAGGCTATGGAGGATATAGCTCTTAACGGACAGAAGTACGCTAATGAGCATGGTGAGTGTATAACTGACATCTGGTATAACGAGGAGCAAAGGAAAACCTTTATCCGTAACAATTGTGATAAGTTCAGTGATGGTCAGGAATATGTTTACATCGTCCCTGAGGGTAAGTACGTGTCTTCTATCTCTCAAGAGGACGCCGACAGGAAAGCTCTTGAGGATATTGAAAAGAATGGTCAACAACAAGCTAATCTGGAAGGTGAGTGTAAGCCTAAGGAGAATATCTATTATGGTAAGTTTAGCAAGACCTTTACCCGTAACAATTGCGACTCCACTCAATACGGAACGGATGTGGTTGTTAATGAGACGATGGTTACAGGAGACTTTAGATCCATCGTATCTCAGGAGGAGGCTAATAAGTTAGCACAAGCCGCTGTAGAGGCTCAGGGTCAGGATATAGCTAATATCAAGGGTAATTGCGAGAAGATACCGGTATTTACCGGATCGTATTCTAAGGTATTCCAGAGAACCAATTGTCCTGAAGGTTCTACGCCTGTTGACTTTACCGTGGATGAGAAGATGTGTACCGGCTATCCGTTCACTTCTACAGTATCACAGGATGCCGCCAATAAGCTGGCGCAGGATGCTGTTGAGGCGCAAGGTCAGGCTATCACCAACGAGCGTGGCGATTGTCAGACTAACGTCTACTATAACGTTAGGATGGAGAAGACAGTCACTAGGAACAATTGCGATGAGTTCCATATTGGTCAACCTTATACTTATGTTGTAGCCGCCGGTAAGTACTTCTCTATTATCTCGCAGGAGGACGCCGACAATAAGGCCAAGGCCGATCTTGAGGCTAACGCCCAACAACAGGCTAACCTTGAAGGTGAGTGTAAGGAGAAGACCGTATATCATGGTAAATACAGTAAGGAATTTACCCGTAACAATTGTGACGAGACCCAGTATGGTACTAAGGTTGTTGTAGACGAGACTATGGTGACAGGAGACTTTAGATCTACCGTATCTCAGGAGGACGCTAATAACAAGGCTAAGGCCGCTGTTGAGGCTCAAGGCCAGGATGTGGCTAACGTGAAAGGTAAGTGTGAGAAGGTTCCTGTATATACCGGTACTTATACACGTACGTTTACCCGTAACAATTGTGGTACTGGTGCTGGTGGCACTTATACGGTAAACGATAGGATGGTTGATGGTTATCCATTTACTTCCACCGTGTCTCAAGAGGATGCCAACAGCAAGGCTAAGGCTGCCGTTGACGCCCAAGGACAGGCTCTTGCCAATATCCACGCCCTTTGTACGTATACCGGCCGTGCTTCCCTGGAGTTCACGAGAAACAACTGTGGTGAGTGCAAGATCGGATCTAAGGTGACGATCACTCAAGATATGGTAGAAGGACACCCATTCCAGTCTAACGACTCGCAGACCGCCGCTGACGCTATGGCTATGACCGCCGTACAAGCCCAAGGGCAGGCTTTGGCTAATACCAAGGGTACCTGCTCTAACGCTACTATGTATACCGGTAAGGCTAGCTTCGAGTTTACGAAGAGCAATTGTGGCGCTAATCAGGTAGGAGATCCGTTCACCGTAACACAAGATATGGTGGAAGGTCATCCGTTCCAGTCTTGCGTATCTCAAGATGAGGCTAATTTAGTGGCTATGGCCGCTGTAATGAATCAAGGCCAGAAGATCGCCGATGAGCGTGGTACTTGTCATGAGGCTCCTAAATATACCGGTCATTATAGCGAGGCGTTCGAGAAGAATAACTGTCCGTCCGGTCTTATCCCGTCTTCGGTTACCGTGACCGAGGCTGACGTGACCGGAGGTCCGTTCTACTCATACGAGAGCCAGTTCGCCGCCGATGAGCTTGCCAAGGCCGCTGTCAAGGCGCAAGGTCAGGCTATAGCCAACGATCGTGGTACTTGTGATGAGTTGAAGATATATGTAGGTAATTATAGCAAGGAGTTCACTCCTAAGTGTCCTACTTGTCAGTACGCCGATCCTATCACCGTAACCCCGGATCTTATGGGACAGTTCTTCACCTCTACCCGTTCACAAGAGGAGGCTGACGCTTTGGCTAAGGCCTACATCGACAGAATGGGTCAGGCGTTCGTCAACAAGAACTATGATGATACGTGCCATACGAAGACCGAGCAACCGGTATGGAAGACTATAGAGACCGTATGTAAGGACTGTATCTCTCAATTACATCAACGTAACACCAATACCTGTTATACTGATCCTGATAATCAAGAGCGGTATATAGCTGGTGGTAATAATACATGTTTCTGGTTTGGTACGGCATCCAAGGCCTTTACCCGTCAATGTGCGGATGGTGGAGTTGGAAGCTCTGTTACCGTAACTCAGAATGATGTTACGGATCCAAGTCCTAGCTCTGATGGTAAGTTTAAGTCATGTGTATCCCAAGCTGACGCTAACGCCAAGGCATTGGCCGCCGTGAACTCTCAGGGTCAGGCCGTGGCTAACTCGAAGGGTACTTGTACTTGGACAGGAAGCTATACCGGTCAGGTTCAGAAGAACAATTGCGCTGATGGCGGCGTAGGAGACATGGTATCCGTAAGCAGCAGCAAGCTTCCGGGACACCCGTACACCTCCAACATATCTTTGGCTGACGCCAATAAGAAAGCTGAGAATGCCGTTCGTGGAGCTGAGGGTCAGGCTTACGCCAACAAGAACGGAGGATGTACATGGACTTACGTGGCAAGCCGTGACTTCTATAAGAACAACTGCGCCGAAGGCGGGGTAGCCCAGAGGATAACGGTGACCTCCACACAAGCCAACGGCGGCACGGCTATCACCAGCAAGGTTTCTTTGGCGGATGCCAGAAGCAAGGCAGAGCAGATCCTAGACCAGAAGGGGCAGGATTACGCTAACCAACATGGAACTTGTGTATGGACCGGTACCGGAAGCGCTACTTTCTACAAGGATAATTGCGGCTCTTGTAAACAAGGTGTGGCTATATCAGTTCCTTATAGCTCGTTAGGATTAGATCCTATAACATCAACGGTCTCTCAGGCTGATGCCAACAATAAGGTTCAGGAGGCTTTCAGAAGCAATTCGGCTACCAGAACCGCCGCCCAAGCTTACGCTAATAAGAACGGAGATTGCGAGGATACTCCTCCTAATTGGAGTGGTTGGAGCTATGATGGCGGAAACTATTGCTCAGGTGGTGATGTTTGGGCTAGGTATAGAAGGACTGATAGCACTGGATGTCACTCTGACGAGACTGAGAACAGGTTGCATGAGTCTTGCGATTGTGGATGTTCAGGTGGTTCTTGTGATAGCTGTTGTGATCCTGATTCTTGGAGTAGAATAGGAGAGGCTGAGTGTAGATCTGGCGAAAGTGTAGCTTTATATAGAAATGATTGTGGAAGAGAGGAATATCTAAGCTATGGATCTGCTTGCTGTAATATGATCGGTTTCCAAGGGGGATCTGCTACTAGTAGGAATTGTCCATCTGATAGACCTTGTAAAGTAACGATCTCCTATCCGGATGTACCTTCTGGATCTATATGCGCTTCTAGCACGTCTTCTGCCAACGCTCAGGCTAGCGATAAGATAGAGACGTTTAGATCACAAGCTCAGGCATTAGCGGATGCAGGTTGTAGTGGAAGGGTATGTAATGATTATGTAGAGGCTACTGCTACCAAGCAAGGTTGTCCGTCAGGATGTACGGCTCCGAAGGCTTCCGCTTACTGGGTTTCTGGCGGAAACAATGGCGCTTGGTGTGAGTGTAACGGTGATAAGGCCGCACTTACCGCCGCGGCACAGGCTGACGCACAGAGACTAGCACAGGAAAAAGCCAACGCTATGGAATGCGATTGCCCCAAAACATGGAGCGCCAACGCTAGCGGAAGTTTTAATGGACAATGCTTAAGTATATCCGTAAGCTATGATAATCCATGTGGTAAATCTAAAACAGCATCATTTGATGTGTATTATACTAGATCTGAACCATCTGGAGATGTAGAATATTTCTCTACCACTAAAACAGTCACCATACCATCCGGATCGGGAACGATATCAGGCGGAAGTGATTGTGTTAGCAATGCTACAAGCATGTATGTATCTAATCCAAGTCAAGGTGGAGGCTGTTAAAAACAAAAAGGAGAGGTTGATTATCCTCTCCTTTTTATATAAACCTAAGATCTTTTCTCTTAGTATGATTTAATATCCTACTAATATGTCTGGTACTTAATCCCGTTCTTTCCTTTATCTTATCATAGATATAACCCTTGAATACGTAAGCCGACATATCTCCCAGATCTTTTATAATCTTGTCATACATATCATGCACCTCATTATATCTTATGATTGAGCTATCCCCCATCCCTCTTTCACCTATACCATCAACTATGGCATCATTGAAACCGAAGAAATTAATTATTGATCTTATTATATCCATTATCACTGAATCTTTTGAGTTTTCTTGTTAATATCCATATCCGGATTCTCGTCCGTAGGAATCTGCAATTTGGTTATCGTCTCTCTTAACGTCTCTGAGACAACATATTCTAGTAGCTTGTCAGGACATATGAAATCATAATCCCATTGAGATGTACATGGCTTATCTTTTTCAGCTCCACATCCCCCTAGCTCTAACGCCGCTTTCCTGTCAAGGGTTATAAGATCCACGTTTATAGCCTCTATATTTATATCAGGTATATAGATATATCCATCATTGACGTAATAATAGTATTGATCTATATTACCATATTTACGTTCCTTGTTATTAGCGTATTTTCTTAACGATATAGGAGTAAATATAATATCATCCATGATGTTCGATACCTTTATAATAGCCGGTCCTATACGGGTATATATCATATCGGGAAGCCTTTTCTTGGATCTCATAAGTATCCGGCATAACTTAAACTCATCAAAGCAACAATCAACCTTCCGGACTCTCTCCATCTCCATGCAATTAATATGAGTATATAGCGATTCCTCGCCGAACAAAGTACCGTCAGCGTATTTCTGGGCTATATACGATCTGGCTTTCTGCCTTCCTATAGATAATATCCACCTCCTACTGACATGAGCGTCCTTATTGATGGAGTTCATATCATTTATGATCCTAGATACAAATTCTGAATTTTTCATGCATGAAATACTAAGGAGGGGATATACCCCTCCGGTTATTACTTCTTTTTCTTAACCTTGCCTCCACATTTCATTTGAGGTTTCTTTTTCTCGGAGACTTTGCCTCCTTCTGCCATCTTCTTTTTCTTAGCACATGCCATAGTCTTACTTTTTTAATGTTAGTGATACAATATTAGTCATTTCTATCGAAAATAGAATAAAAGAGGTTGATGAAACTACCAACTTACCGCCGCGGCACAGGCTGACGCACAGAGACTAGCACAGGAAAAAGCCAACGCTATGGAATGCGATTGCCCGGAGCAAAAGACGTGGTCATGGTCTGTATCTATGAATAATGATTGCATGAGTCATGAGCAACTTGTCACATCAAGAGGATTTACGATTACGTATAATAATCAATGTGGTAGATCTATATCTGGTTCTGTGAGTGGTATAGGGTATACACAAAACGGAGAAGAGCAGGTCAATAGCGCTAGCTTTACAATTCCCGCAGGATCTGGAAGCAAGAGTGGAAGTGTGTATTTTAGCCGAGAAGTGGTATGTGGAGATGTAACAATCTCTGGTCATGATTCAGGTAATTGTTGACAATCACTGCTGTGATGGTTTTTAATAAAAAGGAGAGACTTATTAGCCTCTCCTTTTTTTTGTTATACATCAGAATCTTAACAGTTCCCAGATCCTCCCCCAGAAACACTTATGGATCCACATTGTACTCCTGAATCAAAACCTATGACACCAGTTTTTTTACCAGACCCAGTAGGTATACTTACGGTAGTACTTCCAGCCGTAACGGTTTGTCCATGATCATTCCTACCAGTAACAGTTACAGTTATTGATTTAGATGATCCACATTGATTATTGTAAGACACTTCATAGGAGCACCTTAAGGCGGATGTAGAACCAGACAGGCCATTACAAGGATCACCGCTCAGCATAGCGTTGGCGCTCCATGTTTTGGGGCAATCGCATCTATCGGCCTGCGCCAAGCCATTAGCGTAAGAGATACCATCGGATTGTAGGTTATTGTCGGCTATCCTATTTGCCTCGTCCTTGGTGCAGGCGGTGTATTTTTGTGTATAAATTTCTTGTATTAGGATGAAATCGTTATATTTGTGATATGAAAACAAAGTCATTTAAAATACTTGATCAGTACTTTCTCCGTTTTTATAGATCTATTATGTCTAAGAACGGCAAGAGAAGGAAACATACGATTGTGGACAAGAATGATATTCTCGAATGTCAGTCCTTGATATGGAAGGTCATACGTGATAAGTATCTGGATAATGAGGGTGGGGTTTATATAAACAACATCGGTTATCTGTGCCATAAGATCAATCCTAATCGTAAGATATATCTAAATAAGCTTACCGGTACTATTAACAGACGTGGAACTGGTGGATATTCTTACGTCCATACGTGTATGGATTTTATGCCTAGGAATAAGTATTTTCATCTATATATCTCTCCGGCCTTGAATAAGGAATGTAGGTTGGCTATGGAATCAGGTAGGAGATATAAGTTCTTGTATCGGGAGGTTGAGTCGGAGAGTAAGGTATTTGGAGTTAAATGGGTTTATAAGCTGTAGAAGTTTTTGTGATCCAGTTAGCCCGTGAGGGTAGACTGGATTTTTTTTGTATCACGGATTCAAATACATATCTTTGTGCAAAAGACTTAAATATGACGATAAAGGGCTTATTGGCCGAGATCAAGGCCGATTTACATAAATACGATGATAGCGGGGCTATAGATACCTCATCTGTTTATAGGTGGGCTGAGATCGCCTTGAAAAGGTTCGGGGGTGTTATAGCGGTCATGTCCGAGGCGGTTGTCAAGACCAGTAATAAACAGGCGGTATTGCCTTCCGATTTTTTCGACATGCTTGACGCCTATAGGTGTGAGCCTCTTATCTGTGAGATTCCTGGCGGCGACAAGGCTAAGGCTGACCTCCAACACGAGATCGGCTGGGTCGAGCGCACCGAGCGCGGTTTCCGTTGGAACTCCTGCACCGAGTGCTGTAAGGAGGAGTTTGAGAAGACGATCACGGAGAGGATATATATCGGGTCTCACGAGGTTCGATTTCATTACCATCATCCCGTAAGGCTGTCTATAGGTCGAGGACTGAGGCGTGATTGCGCCGCCGACAAATATCGGGATAAGTACGATTGGGATAATTATGATATAACTATATCCGGCAATACTATGTATACCGGGTTTGATGGATTTATTTACATCATATATCGTGCTACACCCAAGGATGATGACGGTCTCCCATATATACCTGAAACGGCGTTAGGATACCTTGAGGATTATGTCGAGACGTATATCAAGATGAAGATCTTCGAGAATGCCGCTGTGAATGGCTTGATACAAGGCGCTGGTGATGCTTATAAATTATATGCTCAGCAGGAGCCGGGTAAGTTCGCTAGGGCTATGAAAGAGCTTAAGATGTCGATGATTACCTTGAATGATTATCGGGAGCTGGCTGAGGATAATAGGAGGAGGATGCTGTCCCATGAGCGTATGTGGCCCAACGCTTTTGATAAGTATATTAAACTTATTTAACAAAATACGATGATATGGCTGATTGGATACATTTAGATAAGACAATTGGTACCGGTCCTGCTGAGGTTAGGGTTACCGCTGATATTAATGAGACTGGCGAGATACGTCAGGTAACATACAAGGTTATAAAAGAGGGGACCAAGGAGGAGAAGACGTTCGTGTGCAGGCAGGAGTCCGTACCGGTGGTGATCATCCCGGAGTTCGATTACCTTGTTCTTAGGTATATCTGGGCTGACGAGGACGGCATTGACTTTGACACGGCTACCGGTTTCGATAACACCGGCCTCCCGGACGTTGACGGCAAGCTTGTTGGTTGGAGTAAACAGTACCAGACCACGCAGGAGCGGGTAGGTGATTATCTTATCCACGGTGGTGATAACATGGAATCAGGTAATGAGGCCGCCTTGATCCAGATGGGACCGTTGTTGGATGGCGATAATTACGATAAATTACCTCTTGAGATCAGATGCAGTATATACGGTAACTGGTATGGTGGTCGTGAGAAAGGTAATGTCACTATCAGGTTCACGGCATATAAGGGCGGTTCTATGGAGAAACGTGGATATGATTTTGTCAATATCGGAGGCGAGGAAGTTTATACCGGTGACGCTCCCACTAACGTATCCGCTCATGGTGAGGATAATTGGCAAAATATAAAGACCTTGTATTCTAAGGTAGGCACGATGATCTATAACAAGGAATCTCGTGACTGTATTGTAAGAATAGGTGAATAGATTTTTCTTCATAATATAAACACATCGGCTCTCTTGTTCGTGAGGATAGGAGAGTTTTTTTTATTTTTTTTTAATCCTTCACTTATGACATATTTGATCTTTTATTGCGTGGGAATAATCTAGCTTTGCCGAAAACTAGGATCATGATAACTTTAAATGATGTAAATAACGAACTCCATGTCCGGTTATATATACTGGAGGTGCTTAAGGATTATATAAGAGATGATGATTTCGATGGCCTTGTAGATAAGGCGTTGGATTTTGTCATGGAAGGCGTTTCTATGCCTAAGGCTCCGACCAAGGATACCACCATGAGTGACATATCAAAGAGCGTTTTGGCCTTGGTAGCGGGTGCTGGATTAGATGAGAGGTTAAGCAAAAGCTCTTTAGAGTTAGCTTACGATAGGTGTAAGATGAGGTACGTATTCGATCCTCGAAATCGGGATATACACGGTGTGATCGTAGGTTATTCCAATGACTTTAATAGTCTGGTAGCTGTGTGTGATGAGGGATCGAAGAAAGGAGTGGACAAAGGATCTACTGATTTTGTGGATGTCAATGAGAGATACGTGACTAACGGTTTCTTTTACATATCTGTAGAGGATGCCGATAAGCAATCGAACTACATGGGTGGAAATTCGTAATTATTATGTTTTTGTGCTTTACCACGAGACGTTTTAAGTGTTTAGTCTTCCTCCTGACTTGTGAAAGTTAGGAGGATTTTTTATATTCGCGTGATTTGAATGTTTTGCATAATACGTACTGTTTATTAGAATCCGCCACATAAGTGATTATCTGGTGGATTTATTATATTTGCGAAAAAGATAATGTCGTGCAAAACAACTCTAACATAGCGGTTCCCGACTCCGGGATGAATAGGGATAAGCATCCACAGGATCTATCCCCGTCTGAATATAGTTTCGCCTTGAACGCCACCATAGAGGGTGACGATGGAAGCCAGCTTAAGATCCAGAACGAGCCTAGTACCCTTTTATGTAAGCGATTCGATGGCTATAAGGTTATTGGGTATAAGAATGATATAGCTGGTGATAACACTTATTTCTTTCTATCTAATCCGGATGATAATACGTCTAAGATCACGTTCATGCGGTCGTTGGATTATATCAAGACCGTGGAGGATCAATTGGCTGGATCGGGAAAGGACATCCATCGTATCCTTGGCGAGAGGCTTGAGGAGTCGGATGGTCGTTTTGATGAGATATGTGATTTGATGGAGATCCTGATAGAGGACTGGGTTGATGACCCTTGTCTTAATTTCTCCATTCATCATCCGATCTTCGATATAGAGATCAAGGACGAGAAATGCGGGAAGGTGATATACTGGACCGATGGATATAATCCCCAGAGATATGTTATGGTCGATAAGGCCCTTAACCCGGATGATGATGGTGACTTTTGGTATCATTATCATGGGTATAAGACATGTGGGGATGACAAGCCAATAGAGAGGTGTAGGCTGGCCTGCGAGAAGCTGCTGGTGTTCCCGTTGCTGACGGCTCCGTGCGTGGAGCCTGAGGTCGTGGAGTTCGGGGGAAGCCTGCGTGCCGGGACCTACCAGTTCTGCGTGGCGTTGTGCGATGAGTTCGGGATAGAGAAGACCGGATATTGCTCATTGACCAACCCAATCATGTTATTCGATCGCCAAGATATGGTTATCCGTGATGGTTTATGGGGTAAGTCAACCAACATGGGTATCCGCCTTACCGTGTCTAATATAGATAAGCAGGTATCTCATTATAAGATAGGTGTTATACAGAATACGGTTGGGTTTAATGGTGAGCAAAGCCCGGTTCTTGAGTATTTCATAGAAGGTATACATCCGATAACGGAAAGGACCATCTATTATCTTACGGATCAGTATAGCGAGCGTACGACAATGGAGAAGCTGTCCAAGGAGATACCGGTATATAAGACAGCCAGAGGCATGACGTCTGTCGGGAATCGTCTTCTTCAATACGGCTTGACCGTGGAGAACGAATGGAATCTTCAACCGGTCGTCAACTTCTTGGGTCATTTCGTTAAATGGCAGACATCTATAGCCACGGAGAATTTGTATAAAGACGGTGTGGCTTGCTCTAAATACGCCTCTTTCATGCGTGACGAGGTATATCCGTTGGGTATAAGATTCTTTACCAATACAGGATACAGGACGGCTAGATTCCCGCTTATCCCTCGTCCGGCCACAAGGGAGGAAATGGAGGTTATCGTTGATGAGGACGGTAACTCTGACGACCTGTCGGCTGCGTCGGTGCTGGAGAACAACCCGCAGTGCGCGGGGAACAGCCGCCGTCATCTTTGGCAGTTTAAGAATACGGCAAAGATCATAAACGACCCGTCTTGGGGATTTGATGATTTTGGAGGAGAATGCAAGAATCAGCTAGATGTCAAGCAACTCAGATATGTAGAGCAGGAATATGCCACGGTAGGAGAGACCCAATTCGTTATCAATACGATGGGGGAAGATGTTACGGTAGATGATGCTATTGATTATATCGCTGATAATATAGAGAACCTGTGTGATATCATAGAATCTAATGTAGGTATTACTGACGAGTTATGCGCTGCTATATCATTGCCGGAGGATCAAGACGGTATAAAGGCTCCCGATTTCCCTAGTGGATGTGACGATATCGAGAGGATAGAGACCAGGACTATATTGGATAAAAACTCTTTGGTGGATTCTAGGATTGATTTTACATATAAGTTAGCTAGTGATTATACGGAGACAGAGCCTACTGTATTAATACAAAGTAATGCTGAGTCTCAAAGGAAGTTTTCTGTATTGTGTGATTTTGATAATTACTCTAGTGGAGGCAAGAATATCATAGATCTGGTTCAGGAATGGCTGGATGGTCAGGATGAGGATAAATTCCCGTCTGACATAGATTCTTCCGCCTTGGTCTTGTGTCAGGATATGTCTAATGTCCGGCAGTTATATGATGAGGGTATATGTACTAATGGGTGTTCGGTAGGTGATCCTTACGCGAATCCTACTATTAACGATGTGCAACTACCAACGTTCCAAGGAGGTAGGTCATTGGGTAAATGTACGTTCTTATTCCAAGGCGATGGATGGGAAGGCAAGAAGCATACCGAGACTATGCTTGATATATTGATGGATTCAATGAAAAAGTACTTCCCTCAATATGAGAGTCAGTTTGGTATTGAGAACGCCATGTGTCTTTTTGGTGATGGTGATAACTCTAAGTTCAATACCGGTATATCTACTGATTGGGAAGATCGTGTGTCTGTGCAGAATGATATTGACGCCAAGACCAATTGGTTCGGTAGAAGCAACTTGACTTATTTCAAGTTCTATCCACATGTATCCTCATACGCTAGATGGGTAGAGTTGGATTACGAAAAATACGTAAGCGGTTTATCCGATCCTGATAACGGTATTATGTATATAGAGATGATGGGTAACTATAATTATCCGATCGGTGACTCATCATCATACAATAAGGTTCGTATAACGTTTTTCTCGGACAAGGAAGGTACCGTGGCTCCTAATCCTTTGGCTAATGATGCCAAGAAAGGTGTTATAGTGAATTACGTGGATCATAAGATATTTATGATGCCAAAGTACTTGTTCTGGAATGATGACAAGACTACTTTCCATAAGATATATGTTTGCATCGAGCCTGCGGTATGCGTGTTCTTCACCGGTTTCGCCATGAGGAAGGACATGAAGGAGCTTGCCGGATTCTATACGGCCGGCACCGCCATCTTCCCCGCCCCGTTCTGTTTTGGCATTCGGCCACTGGAGGTGAAATACGTATTCTTCTTTACAAAAGAACTGAAATTAAGGAGATTTGTCACATATGAGGCGAAATGCATCTCATGTGGAGATAAACCCGCTGATTGCGCTCCCAGACCATATCAGTATGGTGATTTTGGTTATTGGGAATCTATCAATAAGTATCCGGCTAATTTTGAGTTGTATGATTCAAGTAAGATCGGGATATTATCGGGAGGATCAAAGAGGAAGGATATAATAGATTCTTTGACGAAATACTATGGGTCTCCTAAATCCGTTGAGGGTAAGTCTTATTTCACCGGTAATGGGGATAACGCTGAGTACCCCAATACGTCAACCACATTTTGTCAGAAACCTATACGTCATTACAAGTTTCCGGACAACTCTGTCGCTCCTTTCATGGGTAATCCGTCTCAATTGACCGGTCAATATGGAGTTGACTCCTATATTTATCCTATGGGAGTGATGCTTGATGATGACATTGTTAATGAATTTCTGGATATAGCGGTAGAGAACGGTCTTATAGATAAGGCTAGAAGGGATTCTATAATAGGATATGAGTTGTATAGGGGCGATAGGACGTTGGATAAGAGCGTTATCGGAACCGGTCTGGCTTATGATATGTTTAAGTACGATGATCCCGACGGATCGGCTAACCTTTATCCTAATTATCCTTACAACGATTTGTCTGATGATATGTATATTTATAAGGATATTAATCGTGAGAATTTTATAACGCATCCGTTTAACAGAAAGGGTAATATCTGGTATTCATTCTTAAGCCCTGATATTGCCTTCAACAAGCCTGATGCTCCCACTGAGTGCCTTGTTGATGGTTATCAATTAGGTAAATCCTCTGGTATATTCAGGGAGGTGGAGGATCACCCTAAATGGACGATATTAGGGAGCAAGGCTTATAGTATGGCAACGTCATTGGCCACGGTGGAGGCTATGGCTAATTTAATATCCGCTATAGCTGAGTATACATATCAGTCGGCTTCACAGCAATATGTCGGTGGAGGCGTGATGTTTTTGGCCAACCCGGTGGGTATAGCTCTGACGGCTATCCGTCTGGCTACAGGTATCGCCAAGGCCACAGCCCAGTCCGTGGTGGATATAGGCAAGTACAGGTATCAGTGGTTAACGGCATTGATAGATAGGGGACCTAGATGGAACTACGCTTATTATTATACTTCTGTCGCCCATTATAATCTGTTTTATCAAAAAATGGGGGCGTCGGAGTTGCGTGGATTGTCAACGGCCAAATATATCAAGAGCGGGTTATATCCGGTAACAGACATCTCGTCACAAGGGGAAACCGTAGGCGGTAAGCCTATTATCATAAACAACCTCGATCGTGAGCATTCGTTGTTCATGTCATTTGGTATGGATAAGTATATGCTTGAATATCCGGAGTTGGTTTCAAGTTATGATACCAGCCGTATTCAGGATGAGTGTAATATTCGTAACGATGAGGTGGCTGGTATGACGCCTCATTTTATGACACGTGAATCTTTTGTGTCTTGCCCTTATATGAGGATAAAGAAATATTCTCCGGCTCAATACGGGCAGATAGAGGATATCAGATGGGTATCGTTAGGTGGTTGCGGGTTGATGGATGAGGATAAGCGTAAACCTGTTTTTGGAGGTGATGTGTTTATATCCAGATTCTCGCTTAAAAGAAAAATGCCTATGTTTTACTTGACCCAGTTTGGCCAGGGAGATATGATACCATTCCCTTATTATGACTATAGGAATATCGGGTATCCACGTTATTTTGTTAATTATGATACCGGGGAGGATTATCTTAATAAGACTGACACAGATACTGGATCGCTATATTCGTTCCCTAGCCGTAAGAGTGCTTATGAGATGGCTTGCAAGACCGGGGATATGTATCTTAGTGGTCGTTTCTTTCTGTATTTTTACGGCATACCTCAGTTTCTAGTGGAGTCTGAGATTAATTGTAATTTCCGTATAGCTGGGCCTGAGCCTTATGAGGGTTTCTATCCAGAAGTAGGGGATTATATATCATGGACCCAAGAGCGTAATGTCCCTATATCAAGGGATAATGTGTTTAAGATGAGTCCTGTGTACAAGAATCGTTTTACGCTAGGCGGAAGGTCATTACCAGAGACGTATGATAGCAATTTTTGGGACTGCGCCTACCAAAGACCCAACGGCGTCATATGGAGCACCGCCGACGTTTCGGAGAACGGCATGACCGATCCTTGGCTGTCGTACAAGCCTATGGATTACCATGAGTTCAAGACCTCATTTGGGAAACTCATAAGCATGAAGGGGATAGAGTCGGATCAGATATTAGCCCGCTTCGAGAATCAGGTAGGGTTGTACAACGCTATAGACGTGTTGGCGGAGAGAATATCCCCGGAGAATAGTGAGCTAGGTACAGGTGGTCTTTTTGCCTCTCGTGGTATCGAGTATAATAATACGACGTTAGGATATTCCGGAACCCAGAGCCGGGATATGGTCAGTTGTGAGTTTGGTCATTTTTGGGTCGATTTAAGGCGTGGTCAGGTATTCAAGGTAGATTCTAATGGTAGGAATCTTACGGAGGTCACACCGGGGCTTAGAAACTGGTTTAAGGAGCATCTTCAGATGAAGATCATCCGTAGCCGGATATATAACGCTGATACGGACGCTGAGTTGTCTTATTACGATATCGATAACAAGTTCTTTGGTATAGGGCTATCCATGGGCTGGGACAATCGGTTCAAGAGAGTTCTGATAACCAAGAAAGATTATATACCGGTAGGGAATCCGAGCGAGTACCAATTCCGTGGCGGCCGGTTCTACAGGAACGGGCAGGCGGTGGAGCTACAGGACGCCAGCCATTTCACGGACGTCTCGTTCACCGTTGGATATAACTGCCTGAAGGGTGAGTGGAAATCATATTTATCCTACACCCCTGATTATTATATCGAGCACCAGCATTATTTCCAGTCCGGAAAGAACTACTCAAGTGAAAGTCAGGAGATAGGTTTATGGTCTCATGGTTTGACCAACCAATCGTATCAAGTATTTTATGGTAAGCTATATCCGTTTGTTATAGAGGTTCCGGTACGTGAGCAGTACGTGAATAAGATCCTCACCAACTACCAATATCGGATGGATGCCAGAAGATATCAGGATGAGGTTAATTACCAAATTCTTAGGACTACTGGATTTAATAAGGCATGGTTTTATAATGATACCAACAACAGCGGTGAGCTTCGGATGGTTATCGCCGACAAGAACGATATGAGCCAGCGCCTAAGATATCCTATAACTAACGACGATAGCCGTGATATACTGGTGACGGAAGTAGACCAGAAGATCAATATCAACGACTACTTCAACGAGGTTAAGGACGATACTAATAACCTACCGGTATGGGTTAAGGACGTGAACGATATTGGCCGGGAGATCGACCCCAGGGCTGTCGATTATCATCGGAGGTGGCGTGATCGTCTTCGTGGCGATTGGTTCTTGGCAAGGTTCGTGAATGACATTGAGAGTCGGTTCAAGATGATAGTAAGATGGTTTAGTAATGATGAGAAAATTTATTGATTTATTAACATATGGGGGGGGGGTATTTACCGCCTCCTCTTATATATTGAAATGATATGGAAGATTTTATTGGTAAGTACAATGGTAATCAAATAGACAGTAGGCTTGATAAGGTCAAGGATATGGTTGGCGCCACGGCGTCCGGGGCTGGCGCTGCGGGATTGGTGCCGGCTCCCGCCGCGGAGAAGCGTACAGCCTTTCTTCGTGGTGACGGCACATGGCAGGATATAGATGTTCATGAGCCGGGCTTCTTGGGCGATAATCTCGATAGCGAGGATGATTTTAGAACTATATTATTTAATTTGGGCTTTGATAAGGAATTTACCCTTACCAAAGCGAAATATGATATAATAGCTTCTAAATGTGAGGTTGATATACCAATTCAATATCTTTTATCCGGAGCATCATCGACGTATGGGGTTGGGGACTTGATATTAATTAAGGATTCATCCGGGAATATTCAAGCCATGTTGCGCTCTGGATGCAATACGGGAGCTGGGGTCATTGCATCTTATCATGTAATGATCAATATATCCAGCGACCTTACCCATACGTCCATTGTCACCAGTCATACCGTACAATCGGTATCTAACCAAACTAAGGACATATCCTTAACGATTGGTGGTGACCCAGTCGGAGATAACAGGGGTATCAACTTCTCTACGGCCGGTACAGGGACCAAGGCTTTGATGGATGATGGGACTTATAAGGAGATAGGTTCTTCTGGAGTGGATATCTCAAGTTATATTTTAGAAGGAATTGATTTTAAGAAAAATACTACCAAGGAAGGTTTCGATAAGATAAAAAGCTGTATTATTAATAAACAGCATATGTATGTGTATTGTAAAGTCGAAATGGGTGGCGATGTAGTCGCTTTTGCAAGTGATGTTATAACTAATTTTTTGTATGGTAATATATCCTTGGTTATGGTCGATTTTTCGAATATTGAGTTGAAACGAGTAGTAATAAATTCGAGTGATTATAATATAACCGTAACAAAAATTTAATGTTATGATTCAAAAAAGGAAGGTTACCAAGAACTCAGGCAAGTGTCCCAAGTCGGGGTGCATAAAGAAAGTAGGAAGTGACTGGAGAGTGGTTAGTAACAAGACCGGAAAGTTATGGCCGGCTAAGTACAGGTCGAGGGATTCGGCTAAGAAAGCTCTAGCGGCTTATCACATGCATTGAAAAGCGTAGGCGGGTAGGTGATATGAGTCATGTACCCGCCTAATGTTTTAATCCGCATCTGATTATACCTATCTTTGTAGAAAACGTTATTTATGGCTAAGAAAGATAAGAAAGAGGAAATCCCTTCATGGATAAAGGATTTGTATAAGGAAGATCTTGATCGTGTTGTAAGAGGTGAGCGTCCCATGTATTTCAGGGGTATGGATGATAGTCCTTTAAAGAACGTATCCCCGGAGTTTGATATCCTTAGTGGAGGATCCGCTGTTAAGGGTATGAATGGGATAAGAGGTGCGTTGTCTCCGTTGAATAATGGCATGGGTAATTATAATTTCAGCATTAGGGGTATAAATAAGAAGATAGGCGAGCTGGTTGATGAGGCGGGGTTATATTTGCCTGAGAAATTAAGACCTATATATCAGACTGTGGTGGACGCTATGTCGAGATCCAAAGATAAGGGGTTGGGTTATATCACGCAGCCGTTGGCCAACGCCCTGTACCCTGCGGACGAGCGACGGAACCGGCGTCTGGACGGGGAGCATCCCGTTGGTTATATGGATGCCATAGATGGCATATGGCCTAGGGAGAAATATGGGTTATGGGGAGAGAAAATTGAGCGGAAAGCCGAAGGAGGTCCTACTGGTAATGATCCTATGTATGTAAGACAAGATGTATCTGATAGAGCTTTGTATTTAAAAGACATCATAGGTAACGCCGTAAGAAGGAGGTTGTATAAGAATGTAACGCCTGATGTGGTAGCCTCAAATGCCAGTCTTCCCGATAAGGTTAAGGAATTTATATACGGAAGAAATGGCAAAGCTAATGTTGATGAATATAGCGAACAGCTATGGGGTAGATTCTTATCCCAGCCTAATAGTCTTGATGGAAATAGCAAGGAGGTAAGGATTCCTGATAATGTCATTACTGATATTGAGAAGATGTTCAATCGTGACACTAAGGATGAGATAAAGAGGCTAGATAAAAAGATTCGTGATACGGAGCAAGAAATATATGGCTCTGATAAGCCGGCTACAGATGATGCTTATGGTAGGCTGAAGCTTTTGAAAAAGTCTAGAGAATGGGTAGATATCTTTGAGAAGAATCGTAATTCGGTAAGATCCGGAAAGCCTACGGTTTTTTCTGAGTATGATTTTTACCCCGAAGCTGCTGGTGATCTTACCCCGTTATCAGGGTTTGGTAATTTTACTATTTATAGACGTCCGGATGGAAGGTTAGGTGTTTACGATGTATATGATTTTTATAGTAATGATCAAGAGTTCCCAGTCAATATAGTCACTAAGACATTAGACGCTATAGGTGATAAGTTTGAGGAGAGAGGGTCGTTTGAGGATCGAAATCCTCTTCCGGAAAGTGGAAGGGATGCTCTTATCCGTAATGCCATTACGTCCAAGAATAAGTTGGAGGACAAGAAAGATGGAGGTCCGGTAAATATAGAACGAGATTATGGGGCTGGCAAATACGTTATTGATCCTAGTAGATCAGAGGATAGTAAGATGGCTGTGTATGATGAGATATGGGACTATCTGACAGAAAAGAAGGGGATACCACAAACGCAAGCTATCGGCATCCTGTCGAACATCGCCGCCGAGTCCGGAGGGGACACCGAAGCCCTAGGACCCGCTGGTGACTTTGGTATCCAGCAATGGCTTGGACCGAGAAAGAAAGAGCTACAGCGTAGGTACGGCAAGAAGCCTACATTAACCCAACAACTGGATTATCTTGTGGATGAGTATCAAGGTCGTGTACCGGGACTAGGCTGGAACTACATTAACCAAGGCAAGTTCTTTGATAAGGACGCTCAAGGCAATGTTTATAATTACTATATGTATTCGAAGGCTGATTTTGATAACGCCACGAATTATAAGGACGCTACCGTGGCATGGAATCAAGGATACGGAAGACCCCTTGGATCGACATTAAGAAACGAGAAGCGGTTTGAGTTCGCCGATATGTTCTCCAACAGATACGGTGTACCGGAGAACGAGCCAATGAGATACGAGTTCGGGCAGCGGGATTCTGGTACAGGAGACGGAGGTCAGCAGCCCGTGCCTGAGACGGTAGCCCCCGCCGCTCCTTCTTTGGCTTCCCATCCTGCCATGGATAGCTGGTGGGAGAAGGAAGGTCAAGACCTGTTATATAAGATGCTAGCTCAATCCGGCGCTAACAAGAAAGCTATAGAGGACATCGCTAATAATATTAAGAATGATCCTCAATCAGAGGCGCAGATAGCGGAGGCCGAGCGTATGCGTAAGGAACAGGCGAAAAGGCAGTTGGTGCTTAACATGATACCGGGGTTGATGCTGAATATAAAGGGTATGAGTAGATCTCAAAATTAATGTTACATTTGTGAAGTAATTAAACGTTTTTGATATGAAAAGATTGTTGTTTTTATTTGCTATGTTATTGACGCCGTTCGCTTTGATGGCGCAAGAGGTAATCCCATCAGAAGGGTCTATTACTATTGATCTGACTACCTTTACCGGCATTATGTCTTTCGTTACGATGTCAGCTACTCAGCTAGCTAAGGTGGTGCCGTATATTGACACCCATAAGTGGGCTAAAGTCCTATCCGCCGTAGTCATAGGTATGCTGGTTTGTATATTAGCGTGGCTACTAAAGGTGTCTCCATTGCTTATAGGGAGTGAATGGTGGGAGGCATTGCTGTATGGGATAGCTGTTGGGTTCAGTAGTGCCGGCTTCTACGATCTGGTGAAAGCTATAGGATCACTGTTTGTAAAAAGGATCTAGCATCTTATAATTATTTGAGATATGTAAAATTTCAAGATTTTATTATCTATAATATAGGCTATTATATTTTGTAATAATATTAGTATTGCTTATATTTGTGCGCCTACCTACTCATCACGAGCGGATAGGCGCATTTATTAATTTAAAACTTTTAGTAAAGGTATGAAAAGTAATTTGATTTTATCATCAGAGAGTAGGGAATTATTAGGTAGGAACATTTCTGTTATGTCCAAGGACGGGTTTGTATGCATAACGGAAGTTATGGAAGCCTTGAATGAAAAACGTAAATCTATGGGGTTGGAGTCTAGAAGGCTTGATCATTTGTTTGCTACTAATGGATTTCAGGAAAAGATGAAAGCTCTTGTTAGGGAGCTGAGTATTAATGATATATGTACTGTAAGAAATCTTACGGTACAAAACCACGAATTGAAAATCAATAAGATAACCGATCTCAAAAAATACGGAATGGCTTACCGAAGAGGAAAGGGGGAGGGTCAGAAATGGTATGTAAATCCGTATTTTTTTGTTATGGTAGCATTGGAATTGGATCCAGAGATATACGCCAAGGTGATAATATGGTTGCATGATGGATTCATAGAGGACAGGAATGCCGCTGGCGAGGCTTATATCAAGATGAGTTCGGCCGTCGCCAGGTTGGTTAGCGACAAGAGTCAGTTGTCTGATAAGATATCAAGGGTAGCTAAGGCTATTAATTTTATCGTCTTTAACAAGCATGAGAGTGGGATAAGGAATACGGCTACAAAGAATCAGTTAAACGACATAGTAGCTGTAGAGAATGTTATCACCGGGGTTATAGATGGTGGCTTTATCGATACTTATGATAAACTTATAGATTATCTTGGTCATGAGTGGAAAAAGAAGTGGAGTAATCCTATAACGTGTTTAAAAGATTGATATTAAAAAGACTCATCGTTGTGAAATGATGAGTCTCTATTTTTTTAAACTATCTTTGTGTCAGAACGAAATTAATTTGATATGAGCAAGTATGTAATCAAGAGGAAGATACCTAAATATCAAGAGGCCGGGGAAGTCGGGTCGTATATGCTTGGTAATATGGACGGTATACAAGGGTTAGGTATAGAACCTTTGGTGAATACCAACCAAGGATTACCCGCGCCGGTCAATCCGCTAGGGATATATTCTTTGGATACTCCAGATCAGTTGAGGACTAAATACGCTAATGCTTTTGATCAGGATAGTGTGTTTCCGGCTAGCTTCAAGGGTAGTTTACAGCGTATAGCTGAGAATTATCAGGACAATGGTATTACGCTTAATAACATAACTGTTAACGATGTTGATAAGTCTAAGACCGGTTCAGGCGAGACGGATGTTTTTGATTTTACCACCATCCCCTACTATGGCGCTGATGATATAGGGTCTAGATTCACTCAGATGGGTCGTGGTATAGGGCGTATGAGAAGCGAGGGATATGGTGATTTATCCACTGGGGCTAAAACAGCTAATACGATAACCACCATAGCCTCAGGAATTAGTGGTATCATGGGGTTGGCTCGTAACGTGGTTTCTGGGATAGCGTCAGAGAAAGGTACTCGTACTAATATCAGGTTGGCTCAAGATCGTGAGGCTAGGCAAAGAAGGCAATCCCAGATGCAGTACAAGGATGGTGGGGGTGTTTATCTAGGGCCTAATAATAGGTTCGATAGCGGAAGCCTTACCGGTGAGTACCTGTATCCGTTACCTAAGTCGATGGAAGATCAAGCCAACGTAGAGGTCGAGAAGGGTGAGTACGTGACGCAGCCCGGAGAGGCGCCGATGGAGGCTATGGGGCAGAAGCACGCCGATGGGGGAACGCCTGTTTCTTTGGAGCAGGGTACGGAGGTTATTACCGATGACACCACCATAGAGCCGGACTTCGCTAAATACATTAGGGATACGTATGGTATTAAGGCTACACCAAAGGATACGTACGCTACGTTAATGGATGGATATAAGGTTAAGATCGGTCTTAAATCAGCTTACGATGATCAGAAAAAGGCGCTGGAGAAGCTGAAGAAGAACGATAAGATAGATGACGAGAATACGAGGCGTTTAAACGCCTCCGTATTATCTAAGGCTATAAATGATAGCAACGATACCGTTAATGGATTAGAGGGAAGATTTACGGACTTCGCTAATGTCATATACAAAGAGCAGGAAGACCGGAAGATGAAGAAGGATGAGGATACGTATTTCGCTAAGGGTGGTGAGATAGATAACATCATATCCAGATCCATGAAAGAATACGGTCTTACGGAGGAGGATATAGCCGATGCTAAGAAAGAATTGCTTAAGAAAGTGGCTGGTATTCGTCAGAAGATGGAGAAAGGTGGTAGTTCTTTATTCGATTACCTACTTACTTTCCGTCCCGTAGAGAACAAGTACAATAATAAGGATAACACGTTTGGGTATCAGCGTCAGGGTCAGGATGGCTCTTATGGCGGTATTAATACCGATGAGAGACTGGAGTATTATAAGACGTTCATGCCTTTGGCTTATGATGCTTATATGAGCGCTCCGAAGGCTACTGCCGCCAAGGCTCTTCAGGATGCTATATACAGCACTACTGGTGGGTGGATGGGCTTGGCCACGGCGGAGAACCCGATCATCGCCAACGCAGAGGCGCTTCGGGATTATACGACACTCGTTTCCTTTGGAGGCGAGGATAGCCAAGGTAATTACCCGGAAGATAAGAAAGCCTCATATCATGATAGGATGAGAGACAATAAGTTTGGTCAATATTCCTCATCTCGTCCTATGATCGGTCTGGATGTTGTTACAGAGGAACAGCATAAAGCTCTTAACGACGCTGGTATCACTCATTTTAGCCAACTATTCTCTGACAAGAACAAGGATGTCGTTAATAAGATACTTGGCGAGGATATGCTTAAGATGCAGGCATTGAGATCCATGAAAGGAATGGAAGGTCTTGATTTTATACTTGATCCTCATAAGGTGGCTCCCGGTTCTATGGATATAGGTGATGTGGAGGAACCTGATGTTAAGTTGGATATGCCTGAGCTGATTGATCCCAATACACTCCCTAAGACCAATACAAATGCCGGTAAGTCGAACAGCGGCAATGGAGGCAGGAATATAGTGGGTGGCGGTCTTGACTTCCCCGAGGTATTTAGGATGACCCCGGGAGCCGTGACAACGGAAGGTCTGGAAAGGCATTACGCTCCTACCGTGGATCCGGTGTTGAGATCGGCTGATCAGTATATGGTTGAGACCAATCGTGCTTTCCAATCACAATTGGATCAGATGGGTAATGTCCCGGATTCCCAGAGAGGGGCTTTATCATCCAACTTACAGGCTATCATGAGTTCCAATATAGGTAGATACATTAATGAGGTAGAACAAGGGAACGTGGCTCAAAGGGCTTGGGCTGATAATGTAAACGCCCGTACTTGGGCTGATACGTATGATAAGAATATAGCCCAACGTCAAGCTTACCAGCAACGTATATTGCAGGGATTGGCTATAAATGACGAGAACTGGGCTAGGTATTTCGATAGCGTAAATGACGAGATCCAGCAGAAGTGGAATACGGCTACGACCATGAATACATTAAGGTCTATATTTGGGGATGTAAAGATTGGTCCCAATGGACAATTAATCGCTGATCCTCAAGGAGATATATTGAGTTATAGGAGATTATATCCTGCTCAGGAAGTAACTAAAGGCAAGAAAGGATAAAGGATGGCTTCACAATATAGTATATTAAGGAATTACGGCAAGTATGTATCGCCCTACAACATGGATGTCATGATGCAGGGGATGGGGTACATGCAGCAGAAGATAGATACCAATCGGCAGGCTATAAACGAGTATGCTGATTATATTATCAATTCTGACATTATAAAACCTCAGGATAGGGAATATCTTCAGAATAGGTTAAATGGGCTGATACAGGACGTGAATAACGTGTATCGTAAATCTAATTTGGCTTCCGACGGTATAGCCAGAAGCATACAGGCTCGTCTTGGAGAAGCTCTGGATACCCGTGTGTTGAATGCTATTGCCGGTACTAGGGAGATCCGGGCTTTTAGCGAGAAGATGGAGGATATGAAGCTGAACAATCCCAAGATGTATAGTCCTATAAACGAGGCTGAGGCTTTTGCGGATGCCGTGGCTTGGATGAATGACGGTCAGGTAGGGACACGTCTTAATCCTATACATTATACCCCTTATACGGATTACCACGCTGAGATTGATGAGAAGATGAAGAATTTCATCTCCCTTAACAAGGGGAAGAAAGTCAATGTACCGGTGACTGATGCCAATGGCAACAGGACGGGCGAGATGCGTGAGATGTATATAGATGAGATGAGTTACGCTCAGGTCAGGGATATAGCCATGGCTTCTATATCTGAGAACGGTAAGGCTCAGATGCAATTAGAGGGAAGATATATGGCTAGAACGAATCCTGACTTATTTAATGTTCAAAGCACCTCAGATTTCCTTAAAGGGTATATTGATGATTTCAGTGTCAAGGAAGAATCCATACGAGCCAAGCTAAAGGGCGTTGGCAATGACAAGGCCAAGAGGGCTAAGTTGGAGTCGGAGCTGGCGGATATTATCAAGCAGAGAAATGATTTCGTGGAGGAGGCCGAGGGCGTTATCGGTAGCAACTACAGCCCGGAGCGAGCCGGCATGTTCATGGTACGACAGCAGTTCCTTCGTGGCGTCGGGCTGAGATGGTCTTATAATAACTCATACGAGACGTTGGGTGTTGATGATTATTATTTCAAGGCTAATCAGCAGATGATGGAGAGAGCTAAGTTTAATGAGACAAAAAGGCATAATCTAGCCATGGAGAAAGCAGCGTTGATGAGAGCCAGCAAATCGGGTAAGTCGGAGAATGGAGGTGGCGGAGGTGATGACACGACCGGGCCTACCGTGGTTACGAAGAGTGCCAATCTTGAAGATGTGAATATAAGCGATGAGTTCATGAATGGATTTATAGCCAATGAAAAGGCGGTGAATACAGGCATGGAGAATTTTGTAAAGTCTCTATCAGACGATGCCAAGAGTAAGATCGACGCATGGGCATCTGATCCTGAGAATAGTAATGTGGTCAAGGATATGGATAGGGATCAGGTTATCATGACTTATTTTAAGGCTAATGGTGGATCCACGAATACACTTCTTGATTATAATGGAAAGGATAGTTATATAAAGCTTCTTGGGTTAAATAACCAAAGGAATAAGTATAGTAAGATTAATGAGGGATTCAATAAGGCGAGCAATGCTGTTTTGGATGGTATTGATACTATAATTCAGAGAGAAGCTAGATCGGATAGTGGATCAGGTATAGATATTAGTTATGGATTCGGCACATTCAATCTTGGAGATATTAATAACAATGGCGATAAGGTTTTTGATATAAATGGTATAAACGATATAACGTTAAACGATTGGGCTAAACTGTCAGCTTATAGTTCTTTATTGAATGATAATATAAATGTTGTTAATAGTCCCGTTAAAGGGGAAGCGCCATCTATATCGATAGATTCAGGTCAATCTAGTGTCCTACTGGATAAGATAAATAATCTTATGGGGACATCCTTCTCGCTTGATGATATTGAATCTATAATGTCTCTTGTTGTGTCTGGTGCTAATAGGAATATACACGTCAAGGCGATAGAGGATAGATTTGCTGGAGATAATAGAGCGATTGGTGTCGCTACCGCTTTATATAATGGAGCGTATAGGGAAAGAAACGATTTGTTAAGACATAAATGGAGTCGTGGTGATCTAGGCAGGATCGCTGATGACACTAAACGTGCTGGCGAGGATTATCTAAGACAATATCGTCATGAATATGCCGAGCGTGAGTATATCTTCTCTGGTGATTATCCGTCTAAAAGCCAAGCTGAGTATGATTACATAAAGATTAGTGATCTATTCACTCGTGGTGGTGGTTTTATTCCTAAGGATAAGGATAATGCCAATACAAAGATAACATTTACTATATCTCCTATAGGTGATGGCAATTATCAGATCATTGGTAATAATGGAGGTGATGGCAGATCTGTTGTTGAGGTAAGTGAGGCTGATTTAGCCGCCAATGACCTTACTTTTTATAAAGAAGATGTAAATATCCCATCCGAGACCTACGACTCTGGTGTTGTATCTATATCGTTTGCCAATTCAAGCGATAATGCTTATGGGAAGATGGCTAAGGCATTGCAGGTAGCTCCTGTAGCTTATGTCAGCGGAGCCAAGGATATGACAATGCCTTATATAGATATGTTCACGAATATAAATGACGGTAATATCAGGAAGAATCAGATGATGATTGCTACTGACGTATTGTTTGATAACGCTTCCATGTACGAGTTAAGGGCTTCCGGATATAAGTATAATAATGGTTCCTCTGGGATAAATGTTGATATATACAGCAAGGGAGGAGCAAGGGATGGCGGTACTCCATTATACTCAATTGATCTGGATGGCGTTAATTATGCTGATGAGGTAGCTAGAAAAATTGATTTCAGCCCTCAATATTATTTGGTCATGGCATGGCAACAGATACTTAGTAAGGAGAATGAGGTGTATTGGAGAAGTGAAGGTAGATCTACTACTGATGATTTTGAAAGTTTCATCTCGCCTATAGCTAGTATGATCGATCAGGAGATAAGAAACAGGAATAACGGAAATAGTGGAAATAATGGAAATAGTGGAAACCAATAATAACGCTCCCAGTGGAAGGGATCTTGCCAACAAATACGGGTATCCTACTATGAGCGTGGATAATATAAAGGCTGTTGGAACGGATCCCTATAATATACCGGATCGTGACTTACCTCCGGTATTGGATCCGTATTCTGCTTCCGAGAGATCAAAGTCCCAGATACCGTCATTGTCAGAAAGGATCAAGAATACGGTAAAGACTAATTATTATGATAACATGAAGCATATGTCCCCTTTGGGATATATGGCTTCTGATCAGAGTTACAAGGGTAGATTTAATCTCACCGGACCGGAGATATCGTTAGAGGATTCAAGGTATCGATTAAGTAGTGGAACGTGGATACCCAAATACGAGTCCTATATACCCGGTGTAGATAATGATACACGTCTATCAAAAACCCAGAGTAGGGCTGAGAAGTGGATGAGAGGATTGGGTAAACTTGCCGGAAAAACCGCCTTATACGGATTAGGAGGCGTTATCCAGCCTTTTTATGGTATTTACGCTGGAGTATCCAAGGGTAATTTCAACGCTGTCTTTGACAACGATTTCACTAGATGGCTAGATGATCAGGATAAGAAGATGGATTATGGTCTAGCTCATTATTATAATCGAGAGGAGCGGGACATGAACTTTCTTCAAAGTATGACTACGGCTAACTTCTGGTCTAATGACTTTCTGTCGGGTCTGGCTTTTACCGCTGGCGCCATGTTATCATCCGCCGTATATTCCGGGGCCGGTCTGATGAACCTTGCTCGTACCGGAGCTAGGGCTGGGGTGGCTTTAGCTAGGATAGGCAAGGCCGCTTCGGACACCAAGAAAGCATTCGGAGCTTACCTTAGGGCCGCCCGTATAGGGCAGAGGGTAGGCAAGGGGCTGGATGCCGCCCTATTTCTTGGTACGTCTACCTCATGGGAAGCTTCAGTGGAAGCCAGAAGTATGTTGATGGAGGCCGAGGAGAATTTCAGGCAATCTTATCGTAACGCTTACGGGAGGGAAGTCCCGTATGAGGAGCTTATGAGGTTCAGGGCTGACAATGCCAATGCCGCTAACGCCGTATTCGCCGCAAACGTCGGCATATTGTCATTATCCAACATAGCTATGTTCGGTGATATGTTTGGCATGGATCTGGGCGTGGATAAGTTCATAAAACGCAATATATTTGGCGTAGGAGCCGAGAGAATGGATAACGGTGCACTAAGGGCTATAACACCAAAGAAATGGCAGAAAATAGCTGGTAATACGTTTAATATCATTAAGCGACCGGTATCTGAGGGTTTGTTCGAGGAAGGTCTTCAAGGTGTGTCCAGCAAGTCAGCGGAGGATTGGGTGGAATCAAGATACAATCCCATGGCTATTCGCCAGAATATAGGTTATATGGAAGCTATAAAGAACGGATTCAAGGAGACCTATGGATCTAATGAGGGCTGGAAGGAGATCGGCATCGGTATGATTATCGGATCGGTTATGGGTGTAAGAAGCCTTGGAGGTATAAAGGAATGGAGCCAAGACATGTCCCGTAATAAGGGGATGGTGGAGGCCTACAACGCCAATGCTGGCGCCTTGACCTCGGCGGCTGTCCAAGCTATTCGTGGCAGCATGGCCCTGAACGCTCAATTATCAGGCTTGAAAACGGATAATAACGCTGACGATATACCTAATTCTAGAATCGTAGATAAGACTTTTAGTGACGCTGTATTCAATCGTCTTCGCTATGATCAGGAAATGGGGATGTTAGATGATACCAAGGAGAATTTCAAGACAGTCATCGAGTCTATACCTAATAGCGATATAGCCTCTGATATGAATATGACAGATGAGCAGGTAAATGAGTATAAGTCCAACCTTGTTGGCGAGTTCAATAAGAAGGTTGATAATTTTACTATGGCTAGTAGATTTGCCGACTCCCTTACCGATGGTATATCCAATAGATCATTTAACACCTACATCTCTAACATGGCTTATAACGGTCTTGAGGCTAAGGATAATTTGGATGATATCGCTAATCAGTTAGGAAGGATATACAATACGGATATAGGCCCCGCTTTAGATATATATTCTCGTCTTAATCCTGATTCGAGTAGGGATCTTGAGAAACTTAGGAAGCTTACAGATGATATACAGAAGATGGAGAAGAATGTTTTGAAGCTTCAGCAGAGTATCACGTCTAAAGAAGCTCTTGAGTCTGATAAGGTCAAGTTAGCCAAGGAGAATGATAGACTTCTTAAATTGACGGAGGATAGAATTGCTTTGGAGAGGAGATTAGCTACGTTAGTTAACTCAGAGACAGATATATCTAAGCTGTTATTAAACAGGAATGAATCAAGGATCAGTGCCGCCGATCTTATGGCGGCTTATGAGACTATAGTTGGTTTTGAGAATGCTGTATCTATCCGTGGGGTTGATAATTATAAAGAGGCTATGGCGTTACTTAGCGAGTATCGTCATAATCTTGTGGCTTATAAGAATATAAATGAGTCTCTTCGCCGTATGCGTGATAGGAGATTCATACGGTCGCAGGAACGTGGGTTCATGAAGGTCTTGTCAAACATATGGGGAAAGACTTATGAGGAGGATAATAGTAGATATGATTTCAGGAATACCGATGATCCTGATGCTAATTCCCTTTATGCCAATGATCAGGCCATAGATAAGGCTTATCAAGATGGTCTTATAGGAGAGGACGAGGCATTTATGTTCAAGACCTATAATCATATGATCGCCAGATCTATGGAGAATGATATCAAGGCTGATGAGGGCGGTATCGTTGAGAATGTGCCTGATAATGAGGATATAATAAATCCTTCTGATGATAGAATCAATAATATAGCTATAAAGATATGGAACGGTAATGAGGATATCTTATCTCCTAGGGAGAGGCAGATATATGATAATAACAAGGATCGTATCAATGATCTTGTAAATGGGTTTGGCGATAATCCTATAGCTAGGCTTAATAAGATTAGGTCAATGATAGATAGGTTAAATACCAACGATAACGTCTTAAATAACATCAGGGATACTATTGATGATATCATAGATATGAACATTAATGGTCTTGATCAGGATCAGGTTAAGGGGGCTATACAGACTTACAATGATCTTATGAATGATATTGACAACGGGAATGAGGTTGATCAGGATAAACTTAATGAGGCTATTGATATTATCAATAACTATTCTGATGATCCTCTTCTTCAATTCGTGGAATGGATGAGGCTGTATGATAATGGGAGTATGGTTGTCAAGGATTACGATAAGTCTATACCTATGGGTGATGTTCTCACGGAGAGCGAACCCGGAACATCCACCGGCAGGACGGAGGCCAATGCCGCCCAGAATCCGGTAGTGTTGATGGCCCAGAAGAGAGAGATTGGCGGAGTCATGTATTATGAGGTAGGAGGGATGAGACTTGACAGGTTTATGGACGGTCTTGGGCTTAAAAGATCTGATGCCACTGATACTGATAATGGAAGGGTGATGGATTTCACCAACGGAACCGACATATTTACTGTTATAGAGTCGAATAACCACTCAAGATGGATGATAAGCGAGGATGACGCTCAGGCTTTCGAGAACGCTACCGGTGTCATACTGGGGCGGCAGACCGCCTTATCGACCTCCAACTGGTTCATGGTGTATCGCAAGGGGCAGGATGGGTCTATTGTTCCTTATTATACGGGTGATACGTTTGGATCTAACAACGAGTCGGTGAATCAGGAAGCAACGGCTAGCCTTCGCAAGGGTGGTACGGTAAGGTTTGTGATGGATATGTCAGATCCGTATACCAAGGAATTGTATGATAAATACAATAGCCTTTATGCCGTTGATCCTAATTCCGATGAGACTAATTCTGCCCGTAGTGATTTGGTTAATAATATGGTTATTAAGATCGTGGATGGTGACGGTAATTTTGTCTCGGTGCTAAAAGCCAATGATCCAGACTCAAAAGGGAGTAATGCTGATTTAAGGAGTATGGCCTTTGAGTTGTATAGGGATAATGTAGGATCTGTAGCTGGAGAGATTGATATACCGTTTACAGGTACAGTCACTAGCGTTTTACCGGGAAGACCTAATTTTAGCATAAGTGATGATAATGGCACGTTGATGGTCTCCGAAAATGACTTCACCAATGAGACGGTTGGTAAGGTCGAGAGCGTAGGATATATAGAGAATGGGGAGGTTACGATGAAGGATAATATTAGGTATAACATATTCCCGTTCTGTACGGCTATCGTTAGGGACAAGTATGGTAATTATAAAAATTCGCGTATCCCGGTTGTAGCTATAAAGACAGGAAATGGAAGAAATTACCTGTACCCCGTAAGATTGAAAAATCAGGATATATCATCATTCTCATCCATGATCGGATCGATGGCTGATAGGATTATGGAGGGTCTAGGCGGAGGCGTAAGTATTGATGATATAATGGATCTTAATAACGCTATAGCCAGATCCGGGTTGGATAATAAGACATATATGATTCCGCTGGCGGGAGACGTGGATGTTATCAAGAACCGGCTTGAAGCTGTCAAGGAAGCGGCTAGCCGGATGCCTATGACTGCTGACGTAATAGGATGGATAGGTGATTCTAGGACTAAGGAGGATATTTTGATGAATGACGTTACGATCAACATCGATCTTAATAACGATCCTTTCATAGCTCCTAAGTTCAGGATGAGTATTAGGAGGGATGAGACGTTCTTCGAGGATACGGAGACCCCGTTCGGCAACCCGTCCGGTTCCCAATCGGAGTTCGCCTCGCCTACGAAGGCGGCCGAGGACAAGTCTTTGGCTTCCGAAGGTAATATAGTATCGGGAGAAAAAGAAGCCCATGATCTTTGCTAAATAAATTATCTTGATTTATCTTTGCGGTGTCAGTCCATCACCTGACGAGTAAGATATTTAAAAGTTGGTCCCTGTCGGGTGTGTGATGGCCCCGGTGGGGACTCTTTATATTATATGGTATGCTGTAACTATTATTTATATTGAAGCGATAAGATATAAACGAATAAAATGAGATTAGTTGAAAGACATATAGTAAAAGATAATAGATTTGAGAGCATATGTCTCAAATCTGGTTTACTATACAACTATGTATTATATAATATTCGCCAAGGGATTTTCAATAAAGAATATCTAAAGGAATATGATTTATCTACTAGACTATGCAAGGAGAATCAGGTTGATTTCAGAAATTTACCATCAGTTATTTCACAACAGGTTATTGGTCAAGCATTTTCGGTAATAAAGTCTTGGATCAGATCAAAGAAGGAATATGAGAATAATCCTTCTAAGTTCAACTCAAAACCTAAATTGCCGAAGTACAAGCGAGGTAAGAAGCAAAATATGGTAGTCTTCACAACTTCTTCTTGCAGATTGAAAAACGATGGTTACATCCATTTTGTCAAAAACATAATTTCACCAATCAAAACAAACATAGGAGATAACAAATTATGTCAGGTTAGGATAATCCCTCAAGCTACATGCTATGTGGTTGAGGTTATTTATGAGAAGAAGGAACAGGATTTGAATCTTGATAAGAATAATGTTCTTTCGATTGATTTGGGATTGAATAATTTATGTACATGTATAAGCAATGTAGGTATCAGGTCTTTCATTGTAAACGGCAAGATTATTAAGTCCTTTAATCAGTGGTATAATAAGAAGAGAGCTAGATTGATGTCATATATTGGAGATAAGGGAACTTCAAGGAGGTTAAGACAGCTAAACAATTATAGGAACTTTTGGATTGATGACAAGATCCACAAGGTCAGTAGATATATTGTGAACTATTGTATCGATAACAATATCGGAAGTCTTGTAATAGGATTAAACAAAGGCTGGAAAAACGGTATCAATCTAGGGAAGAGAATAAACCAGAAATTCGTTGAGATACCGTTCTCTAGACTTATCGACAAAATTTCCTACAAATGTAAATTAGTTGGAATAAACTTTCAGACTAATGAGGAATCCTATACCTCTAAAGTAGATCATCTGGCTTTTGAGAAATTATGTAAGCATGATGTTTATTTAGGTGAAAGAAAGAAACGTGGATTATTTCAAAGCTCTATTGGGAAGCTGCTAAATGCTGACATCAACGGAGCTATTGGGATTGGCAGGAAAGTATTCGGTGATTCTTACATAAGTGGGATAATCGATAGTGGGTTAGCGTTTAATCCGGTTAGAGTAAACATTTTGTGATACGAATGTGAATTTAATAAATGAAATAAATAATTTTAATAACGTGCAGTTAGATAGTTTTTTACATCGGAAAATTATGCAAGACCTACGCATCCAGCGAGTGAAGGTCTTGATGATGTTATACACCAGTCATTATTTTGTCAATAACAGACAAAGGCAGTTGCTTGACCATACATACGCTTTAAGCAGGGATCAGGCTTTTGATTATATGACTGAGTTCAATAAAAGGCTTAGTGATAAGATAGGTATAGAATGTACGATGGATATTCTTCTGCCTACCGATGATGATAATGCTAATATCATAATCGAGTACAATGGCATCATTAAGAAGTTGATGAGGGAAGCCGAGAGACTGGAGCTTGACACTGACGCTATTAAGGATATGATGTGCGATCTACTTAATGAGTTGAAAGGTGATATTGATTTTAATATCTTGATATTTGACGTAACCCAGTTACTTATAAAATACAATCTATTTAGGTTGGATGCCATAACCGAGCAGGAGTTCAAGGACTCTTTCGTCAGGATGGATAGTAGGAATATGGAGATAAAGAAATTAACTTTATCTGATATTAAGAAGGTGGTGATGATGATGGAGGATAGATATAGTTATATTTCGTCTATATGATAGACAAATATAATTGATTACGTTTTTTGTAAAAATATCTCCTATTTGTTTGTTGTTTTAAAATAAGTGTCTATATTTGCGGTGTCTATCCGTTGCTAGACCAGAAGAAGATATTAATATCGCTTAGGCGTAGGCGATAAATGAGAGCTATCAGCGGAGTAACGGACGCTGGTGGCTCTCGTTGTTTTATATTATGAACAAGGATCATATTTTGGGGTTGTATGATGATTTAAGTCATTTTTGCCAAACAGGGAAATTGAAACAAGCTGATTATTCAGGTTATTCTAGAGAGTTAGAAATTATTGTTAAAAAATTTTCGAGCGATTGTGATCGTTCAAAAAATGACAATGTGTTTATTGTTGAGGATTGCAGAATAACTTCGAATGATAGCGATTACAGCAATTTCATTTATATGGCGCTAATAACGTTATTCGGTAGAAGTGATTTTGATCTTGATTATGCCTTGAAGTTATATAATTATTTTATACTTGCAGCCATAGAACGACAAGATGAACTACATGATGCGGGTTATGATGAGTATATAATTGATAGAATGTGTTTAGATCATGTTTTTAATGGTGTTGTATATAATATCATTATATCAAATACAAATAAGGATGTTGATGATATTCATTTGACTATATCTAATGATCTGAAAGTAAATAACGCTATACCTATGTTGATGTCCAAGATAAGACCATATTCGACAGAATATGATTTTTATGGTTTGTATGATTCTATAATAGGATATACTTATTTTCTAAAAAATAAAAAGAACTATGGGCTAAGAAATAGTGGACTGCTGCGTACCTATATAGGGGTAGATATTAGTAATGGTCTTGTAAAAATTGGTAAGTCTAAGGATTTATACACTAGGGAGAGTTGTTTAAGGGTGAGTAATATCCATTTTTATATGATTGCATATGTAGATATGGATATAGAGCGTGATCTGCATATTAAATATAGTGTGTATAATGTTGATAGAGAGTGGTTTCATTTGAATAAAAAGCAGGTTAAGGAAATTATAAGCAAATATAATTTTAGAATTATAGAATCAAATGCTAAATATATTGACAATATATATGATATTTGATGAATAATGAATTTCATTTTTGTTATTTAGGATTGAGTTTTTGCCTGTCCGTGAGGATCGGCAAAACGATTTGTACTTTTTCAGTAGAAACATAAGGTTTGTTATTATTGTTATTTGGCTCCCGTCCGCTCGTGAGAGTAGGCGGGATTTTCATATCTTTGTGGCAAAACGATTTAGCTATGGGTAGATCTTGTTATGTGATAAAAAATAAGGAGGGTGGGATAGATAATGTCCTTGCCCCGAACGACCAACCATCCGGATTATACCAAAGGGCGATGGAGGTGCTTGGCGACCAGAAGCAGGCCTTATCGGTCTGGGGTACGGCCTACTCTCCCGACTTCGTGTCTTTCTTTGGCGATTGGATGTCCATGCCATCGGAATATGACCTAGATAGTAACGGGGAACCTAGGTATGATGATGTCATGTCCTTTATCAAGCGGAAGAACTATTTCGTCGGTAATTTCATGGCCGATGAGGTTAAGGATATCAATAACACCCTTACTTCCTTGGGAGTCGATAATATCAACGATCTTAATGATATGATCATATCCAATTTCCTCTCCGGTGGTGATATATTTCTCAATAGGTACAATCTTGAGCGATCCGGGATGTATGACGCCGATGAGATTGATAATATCATGACCAACCGATCGGCGTATGAGCGGGTAAGGGATATGATGAGGAGGATTGTCGATTTTATGTCTGAGGGGGATCTCAATGAGAAGGATACATATTTCTTGTCCTCCGAATCAGGCCTTGGTGATGATTATATGATATATGAGGATGTGTATGATTCATTGGGAAAGAGAAGAGTCTTGAATCCAATGGAGGTAAGGGATACGATCATGAGGGCGGTAGGCGGTATCAGCGACCGCCGGGAGTTCGATCAGGCTTTCGCCTCCATCCCCTACCCTTCCTTGGCGCTTAGGTATCAGGAGGATCAGGATTACGCCGATCGGATGTATGACACATATCGTAATATGACCCGTATGGAGGTCAGGGATCAGGATGGGAATACGATTACCGACTCATATTCCAATAGCACCATACCGTATATCAGTATGCCTAAGGACATGAAAGGTCTAAGGGATAAGGTTGGGGAGATAATCGATATGGACGATTTTAAGGACATCAAGGACGTTACTGGACGTCTATATGACATAGCCATGGATCTTGCCGACATGGGCGTTGATATAAGCGAGGCGATTAGCGATGAGATGGTTATATCCAGACCGGAGGATATCCGTGATCTTATGGCGTCGCTGGATGTCATGTTATCTTCCATACAGGCAGGCAATTCGGTATACGATAGCTTTATCTCCGATCTTGATAGGATAACAGGAAAAGGGAATCCGATATACGAGGTTCAGGATACTTATTCTACCAGTGATAGGATGGTGTATGTAAGGTCCGGGAATACATCCCCTTCCGATATGTATGATAGGAGCATGTTGTATATGGGTAGGAATACGTACCATAACACAGCCCCGATAACCGACACCGATCAGGCCTATGAGATGTTGGCCGATATCGGGATAGAGCGGCCCTCGTACTTGCCGGCTGGCGTGGTTCCCGCCGGGGCTTCCCGTTCCGATATTGACATGATCAAGGATAACATAAAGAAGCTAGTTATGTCCAACATCTCATCCTCGAATACTGAGAACATGATCCTTACCAGATTGATATACCAGCATCCCGTAACCCCTAAGATGGATGATGTCGATATTGATCGGGAGTTCAGGAGATACGAGGCTAGGCAGGGAAAGGATCGTGATTTTATCAAATCCTGTACATCGTTGAGGAAGATCCAGATCAAGGAAAGGTTAAAAAAATCGGATTTATATAATAATGTCTTACGTTTCCTTGATTTTAATGGATTTTATAATGTATCTTTGAATCACCATGACAGAGGTACGTTAAAAAACATAGAGATGTCGTTGCCGGATGGTCAGGTAAGAGATCTGTTGTTTGATGTGGCTATCGAGTCCAGCGACAGCAGCATGAGGGATCTTTTCTATCTGGATAGACAGGATAGGATGATGGATGTCGGTTTTTATCGATATCTATACCAAAGGAATCCGGGTCTGCTCCGGGAGGTCAACGGCGGTGTCGAGGCGAGGCTGGACGGCTTGTTTTTGGCTCGTGGGAGGTACGATGATTTCGTGTCTTTTCAATCTGGTCTATATGAGAAGGTGGGTGAGACGGTTAATGGTGGGATATATAGTTTCGTGGACAATTTTATATATTCGGACCCATCATCATATCAGGATAGTATGGCACGAAAGATAGGTGACGTTACGGTAAGGAGTGACGATAACCGCCTGTCAAGGATAGAGGATAATCCCTCATCCAGTAAGATAGTTAATGAATACACTGCTAATACAAATAAGTTGATGCGAGATTTTTCGTGTAGTTAATCTCTCTTTGACGTCGTGAGACGTTTTCTTTCGAGCATTGAAACATTGGATTTTATAGATTTGCGATGAATCCGGGTCGTAGTGATACGCTCCGGATTTTTTGTCTTGTATCGGTTCTTATTAATCCCATTTACAAGACATGACGTACTTTGATGATGACACATATCACGATCTTAGGCCTGTTAATTTTTGAACTTTGTAACGCCCACTATCAGGTGGGGTTATTATTAATTCAAAAATAAATAGACATGGGTACAAGTGGAGACAAAATCGTGCTGTTAGACGGCATGGGTTCCGGGAGCGGTAGCGCCGCTAATGGTTTATTATCTATGATTCCGGGTATGTTTACCAGCCTTTTGGGTGGTAATAAGATGGATCCGAATTTAGTCGCTGCGTTGATGAACGGTCGTAACAACCAAGACCAGTTCGGAGGGGCTAACGGCTGGTGGTTGTGGATCATCGTCCTATTCTGGTTATGGGGCGGACGTGGTTTCGGAAATGGTTTTGGTGGTAATGGAAATGATTGTTGCGCTAACGGTCTTCCGGCTCAATTGAACAACGACTATGGCCGTGAGCTATTGATGCAGGCTATCCAAGGTAACAGAAGCGCTATTGATCAGATTTCTAACGCCCTTAACTGTTCTACCTCTCAATTACAAAACGCTATCTGTAACGTACAAGGCGCTATTGATAAGGTGGCTGGTCAGGTAGGTATGACTTCTCAGGCCGTTATTAACGCCGTACAGCAACAAGGATGTGAGATCGGTAACCAGATTAGCTCCTGCTGCTGCAATTTGAGTTCTTTGATCAACCAAAGCACGTGCGCTACTCAAAATATGATAACGCAGCAAGGCTTTGACAATCAATTACGGACGTTAGAGCAAACCAATGTTCTTCAGAACAATATCAATAACGGTTTGGCTAACAACAGGGAGCAGTCTACGAGTCAGTTTAATATCTTGAGTGCTAAGATTGATGCTCAATCTCAGCAAATTCAGAATGCTTTCTGTGATCTTGAGAAGAGGGAAATGCAGCATACGATTGATTCGTTGCGTGAACAAAAACAGACGTTGGAGTTATTTGCCGCTCAGCAAGCTCAAACTCAAAACATTGTTAACCAGATTCGTCCTTGCCCGGTGCCCAGCTATTTAGTCTGCAACCCATTTGCAAGTAATGGCTATGGCGGATATCCTTATGGATTTAATGGGTATAATGGAGGTTGTTGCAACAATAGTTGCGGTTGCAATAATGGTTGTTGCAACAACGGGAACGCAGCTATTTAATTTTTAGTCTGACGTTTGGCAGATATCGTTCTTTGATTTACTGGTAAGGTTTTCGTAATCGGATAAAAACATCCATTTACATCCTTTATGTGTGTGCATTTTATGTTTGCAACATTTTAGTATGGATGAGTGATTATATCCATTTCTATATGCTTCCATCACGGAGGGAAATGTTTCAATCATTCCATCATTTCCGATTCGTACGACAGGCATGCTTTTCTTTGTGTTTAGTTTGCCTGTTTTAGAGTTAGACAGTCTTTTTCTTGTGATCGGATTGTTCATGTTCATAACTTGATTGCACCATCTTAAATTGTGTACATTATTATTCAGAGGATTTCCGTCTATATGGTCTATATCTGGATAATTATTAGGATTGGGGATAAATGCGGTAGCTACGATTCTATGGGCTGTTATTGATTTTCTATTTCTTTTGTTTTTATATAGATGATAACTGTGTCTTATATATTTGGGTCTACTTGTATTTTTATTTGGTGTTAGTATATGTTGTCCTACAACTCTGTAAGAGCAATGTGTATTTCTAACTTCTCTTTTAAGGGAAATTACTCTCCCAAAGGATGATACCATATAAAGTCCCTCAAATCCGACTACGTCTCTCCATTCCTCTCCCTCAAAGGAGATGTTCTTAATAAATTCTTCGTTCGTCATTTTCTCTAATTTTTAAAATGTGGACTAAGTTTTTAAAGAGAATGGGAAGGGAAAACTTAGAGAAACCCTTATCAGCAAAGACGCGACCTCTGCCTATCCCAGACGCGAATGTAGTTATTTAAGATTATAAACACAGTAAAAAATATTTAAAAATGGCTTGTGTTTCTAAAATAGGGTCTCTTTATGAGTTGGTCACGAAGAACGTGGTAGTGACTACTACCAACACCATCTTCGGCATCAACCCAAGGATATGGCTGTCCTTGCCATGCGAGGGCCTTCTGCTGCTGAAAATCCGGCAGGTGGTTCCGACAACAGGCGAGACATTGCCAGTGCAGATAGCTATTCCAGCGAACAGCACCGTATCCACGGTAGGTGATGACACATGCTGCCCGGTAACCGGCGTGGCTGTGGTGAATCCGATCAACGTGGCTGTGACCGGAGCGGCTATGGTTAACAACACCGAACGCCTTGTTTATTTCAACAAGGTAAGGGGTGTATTGAGGCTCATGGATTGCTGTGTGCCTACAACTTCCGCCTCGGCGTCGGAGACGACTGTTGATGAGGAATAGGTTAGATTGGATGTCTAATGGGAGGGTATTCCCTCCCGCTTAAAAATCGAGATATGTTTAGAGACTTAAAGAAAGGATTTCAAGTATATACGCTGGATACGTCCGATGTTCCGGTGTTCAGGATGGGGAATGTGGTTAACGTGTCCGAGCCTAGGTTCCAGCAACCCCAGATGGGTCAGATGGGGCAATATCAGCAACTACAGGATAGGGTGATAGACCTTACCGTGGAGATAAACGGATCCTCCATGACCTACGTCGTTCCGGAGGGTAGGGATGTCGCTATGTCCAATAACATAACTTTGGCCTGCTCGGTCGATCCGATCATGAACCAGCTTAACGCCGCTAAGAGAACTAGCTCCGATATTCTCGATAGTATCGATAAGCATAGGAGAACGCTAGAGGCTTGTGATTCGATCCTTGAGGAAATCAATCCGGCTTTTAAGCAGACTAAGGATCAAGACCGAAAGATTAAGAATCTTGAGGAGAAAGTCGATAGAATGGGATCCTCTTTCGATGAGCTAAAAGAGTTGTTAATTAAAAAATTAGGTTAATATGAGAGTTATAGATTTAGGCAACGGCCAAGAGGAATATGATGATGAGATCTATGATCGCAGAGGCGGCCGTGGACGTAGCAGACGTTCAGATGGGACTTACATGGGTTATGGTGGTGGAATATATGACCATTATGGCAAGGAGCATGACGGTAGGATGGATGAGCTAGAACGCCGTGAGCGTGATCTCGAAAGGCGCGAGAGGGAGCTGGAACGTGATGAGCGTGAGCTTGAGAAACGCGAGAGACTCCATGAACGAGAGGATGAGATGTATCGCAGGGGATGGTTCGGTGAACGTGGCATCCGTGACGAGTACGAAGGTACCGAACCGTATATGCGCAGGGGACGTAGGAGTCGTTACTACTGAGGAGCAGACGCTGATGACCCGGATTATAAGCGGTATATAGACACCCATGGATATCACTTTTCCAAGGAGTTGGCTAGGGAGGCCGCTGATAAGATGCTTAACGCCGATGGGTCCAAGAGAAGATGGACGATGGAGGACGCTAAGCAGATGTTCGATAAATGCGGGGCCAAGAAACCTGATAACGCCACTTGGGGAGATGTCCAATATCTGTTCGCTATGTTTTATAGCGACTACTTTCCTAAGGTATTGGACTGCGACCAGAAAATAGTCAAGGCTGTCTTGGCTTATCTGGAAGACCCTGACGCCCCGGAAGGGACGGCGTTCGTAAGGTATCTGGCGGTGCGGTGCTTCGTCGGTGACACAATCAAATGGAGTGAGATGATATGATTTGATACAACGTTGGAGAACCCTGTCGGCGATAGAATACCGATGGGGTTTCTTTTTTTGTCAAGTATCTTATTATCGTTACATTTGTCAGGAGTAGGTCTTTTTGTTCATAGGTAGGGCGGGCGGGAATGAAAAAAAGGATATCCTCACGGACACCCTTCCCCTTGGTTGAAAATCACTTAAAACATTATGAGTTACTACTACACCGCAAATATAGATAAATAAACGTGAATAGCAATGGGTAAGGGGTATTATTGGATAGAACCTGTGGATCGGACGTTAAATGATTTTCAGTTTTATAAGGCTCGTATCGTGGGTGACCCTGAATATGACGAGAAGCATCATCGTGTTATATTAAGGACGGATAAGTATTTCCCGGTAGGAAGTATCTTCCATGTCCTTAATGATCCGGAGATGTTCGTTATAGAGAGGAAATTTAAGACATGGGGGAATAAGTATGTCATTAAGCCTTGTGAAGGTGAATGGGAATGGGAGTCTGTCCAGAAACTTAAAGACAAGGCTATTATATTCCGTAGCGGATTCCTGCACGGGGACGGCAGCTTCTAACGCCTGCCCGCATCTACCCCCCCCTATATTTCTTGGTGTGTATGTATATAGCTATATTTGAGCAAAAAATAAGTGTAATATGGCAGATTTTCAAGGTAAATACAATGGTAAGCAGATAGATCAGCTTTTGGATAAGGCTAATGATATTGATCTTACCAAATATGCTCTTAAGACGGATAATGCCCCTACCGCCACGAAATTACAGGCGGCTAGGACCATAGCGCTGTCCGGGGCTGTTACCGGTAGTGTCTCATCGGACTTCGGAGGCAACGTAACTATCTCCACGACATTGGCCAATTTTGATGCCTCTAAGATCGCGTCCGGAACCATCAGCATAGATAGGTTACCTAAGGCGGCTTTGGAGAGATTGGTCGTGGTAGCTGATGATACGGCTAGATTCGCCCTTACCACCGCTACGGCTCAAAGTGGTGATACGGTAAAGGTCACGTCTACAGGTAAGATGTATCTGATAAAAGACGAGTCTAAATTAAGCAGTGAGGATGGGTATGAGCCTTACACGGCCAGTCAGGCTTCCTCCGTGCCTTGGTCCGGGGTTACGGGCAAACCAAGTACCTTCGCCCCTCCCACGTCCTCCGCTACCGTTCTTGGCGGTATTAAGGTAGGATATACGACTTCCGGGAAGAACTATAAGGTGCAACTGGATTCGTCCGGCAACGCTTACGTCAACGTTCCATGGACGGATAATAACACAACGTATAATGAAGCCACGGCCGACACCTTAGGATTGGTTAAGATCGGCTATGCTTCTAATGGAAAGAACTACGCTGTGCTCTTGGCTAATGGCAAGATGTACGTCAATGTCCCTTGGACTGACAATAACACTACATACTCACAGGCCACGAGCGATAATCTGGGTCTTGTTAAGATCGGGTACTCAGCTAATGGGAAGAATTATCCGGTAGCTCTTGACGGAAATGGTAAGATGTATGTGAATGTTCCGTGGACGGACACCAACACCACATATTCCAATATGGGGGCGGCAACCTCCTCTGCTGCGGGAAAGGCCGGCTTGGTCCCCGCACCTGCCGCCGGAGCGCAAGCCAAGTATCTTCGTGGTGACGGGACATGGCAAACCCCTCCTAATACCACATATAGCAACATGGGTGGAGCGACGTCCTCAGCCGCAGGATCGGCGGGATTGGTACCGGCCCCCCGCTGCGGGCAAACAGACGTCTTTTCTTCGTGGTGACGGAACATGGGTCGTACCTACCAATACCACATACGGATTGGCCTCTACTACAGCTAACGGCTTGTTGAGACAGCTTAATGGTAGTACATCCAGTTTCATGCGTGGAGATGGCACTTGGGCTACACCTCCTAACACGACATACGCCGTAGCCAACGAGTCTACTAACGGGTTGATGGCGGCGGCTGATAAGAAGACCGTGAATAGGCTTATAGGAGTTAATACGGTCACGACATTAGCCAACCTGCCTATTAGCAAGAGAAGTATCACGGCTACGTTATCAGCCGCTACCGCCCTATCCGTGGCTTCAGGCATGCAGATAGGAGAGGAGCTGATGATCAGGTGCGTCCCGTCGGCAGTGTTTACACAGGCTATACCAAACTCTGGAGCTTATGTAAGCATGAGTGGTACTTCTATAACCACTACGGCTAACAAGCCTTTCGAGATAAATATCTGGTGCTACGCTTCAGGCAAGTATAGCATCGCCGTTAAAGAACAAGATTAAAGAATAGATTATGGCATATACATATATAAACAGGGAAATATATCCCAATATGTTGGTTTTAGACGAACCTCTTGATGATAATTACGCTAAGGGTAATAGCTATGATGATTATATTAATGGCAATCCTGCCCCATGGATAGAGCTGGGAGAGGAGCAATTGGCGTTCAAGGAAGCTAATCCTAAAGCCACGGTTAAGGAGATCATTGAGGCTAGATTAGATGAGTCAAGGGTTCTTAACGAGGAGAAATCGGCTAAATACGAGGAGCTGAGATCTTATGAGACTGAAAATCTCCATGAGTTTTTCTTGGATGATCAAAATATTTATATCCCTGAATATGGCAGACGTAACGCTTTGGCTGATGGGGCTATAGTTGGTAAGATAACGATTATGGGTCTGGAGTTTGATATAACCGAAGGCAAGATCCTGATCGGGATGATGGATAAGTACGATAACGATCTGACAACGGCGTTAGGGGACAAGCAAAAGCAGATCAGTATAGCCACTACCGTAGAACAGGTGAAGGCTGTCGATGTTCAGTCCGGTTATCCTGATAAGGTAAGTGTTACCACGGCGTACATCCAGCAACAGGCGGAGGAGAAGGACGCTTCTGATCCTCAAAAAGTAGCTGTCAGGTTCTCTAGGATGGTAGTTAATAATAAGACCATATCTTTATCTTCTAACGAGAAATTGGATGTTAAAGTCCTATTCCCTATATGGGGACAAGAAGGAGCGGATTTCGGGCTATCCGTGGATACAGGATTTTGTCTTAGGGTAGTTAAGGAGGATACGGATATCCTTTACGAGGTTATCCAGCCACATACATTATCGTCGGAATGGGAGCCTGGACTCAATACGGCCTCCTTATATAAGGTTGTTGACAAGGAGCACGCCGGGACTATAGGTGATCCTATCCCTTATTTCCCTCCTATGGAGATATTTAAGGATAAATATTACATTCAGAACGCTGACGTGTATAAATGCACAAGGGATAGCGGGACTCCTCTTAGTCATAATCTAAAGGACTTGGTTGGGTTGTATGTTGAGGTTGTACAGGGCTAGTCGTATCTACCCCCCCCCTATATTTGACGTGTAATTAAATATAGATTATTTTTGGCATAATAAAAAGACATTTTTTTAAATCATTTGAATATGGCATCACAAAAATTTGGTTTCGTAACCGTCGACCCGGTATCAGGATCAGGAGATCAGGCGGTTAATTTCTCCGGTGAGAAATACACCGGTCGTCTTCAACGCACTATCAACCTTACAGTCACCACGAACGGCGGGGCTAAGAAGGCGTTGGTAGTTAATCAGGCAGCGGCTGCTGAGGCGGTAAGTTCAGACAGCCCTAACGCTTCCGTACAAAAGACAGGTGGTAATGTTACCATCACCGGTAAGTCTAACAGTACTAAGCTTACGTTCGCGGTCGCGCCGGCTGAGGAGAACGGGCTTACGTTACTGCTCCCGGCTAACTACACGGCGGCTGGAAAGATTACGGCTAACGGAGCGATTATCGCCGACGATCCCGGAGCCGCTGGCGAGTTCGTTTGGAGCATCACGATCTCGGGCGTACCGGCCAACGTCACGATCGATGAACTGACAGCAACATTGAAAGTAACCGCCGCTGGTGGTCAGGCAGCCAACGTGACGGTAACTCAAGCCGCTGGAGACTCTACTATCGAGCTTGACGAGGAGACTATTAACTTGGATGTAAATGGTACTCAACAGACGGTTAACGTAACATCTAACGACAGCTGGACTTGGGCGCAAGCAGCCGCCAGAACCGTATTGAGAATGATGGGACGATAATCAGTTTCTTTTCGTTTACTCAGACCCCGATCGACTTAAGCCGGTTGGGGTTTATTTATTTTACTATCTTTGCAATAGAACGAAAAAACGATATATATATGGCTAATGATTTGAATATTAATTGGAAAGACGGGGTAGGTGAGGTAACGGGCCAGCCTCTGACCATCAGCCCGGGGTCCGGGACCGGAAGCGCCCCCGTTTCCTTTGGCTCGGTGATGAACAACGGTCTTGATCGGACTCTTGAGCTGGAGATAACAACTCCAAAAGGTGTTAAGAAGACGCTCACGGTGAATCAGGAGGGATGCCGGCAGGCTTATATCACGAGCGACGGCAAACGATGGCTGACTAGCGACAATCGGGTATATGGGGTTTTGAAAAGCGATGCTCCATGCGAATGCACAGGTGATTGTCCTTGATATTTTGTTTTTACGAATTTTGTAATTACATTTGTGGCGCATGTCCATCACCATGCTTTTCGTCGCTAATTTATTATAAGGGATACCGGTCTGTGATGGGATCGGTATCCCTCTATTTTTTAATATGGAGAAGATAAATGTTTTCGATGTTCAGATTCCTGATGGAAGACAAATCCGTTGTATGTCGTATAATAAGGTTACTTATTTTGATCTTGACGATATATGTAAGTTATGTTTCAGTTCATATGATTTACATGATGTGGCTGATACCAAGGTTATGAGTGAGTTCCTGCACCGTGATGGTGATCGTTATTGGACCACTATAGATGGCGTAAGGCAGTTGTATCGTAGGATTGAGTGCAAGATGTGTTTTGAGGTTATAGAAAAATTAAAAAAATTATGAGAGAGCAGGAATTTGATTTCGTGGTATATCCATTAAAGTTGATTATCACGGTAGGATTGGATTACGAGACGTTATGTAACCGTTTCGAGAATATGGAGCCGGATCATAAGGGAGAATGGGGTGATAAGGATGATATGGATAAGGAAGCGTCTTTCGTGAATCTGGTAAGGGATAGGGACGATGATGGTAAATTCGCCATACTTTGGAATTTTTCAAGCGACGATGATATAATGATGAGAAATATATGTCATGAGTCGTTCCATATAGCCATGAGCGTGTGCCAGTTCTGTAATATGTCGCTTGGATTTAAGGTTGGAGAGGATGAGCATGCGGCGTATATAGCCGGCTTTGCTGGTGATTGCGTTAGTGAGTTCATCAATAGCAAGAATACGAATTAAGTCATAAATTATATAAAGAATATAAGAATATCAGCCTCCGCTTATTCGTGGAGGCTTTTTATTTATCTTTGTGAAAAACATTTATTTATGAGCAGTTGCGTAATTAAAAGGAATAAGGAAGGTAAGATAGCCCGTGTCTTGACTCCTTCCGGAGAGGTATCCACCTTGTTCGATAAGATAGCGGGTATAGCAGCCGTAAGTGACCTTAATAAGGCCGCTGAAGCTTATATGACTATTTATAACGATAAGTTCAGGTCTAAGTTCGGAGACTGGACGAGATCCGCACCAAGGAATAAGGAGGCGGCCAGATCCATAAGTGCCAGACTTAGCGCCAGCGAGTGGGGGCAACTTATGTCAGCCAAGGTCTTGTCCGCCATAAGCGATATGGATGCCCCGGCGTTGGCCAGAAGCCTTGGGAATAGCGACAATGTCGTGGCTTATCTTACCTCCGGAGAGGTAGGTGATGTCAATGATATGGCTGTGGTAGATACGTCCACGGTACAGGAGGTGGATCTGGATTCCATAAACGAGAATAATGTTGGCGATACGATACTGAAAGAGGCGTCATGGGATGACATAAGGGCTATCAGGGAGAATATAGATATTAAGGAGACAGCCCGTATGCTATGGAAGGCCGTGGAAAGCGCTTTTACCGGGCAACGACCTAATATCAGGGTGAAGGGTGGAAATATAGATGGTGAGATCATATTTTCTGGTAATGTCTTGCCGTTAAATAATATTGAGAATTATACTCCTCCATCTTCAAGACTGGTATATGATTCCGGTGAGCCTCGCCTGTTCTTTAGATCGGATGACGGCAAGATACACGACTCTTACGCCAACGCCATAAAAGGATCGTCCGGTGGGCGGGTCGAGGCCGGGTTCTTGGCCGGCAGTGTCGAGGAGAGCGACGTCCCGTCCGGTACGGCTGACATCTCCTTTGGCTCTTCCTCCATAACCCTCAATAACAGAGAGTCATTTATCCCGGTCCTTGGTATTAGCTCAAACTCAGATATAAGTACTCGTGGAGGGTTTATTAATTACCTTATCAAGAAAGGTATGTTGAGTGGGGAACGTATAAGACTAGGGGATAGATATTATCTTACTGGAGCCGGCAATTCTGATGGTCTTAAGATCTATAACGCTATGAATGCCTTATCCAGCCTCAGGAATAGGTTTGGAAGTCAATCCTCTGAGATGAACGTATTGGGTTCTATAGGTTTTGATACGGAGGTAAGTAATGATCTTGATCTTATCACTACGTCCGGGGAGAAGGTTACGGTAAGCAGACCGGAGATCAAGGGTATGTTAAGGCAAGGTAAGTTCGAGGAGCTTAATAATAAGTATGATGGATTCATGGAGCTAGCCTTGTCGTTGATGATGGAGGATAACGCTTTGTACGGGAGTAACGTCCGTGGGGTTATCGAGAATGAGAAGGCGGAAGATCTCCAGAATAGGACTGATATCACCAATATCTTATCCACGTTAGGCATCCGTGTGATGGGTATGTCTGAGTATATGGATAAGTATAAGATGCGTAATGGCGTGGATCCTTCGGCTAGGGCCTTATCTGACATGGCCAATGGGGTTATCGCCTTGGCTGAGGGGGCTACGGTAGAGGATCTCAATGAGGAGGTGGCTCATTTCTTGGTCGATACTTATCGTAACCAACAGGAGATTGACGAGGTGCTGGATTCTGTTGTCGGCACGTCGTTATGGAATCAGTTCGCTGGTCGTTACTATGAGGTGTATGGGAAGGAATACCAAGGAGAGGAGCTGGATCGGATGGTGAAGCGGGAGATCCTAGGCAAGACGTTGGCCCAGCGGTTCGTGCCGGGCATGGAACAGGCGGTAGAGGATCTGGCCTCGTCTGAGGACGCCCAGCTCTCCTTGTTTGGCAGGATGGTACGAGCTATACGTAATTTCTTCTCTAGCCAAAGATCGGATTTAAATAAGGTACTTGATAGGATAAAGGAGTCGGCGTTAGCTGATGATCCAAGCGCCTTTGACGTGCTTCTGCTAAAGGATAGCAATCATCTCATGTATTCGTTATCGGACGTTGACGTGGCTAATAAGTTGATCAAGAACGGTAGGTCATTGGAAAGGCTATACACTAGATTGCAGAGGATGAGGTCAAGCCAAAGCCAGAGGATCGGTGAGAGTATCTCCCTTCTTCGTGATATAGGCGAGAAGGTGAGACAAGTCGGTGGTGAGCTTAATAAAAACAACAACCTGCTATCCACCAAGAGTGTCATAGCGACCGCCAAGGCTGAGGTGGAGTATTTGGTCACTGTTGCCAGTAGCTTGCGTAAGAGCGACAAGGGACTTGATTATGAGACGATACAGGTTATCGATAACGTGTACGGGGAGATAGTGCCTTTGATCAGGAATCTTCGTGGATTCGTCAATAATCAGGCGGCGGATTATTATGGCGTCAATAAGGTTGGTATGGTAGAGGATATGGATGATATATTACGTATGGCTGAGACATCCATGTCCGATATAAACGCCCTTCGAAGTGATCGTAATGAGGACTGGCTGGATGGACAGCTTCGGATGTTTAATATCCCGGAAAGATATTGGAATGGGATAAAGAAGTTGATAAATAACATCCATAAGGATATCAATGTCATGTCCCGATTCTTTGGCACACTGGAGCATAGTGGTAACGCTATCTTAGGCATGTTAGGGCAACGTCTTGCCAAGGCTTATAACGACGCTCATGTTGAGGGTGTGGCTAATATCAATAAGATGACTAAGATGATGAAAGAGCGTGGATGGGGGATAAAGGATAATGAGGATCTTATACAGAAGATAAACGGTAAGAACTCTGATTACCTTGACTCGTCCCGTGATTTCGCCAAATACGATTTACTGCTCAGGACCGAGCAGGCTAAGGCTATTATCGATATATATGATCTTAAGAATGTTACGGGTAAGACCGAGAAACAACTTATCGACCTTCTTCTATCCGATAGAGGCCTTAAGGTGAAGACCCGTGACGACATAGTAGGATATGACGGGGATAAGCCTATCACTAAGGAGGTATATCATATATTCAAGCCTACCATCCAGAATTTCGATATCTCGGACATGACGTTCGAGGATCAGCAACGGTATCTGGATACGATAAATAAGTGGTTGGATGAGAACCGAGAGAAACCTATGGTGCAGGCTTATTACGATAAGATCGAGAAAGTCAATAAGAAGGTCGAGGAAAGACTGGGTCGTAGGGTATCGCAAGCCACGTCCGATTTCATGACCCGTATCCGCAGGAGCCGGTATGTGGCTATGGATAAGTTCGTGAGGAACGGGAAGGTCGATTGGGACGCTTTCCAATCTGACCCTATAGCTTGGAGATCTTATCTGGATATTTTACGTGATAGGGCTATAGCCAAGAGCGAGTGGTATTCCGATGGGACACCAAAGGAAGAGGGATCCGAGGCTCTGATGATGTCCGAGGAGATCAAGGCATGGGACGAGGCATGGGCCGAGGAGTTCGGGAATACCAACGAGGGTCGTAAGGCTTCCGCGGAATTCAAGGAGATACTTCGTGGAATAGAGCGTTCCGAGGGCGGTAAGGCGGCGTTCGAGTTCCTGCTAGCTGGCGGTCATCTTGGTTTCTCTAAGGATATGTGGGGATCCGAGGAGGGTGATTATTACGAGAATCTGGTTGATAAGATCACGGAGCAATCTGTATCATCATCAAGGATAGAGAAGGTAGAGGAGGCGATGGCGACAATAAACGAAATCAATGACCAACTAAGGCCTTTGCTTATCCAGTACCGGGATAGCACGAGATACGGGGAATATGATTTCGATAGGTTACGTGGATCCGCCTCATTAAGAAAGATAAACGAGTTATATGATCGTCTGGCTGAGGCTAAGAGCGTTATTAACGCCGCCGCTTCCGCTGAGGCTATTGAGATGGATATGCCTGATACGGTGGAGAGTGGAGTCACGGATTCTTACCGTAACGCTTTAAGGGATGCCATGGCATACGACAAGGGTATGGATGAGATTAAATTCGCCAAGGAGCATATGTCCGCCCGCTCCCGCAGCCAAGTGGAGCGGATGGCCTCCAAGCTATCCCGGAAGAACCCGTCATGGACAACCGTGGAGGTATCGTTTTTGAGAAGGAAATACGGTCCTGACTTCAATAATAAGCTAGCTAACGACATAGCGATGGGTAAGGCTGATAAGATCCTTGTCGAGTACGCCAGAACCCGGTTGTATCCTTATATGAGGAAATACTCTCCCAAGGGATATTCTGATTTCGTCAGGAAGATAAATAACGGTACGTATAAGGTATCCGAGTTCTTTGATGCCATAGAAAATGGTATATCTAAGGAAGAGAGCGTATCCCGTTTCGGGTTTGATATTAATATGATCGATCTGACGATCAATAACCAGTGGCTTGATGAGGCTGACGCCGAGAGTTCTTTCCGTAATCCTAATTATAATCCCGATCTGGGTTATGGATATCATACGCCTAGGTTCGATAAGTACAAGAACGAGGCTTTCTTCAAGAAATACGGTATTACCAACGAGGGGGAGGAAGCTACGATCAATAAGGATAAGTGGGAGATGAGGAAGGAATTGCTTAACATAAGCCGTAAGGCTATGGAGGACTATGATGAGCGGTTCAGGAACATCTACCAGATACCACAAATATCCAAGGGCGGCGTGGAGAGGATGGTGCAGGCCGGGGTTGACCCGAAGGCGGCCATCGGCAACGCCGTACGTGATATCGTTGGCGAGAGGGTGGATGATCCTATACATGGTCAGGGGCAAGACCTAGGAGGGATTGATGAGAACGATAACAAATATCGTATGATCCCCAAATACTATCTTAGTAAGTTGGAGAACGCCGATGACGTGTCCCATGACTTCGCCTACTCCTATTCCATGTTATCCTTACAAGCGACCTCTTACAAGTATAAGAGGGCGGCCTTGGATGATGTCATGGGATACAGGAACATGATGCTGGAGACGCAATACGACGGCGGTAAGAACCCAGAGGCGACGCATGCCTATAGGATGTTTCAAGATTGGGTTAACGCCAGTATCTATGACGTCAGGATAAACAATAAGCGGGCTGAATGGAATATAGGTAATTATAAGGTCGATCTTAATAAGCTGGCTCTTATGTTTACCAAATTCGTATCCAAATCCAACCTAGGCTTCTCCCCGTTCGTGGCGGCTACCGGCGCCCTTACCGGGCAGGCCAACTTCCTTTTGGAGGGTATGGTGGGGCAGTATATAAGCAAGGATTCCATGAAATACGCCTATGGGGAAGCCCAGAAGCAGTTAAGTACGTACGTGTCGGAGATCGGGGATATAAACCGTACTAACAAGCTATATGTCGTCGGAGAGGCTCTAGGCGTATTTAATGTCCGCAACCGTGTACGATCGGCGGCGTACAACAAGATCTGGAGAACCTTATTCCGGGACCTGCCGTTTAAGATGATGGAGGTTCTTAACTCCCCGTTGGATCCGCAGGTTATTATCTCGGTCATGGATGATACCCGCCTATACGAAGGTCAGTTCTGGTCATACTCCAATTTCAAGGAGATGATGATGAAAGACAGAAATATGTCCGCTAATGAGGCTAAACGCGATTGGGAGCGTTTAAGGGATTATTCTATGTGGAACATGGTAGATGTCAAGGACGGAAAGATTGTGGCTAAGAACGAGGCTAACAAGGATATTATAGACCGATATATACCCACCTTGTCCAGTAGGGTCAGGAGCATGGTGCAGATCTGCGACGGCGCCTTGAACGAGCAGAACCGGGTGGGGGCTAGCCGGAACGCTATCCTTAATATGGTGCTGCCTCATCGTGGATGGTTTATATTGGCCGTACAGCGGGCGTATAAGAAAGCTGGTTTCAATTTCCAGACCAACCAGTTCGAGGAAGGATATATGAGAACATTATGGAGATTGGCCGGAAATGTCTATGGCTCGATGTCCGAGGGTAGGATGGGGGAGGCATATGACGTGCTTAAGGAAGAGTATGATAAGCTTACCTCCTACGAGCAGATCAATATCAAGAGATCGATTATCAATATGGCGGTATTCGCTACAATGATAGCCATAGGACGGGCGTTGATGGGATACAGGGAGGATAATGAAGATAGTTGGTTCGGGCAGTTCATTACCTATATAGGATTCAGGACGATCAATGAGATCGCTTCCCAGACATCCCCGTTTATGGAGCTTAACGCCATAGATATGCTGCAAGATCCGCTGGTTACGGCCCGGAAGTTAGGCGATCTCACCGATCCTCGGAACTGGGATCCGTTCGCTACCGTCCAGACCGGCGTGTATAAGGGCGAGAGCAAGCTATGGAGGCAGCTCATGAAGTTCTCATTTGGTAAGCAATGGTATAATATCAAGACGGCTAGGGATATTAAGCAGACATCCGACTACTGGTTGATGACCAACGGCATGACGATGGGATTCTTCTTAGGAGGCAGGGATAAGGACGAGTCTGGGGAGGACGCTAATTGGTACTTTGACAGGGGAAGATAACTGATATAGTATGACGAAAAAAAAATAGCCAGTCAATTGTTTAAGACAATTTGATTGGCTATATTTGCATTATGAAACAATGAATGACGGGATCTCACTTCAAGGTCATTCAATGTGTAAGATATTTTTGGCTCATTAGGATTTGTCGAGGTGAGATCCGACATCTCCTTTTGGGCCTATTTTTTATATCATGTGTAATATTGTTTTGAATGATGATTTATCTATCAGATCGTATTTCGAGAAGGTTCTTGAGTTAGTTAAATCCGGAGAGGATTTCCCTGTTAACCTAGATGAGGTTTGGCCTTTGATATATTCTGATAAGGGCAAGGCTGTTAGGGTTCTTACTGGTGATAATGGGTTTATTAAAGATATTGATTATAAAGTTTTTACCCAAAATGGTAAAAACCCTACCGGGGGAAGACCAACAATTGTATATATGATATCTGTATCTTGCATGGAATATTTAATAGCAAGGAAAGAAAGACGAGTATTTGATGTATATAGAAGCGTATTTCACGGCACAGCAAATGCTTTAAATAAAACGGAAGCATCTGTAGAAAAGAACCTTCCACATAATTATATAGAAGCATTAGAAGCGTTATTAGCATCTGAGAAAGAAAAACAGGCATTAGCTGAAGCCAAGAAAGCAGCGGAGGAGGCTAAGATGATATCCGATAACATTATTAAAGAACAAGCCACTAAGGTAGGATTCGCCGAAACAGCTATTATGGCCAATGACAAAGGTGATGATATGTTGATCCGTGACGTTCGGAGAGAGCTAGAGTCTCATGGATGTGATATAGCGGAAAGATCTCTAAGAGAGTTTTTACAAGAGCAAGGTTTCTTTTACAAGAATAAGAGAGAATGGATATTGACGGAGAATGTTATGAAGAAGGGTTATGCGCATTACAGATACAATACGGATACTGGGATCAGGAATACGGTCTATATGACTAGGAAGGGATTTGAGAAAACGTTATATAATATCAGGAATATACCTAAATCAAGAGAGTCTTTTATCTCTTTTGGCGGAAAGATATTTGATTAAAGTAAGAGAAGGATAGGCGATTATCATCCTATCCTTCTTATTTTCGTTATCAGTTATTATATTTATACACAAAATCATCCACATCCATATACTCACATCCGAAGTTCTCCGCCGTCTTCTTATCGGAGTCGGAGAACTGTCCTTCTTTTCCGGAAGCGTACCCGATCATCAATATAGTATCCTTATAATAAATACTCCTCTATTTTCTTGGCCATATCAATAAGCATTTCGCATTTAAGGTCGTTAAACTCCTTGCAAAACCTCATATCTTCCTCATGTTTTTCCTCCGGCGATCTGCTGTCGTTTATGCTATAACATGGTGATGAATATACCGGGATAGGTTTCATGGCCTCTATGGCTAATTTGATAGCCTTTTCTTTGATATCGCTCATACCATTTTCTTTTTGTTCCCAGATCATGCCGCTATGAAAGCATTTAGGATCATCAAAATGAACTATTGAACAAACCCCTTTGTCGTAAAAACAACATCCCTTACAACTCTCTTTTTCTATTTCAGGGATAGCTATGTATTCTTTTCCTTTATATATTTTAACTTCTCCTTTTCTTACCTTACTCATCTTATCAAATTTTTGTATCCCACTTTCTTTAACTGCTCTTCGGTAGCTTTCTCCTTCGGGAACTTCCCGTGCCATTTACCGGGCACCACGACATCACGTCCGTCTGGGCTGGTAGCCAGCCTCCCGCATTCGCTGCACAGCCCCATGCCCTTGTACGGCTGTAGTTCCTTGGCATAGTCGAATTTATCCACCATATACTCGTTTGTCAACATCCAATAACTAGACGTAGCGGTATTATCAACGCAACCGCATTTAGCGCATACAAACAGGCTCATAGTAAGTTCTTTTTTGCTTCATTAAACAACCGTTCTACTAGATTCTCAAATTCTCCATCAGGCATATCTATTATGTCTTTTATCTGCACTTGTATTCTTTCTTTTGCTAAAGAATAGCAATTACTATTGACAGAGTAACGAACTACAGTGCCGTTTACGAAAATAAAATCATCTGGTTTTAAATCAGTCGTATAGCCATTTTTAGAAAACATAGGGATATGATGTATATCATCTATTCTTGTTATAAAAGAATCATTATATTTGGCATATTTTCCAACAATCCATTTATACTTCTCCTTTAGGTCAACTTGTATCTTGCTCATTTCTTCTTTTAACTGTTTTTCCAGTTCTTCAATCTTATTCATATCCTATCTATTTTAATGTTATTGTTATTAAATCTGTTTATCATCTCATCAAAGAATTGACGGTCTATCTCCACAAGCAGGAAGCCCCCCCTCTCCTCGCCGCAAGGGAAAGGGTAACGGCTACCGCCCCGTCCGGCACAGTGTTCATTGGATTGCCTTCCACGCCATATTCCCGTTAAACATCCTCATCTTTCTTTTCATCATCAATCCTCTCCACTTTAATCGTCCCCATATCACCTGAAGGTAACGTAATATCGCTATACACGTTATTCCAGTTCTCGTCAATAGCTAGCTGATGCAGTATAGATCTATATATCTGGTAGGTGTTTCCGATAAGTCTCTTCCTGTTTATCTTATCCCTACTGCCTCCATCATACCCTATATGTTCATAGTCTTCGAGATCCGGGAACAGCCTTCTTCTTATAGCCATCGAGTTATTTGCTATAAAGCTTCTTATCCCCAGCGACTCCGTCCTGTCCATATCATCTATCAAAGTTTCCGTGGTATGCTGAAGATCCATGTCTCCGGCTGCGTATCTGCTTATGTCTTCCACGCACCGGGATATAAGCATCAGTTGTTCCCTTGTCAACGTTATTTTATAAAGTTGTTTATTATCCATGATTATCTGATATTAATTTTTCTTTTATATGTTTAGATATATCAATTATCTCATCTTTTATATTGCAGTCATCTTTTAATAATGAACCAAATATACATGATATGGCACCCTTTAGGCCTAGCGCTATCCCTATCTCCAATATTTTTTTATCGGTATTAGAGATTTCTATAGGTTCATATAATATTGATGATATGTTGTTAACGACGTATATTATATCATCTTCATTCATTGATGTAGATTTATCGACAATAGCTATAAAATCTTTTATAACCATAATATAAGCTATTTTTATCTCTTTTATCGTATCATTGCTTAGATGCTTATCCTTTATATGTCTTTCAACATACCGGTTTGCTAAATTTTCTATTTTGTTTGATCTGTTCATTTGCATAATATTTCATTTTTTTTATAGCCGTAAATATGTATTCTTTGTTACAATCCCAACATTTTATCAATTTTTTCGATCCACACTTTCCATCTTTTTTGAAAGAAATCAGCAAGACCTGTTTCATTGAAAAACTTCATTATTCCATCGACAGATGAAAACAATGTTTTTATCAATTTTATCTCTCCATCGACATCTATGAACTTTTTCTTGCCCTCTCTTCTGGTGGCAATAAGAATGTCAAGTACGTTGAAAACCTTTGGGTCTCTATCCCAAAGGTTTTCACAGCCGAGTACAAATCATCCTTACCTAACAAGAAATTCAGCATATTTAAGCTGATTTCGATGTTTTGCACATTACGACGTATTTTATTGAAATCTGTATAAAAATCAAGAGTTGCATTTGTCTCTTTCAATTGAGACATAAATTTATCGAAATCTTTAAGCATAAGCCTTTTGTTTTATAGCCACACGTTGTGACTTGTGGTTGTTAATATCGTTCAATTGCCAATCTTTCGTGTTGCGATAACTATGGACTAACAGTTCGGAAATCTTTCCTCGTTTCGCTCCGTTTGCATTCACATTACGAGAAGCCATAACTCTATCAATATAGTAATCAGCATATAGTACATCGAAGAAATTATCTGCTTCATTTTTTCCTTTGCAGTCAGAATTGCTCAACATAAAGCTATGTCCCTCAGCTACCACTTTGTCACAGAACTCTTTCAGTCTAACTTGTGAATCGTCATTGAACGCTTCTTTTGTATAGTCATTAAAACTTGAAGTGTCACTAAGCGGACGGTAAGGAGGATCAAGATAGAACAAAGTTTTGGCATTAGCACAAAGCAAAGTATTCTCAAAATCACCTTCCAATATTTCCACTCGTTTCAACAACTCACTATCTGCTCTAAGTGTATCTTCATCACAAATCTGTGGCTGCATGTACTTTCCGCAAGGAACATTGAACAGACCTTTTTTGTTTACACGATACAAACCATTGAAGCAGGTACGGTTTAGGAAGAAGAACTTTGCTGTATTCTCTATCGGGTCAAGATTCTTCTCATTATAGCGTTGGCGTACAGCCATAAACATCTCACGTTTCGCCTCCATGTCTTGCAAAGCGTAATATTGGGCTTGAATATCCTGCAATGCAGGAATCAACTCTTCCACATTGTCACGTACAGTTCTATAACATGTAACCAAATCGCTGTTAATATCGTTGATCACAGCACGGTTGATATTTGGATGCTGTTGCAGCATGTAGAACAACATAGCCCCACCACCAACGAATGGCTCTATGTATGTCGCATCATCCCAATTATCAAAGTCAGCTGGGAGCTTTGCTTCCAGCTGTTCAATGAGTTGTCCTTTACCGCCAACCCATTTGATGAATGGTTTTGCTTTTGTATTCATTATTAATCCTTTTTTAACTAATGATTGTCAATCATCACTGTTAGTACCTTTTGTTTTATTGATAAGCTGACGAACATCAACGTCCAATAGAGCTGCTACCTTGGTCAATGTTACTAAATCTGGTTGTGAGGTATTGGTACACCATTTTGAGATTGTTGCAGGATCTTTCCTTAATTGCTCGGACAACCATTTGCTTGTCCGCTTCTTCTCTACCAACACGACTTTTATGCGATTTATATCTTTCATCGTTTATCTTTATTATTGCGTTCAGCGCAAAGATAATGGAATATTTTTGAAATCAGGTTATTTTTGTTGCACTTTTATTATTATTTAGCATATCAGTCGGAGGAAAATAAAAATTAAATTGTATCTTTGCATCGAGAAATAAAGAGTTGTTTGACAAGCATACTTATACACAATGCAGAATTTAGAACTATTGCCAAATCATTACCTTTATTGAGGTGAGAAACTCATAATTCGCTCATTTTAAGCTATTCTGTATAAATTAGCGGAATTTGTAGAAAAAACAGCCCATGCATGGCTCCTTATGGTCGTAACTTGATACTACAAGCAGCCTCATACCATTCTCGCATATCGCATCGCCTTGTTTCATTTTGCCTACTTTATTAATTTAGCTATCAGTATAGTAAAATTTGATATTATCCATATTACGGATATCCAAAATGTTACACCTAACATGATTCCTATATTTTTAGGTATAGGATCTACTCTCCTGAATGTCAGGATCATGAATATAAATGTCTTGAAGTTCATACGTTTTACTATCCTCATTGTTGTTTATGATAATTATATCTTTCTATATAGTTAACTATCAAGTCCTTAACTCCTTTTGGGACATCTACCAGTTTGAGATTACCTCGGAATATGTCCTTGCCGTACTCATCCATAATCTCCCCGAATGAAGGATTCATGACTCTTGTTGACATAGATATCGGTTGATCAGTGTCAAATTTGATAACGATCTTCTTTCCGCCGTTTATCGCCTTTTTAAAAGCCACGTAAAGCTTTCGGCCTTTTATTATATCACAATTTCCTTTCAGGATATTAGACATATGTATGACATGCTCTTTCTTCGCATCTCCTGGGTTGTCCATAAGCTTAAGATCTCCTCCGGTATCTCTCCATTTCCTGAAGCACGGGAAACATAGACCGTGATTTGCCTTGGCGTGTCTAGGTATCATCCTGCTGCTGCCGGCTGGGATCGTATCGCCACAGCAGATACACGTCCTATCCTTGTTGGTGCGCATCGGCACATAGCTCTTTATCGGGTATTCTTTTCTTTTATACATCTTCTTCTGTTTTCAAAATTATCATCACCATACTCATAATTAGGACAAGCTTTGTTGCTTGGACGCCTTACGTATGTTGTTTGTTTCCTATTATGTTTCCTGTTAGGGTTTATATAATGGTCACACACCTGCCAAATAGAACAACATACCTTGCCATATCTTTTCGCCCATTCATTATCATGCAGATGTACGCATGTGCCGCAAGTCGGATTCTTAAGCTTATCCTTGTTATCATCTATGATCTTATTAACCCGATCAAGAATAACGGACATATGCTCAGTATACATAACATTGAATACGTCCGGTTCTGGAAGATATGTCATCGAGCTTATATCTATGTCCATTTCCTTAGACTTATCGTAAGCCGATTTGTATTTCCTTACCATCAAATCTTTTAACTGATTTACCTTCTTCTCATATGTTCCCATGTCTCATTCGGTTTTCCATCCCTGTTTCCTTAATAAATCCACCATCATCCCCTTTATCTTAGGGCTAATGGCTTCGGTAAGTATATCAGCGGCCAAGTTAATAGAGAAGCTGGTCATCCTAGATTCTCCTATATACTTCTCGCTGGTAACTTCTTTGACATAGTCGTGAATATCCTTGATCATTTCATTTTGAGATCTTAGGAGATCCAGTATCTTATCGAGTTTATCATTCATCTTTTTTCTCGAATATACCTGACAATAACCAGAAGACCACTATCAAAAAGAAAAATAGCCCAAGAGCCTCATCCGGATAATCATGCATCGCCTCTAAGATACTTCTCATAACTTAACATCCATTTTACCGATTATACGATAGAAAATATCCCTAGTCAGCTCAATATCATAAGTAGCGTCATGGAGCTTATTCTCGTCGATCTCAATACCCATGGTTTTGGCTACGGTCATCAACTTAAAGTTCTCCATATCGTTTCTTACACCCATCAGGAACGGTGTCACCATAACATATACATCCATACAGTTAGGATAGAACCATGATCCGAAATACTTATCCCCACATTGCTGGAATAAAGCCCGTAGGAAGCTGTTATCGGATCCAGCGTTGTTATACCCCACTAAATACATTTTATCCCTCTTATCGAACTTATTCACGTATTTGGATAATATACCAACTAACTGCCTGTACCCTTCTTCCATAGGCTGATACGACTGCACTTGCTCCAAGGTAACGCCGGCCACGTCCAGCGCCTCCTGCTCTATCGTGGCGGCCGGGTTCGGGGCTAGGCGGATGTCGAACCTCTCGGCCTCCTGCCCGTCGATATCCACGCTCCCTCCTATTTGGTGTATCCCGTTTCTCCAAAATTTGACCCCGGTTGTCTCTAAGTCAAAAAATAACAGCTTGCTCATATTTATTGATTTTTAAAATGTTCCTTAATCTTCTCCAATGCCTCATAAGATAGATAGCTGTCTATGGCCTTATTGCTATTCACTTTCATCAACTCATCAAACAGATCTTTAGCCAGTACTTTCCACTGTTCTCCCCAATCAAGAAGATTCTCAACTTTTGATCGTATATCCTTGAAATAAGAATCTACATCTGATTTAATTGATTTTGAATAGTATATAACATCTCCCTCATCCCTATCCATAATATAATCACATTGTATCTCGATATCTTTTATATGACTATCTATATCACTACACATATAATCAACAGGTTTACGTATATTGAATATAGCTTCTGACGTAAGACCGGTTATATTTTGTATGTCTTTTAAATTATCCATGATTTAATCAACTAAATACCAACCATCCACCTGCAAATCCCATTGCGAAAATATATAAGATTATAGATGTGAATAATATCCAATCTTTTGCGCTTAGCTCATTATTATCTCTCTTTATTTTCTCAAGATAATCATATATAGCTGTATAAACAGCATGGTGAATATTCGCGTCTCTAGCCCTTACGATATTATCATATTCATTATATCCTAGATTATAGGTGGCGCTTTCGATCCTTATATTCCCCGTAACCTTTTTATTTACATCGAAATCGAAACTAACCACTATATCGGTGGTTAGAGCGCTGGCGATTTTGCTTTTTATCTCATCATTACTGAGATTAGCATCGTGCACTAATCGCTCATAATCTTTATCGTCAAGAACTATCTGTTTTTTAATGTTCATATCCCTAATATTTCTGCTACATAAACAAAACCATAACATACATAACTATCAGCGTCATGCTCACCATAATCCACATGCCATACAACAGCGCACGGGAAATATAACGGCATATCCTCAGCCATAGGATCCTCTTTGAGGTCATCAATGTTTATCTTCTCCCTCCACCTCCACAGGTCTTGGATATCGTTCAAAATTAATTTCTCCATAACTATGACGGATATTAGATGTTAGTAATTCTATAGCCAAGCTGATCATAGCTCCCGCTTCCGTAAGTTTATTCATTTGGGCGTACACCCTGTGCTCTGCGCTACGATAAGTCTCTCTGCTGCTTATGGTATCCAGTAAATCATCTATAGCGTTTCTAAGAAGATCGGTCATCCCATGCCCTCCTATACCCTTGAAATAATAAATATCACGACCAGCGTAAAACATGTCCTGATATCTTTTAGCCACGTACTCTATTCCGGATAGATGGTATTTCTCATTGTCTATCTCCACCTCTCCTTTCTCTATAGCCCTCAATAACTTCCAATCTATCGTTACATAAGTTTCACGATTTTTTATCTTTACATAGGTATATCCGCCATAATGAGAACCCAATGTCCTCATCATAAGTTCATTGACTTTTTGTTTGTTTTCATCCATAATAATCTGGTTTTAATGCTGATACAAAAGTAAGATTTAAACAAAAATAAAAGCATGAATAATATAAAAATAATATTAATCATGCTTAAATATAAATATATCCCTTCTAATTCTCACGGATATACGTATTCGTACTCATCTGGAGGGGATGTCTTATATTCAACATCGCACTCCATATTGGTGTAATAGTTATCCCCTTTTCTGTATACTAACGCTACCCAACAGTCATATTTTTTGCTGTATCCTATAAGAGGGACATTAGCCATAGGAGGGTTATTCTTTGTCTTGTATTTTATTCTTGTTATCTGTTTCATGTAGTGATTCATATAATCCGCATTTAAATTTAAACAAATCCATCATCAATGAGAATAACGCATCTATAAGATGTTTCTCCTTGCTCCAATATATAGGAATATCATCTATATCCCTATATAATGCAAACCATGCGTTTTCTAGCTTATAACATTCGAATGTACAACCCTCTATCTTATATGGGAGTAAATTCAATAACGTCCCTACATCCCAAACCGGGTCGAATATATCCGGGGTAACGGCCTCGATCAGTCCTATACGACCAGCGTCATCCTCCATAGAATGCAATGAGTCAAGGTACTTGTCTCTGAAGCCGATGGCGGTGGAGATAGGGAGGCCGGCCTCGACCAGCACCCTCCCCTGTTCTTTTGTGGTGAATACCCTTTCTTTCATCTAACCCTTGATCTTTTTCTCTACAGTAACAATCGTATCATTATGCCATCCCCCATGAGCCACGAGAAGAATCTCCTGCTGCTCGAAGCCAAGCCCTGCCCCTATACCGCCGGAGTTCCACGCGCAGGTAATGACCACCCCGCCCTTCTTGGTAATCCTAGCTATCTCCTTCTTCTGTTTAGCCCAATAACTGGATTGTGTTGTTTGCATATTAACAGATTCTCCAAGCCTTTTATATGACTCGGACACCTGTCTCGCAGAATATGGTGGATCATATAATACCATATCAGCTATATTATCATCAAGATGACACAAGAAGTCCGTGGCGTCTTTATGATACATAGCCTTAGTCTCAGGATCAAGATCGTTGGTTATCGTCCCTATATCGCTGTTTCTGGCGAATGGATCCACTATAACCATCCCCTCTTCTCGATATTTGTCTATAAGTTCCCTTATCGGTCTTATGCTGAATGTCTCTTTATTCGGCATCGACCATGTCTTGTTTATGATCATATCGTTGCAATTGTGTTCTAAATTTTACCTACGCTCAATGCTTTTAGCAAATGGGCTATCACATCCACTGTCCATCCATTACCCGCTAAGGCGTTCAGATATCTTCCGGGCGGTAATGATGATATCACGTTATCTTTCATGACTGTTGTAAGGCAATTACTTTTCTTAATAGAGGTAGTATTCTTGTCTTTTCTTACTTCCAGACATTGTATGATTTTCACGTTCTTGTCATAGTCCTTTCGGTGTCCGTTGCTATCTATTCTTCGACCAACGATAGTTGATATATAACGTCCTCTTATGGTCCCAGATTTCCATCCTTTATCATTCTCTAAAACATCATCTAACGATATATGTTTATCTTTCGGCATTTCTACTGGCCAATTACACCAATAAAGACGATGCCGGGTCTGCGCCGATACCAAGGCGCTGTCGATCTCTACAGGCTCTACGCCCAGCTCCTCCGTTATCACTCGGCGATGCTCGTCCCGCATCCGGACGTTCTCGCCCAAGAACAGGATCTTACCTTTGGTCTCCTTCTTTAAATGCCTTACGATGTCCGAGAAGCAAAAGAAAAGTCTCCCCCTTGCGTCCATGAATCCCTTACCCTTACCTGAGCTAGAGAAACTCTGGCAACAGAACCCTCCCATGACCAGATCTATGTCTTTCCAAGGGATATCCCATGTTCTCCAGTTATTGACATCTCCTAACCGGATAATATCAGGGAAATGCTTCTGGCTCACCTTTATGCATGTATTGTCTATCTCCGAGGCGTAATAAGCATCTATAGGTATGCCGGCTCTTTGTAACGCTAGATACCCACATGATATCCCGTCAAATAATGATAATACTTTCATATTATTTATCGTTTAGGTATAAAATCACCTTAATTGCGATATTACTCTAATAGCATAGAAGGAAACGATCTTTCTCTCGTCATTTGGATAAAACTCATTCCCGTTATAAGTCATTAGCCATGCTTTCTCATAATTATATTGGGTGCTAGTCCAATAACTTGTAGTGCCTTCGTCTATATCCAATCCATCGATAAGAGACATGCATCTATTAATCTCATCTAAATTATTTATGATCTCCATCCATTCTCCCACTGATGCTAAATACCCCATTTGCCCGTTCTTGAATTGAGTAACAGTACATTCATAAGCGGCGCTAGTATGCGTATATTCCGCTATACTTTGTGTGTTTTGAAATCCATTAAAATCTTTTTTAGCTTCATTACTTGATGTTGTTGTAGTTACTCCTTGGATCAATCCAGTCGTATTAGACCAGCTTCGATTCTTAAACTCAATACCTGAAATAACGAAGCTGCTGTTGTCGCTTATCAACGCCACTCCTACGGCGTCGTTTCTCCATGAATAACTCCATTTATCACGAGTATATAACTTACCGTTGGTGTGTAAGATATATATACCGTTTGAAACGGTTTGACCGCCTATCATCCTTCTTCTCATATTCTTCTACCTTGTTAATTTATCTTTTATCCTGATCTTTATACCTCCATATGATAATTCCTTATGAGCTGTGACAAAATAATCAACCGCATCTTCATCTAATAAACTATGCGGGCACCTTTCCCATACAGGACTTTGATCTAGATGATCCCATGTAGCTACAAGCAACCTATTCTTGTCATCATCAATAGCTATTTTGTATGTCCCTGTAGTAGACTTACGTTTAATGATCGCTCCATTTAACATCTGTTTCTTAGCCCAGCTCCATGAACCTCTCAACCCAAATGTTCTTATAACCCAGTCATTTATCTTCTTCATTTCAAGTTATTTGTTAAAAGCATAATATAAATATAAATACATAAATTGGATAGGGCTATTCACCATACCCTTATCATTAGGCTCGTCATACTTGTCAAGCCAAAGACGAAGCGCTTCCCAATCGATATCCCGCCGGTCACAGACCATGCAGGCTAGGTTAGCCCCGAACAGTTCCCCTCCGCCACGTAAAGACTCGTTAAATCTCTTAGCTAGCCTTTTCTTGAATCCTTTATTGTACCAAATACCGGAGGTAGCGGCATAACAATAATAAGCGTTGTACTTCATTTTCACGCCCATCTTCTCAAACAATGGCGTATGCCATATCCGATCCAGAAAGAATACTATTCCACGATATATGAAGGTTCGGAGATTTTTCCTGTATTCTTTCCCCAAGAAATTATCCACACAAGATATAGTCCCGCCTGAATAATACCAGTTATTGGCACCTCTCTTGACCTTATCCGTCATTTTGAACTTACTCTTTCTATCCTCTACCCTATCCCAAGGCTTTAATTTATCCTCGTTAAATGTCGGGCAATAATGATAGTAATGATTGATCCATGAAAGGTATGGGTTGTATATCGTGTATCCATTATCGCTGACATATGAGTTCATATCATACCCAAGTTCCTTGGCTAGAATAGATCCCTCATCAGCTAATACCTTTAATATCGGATTTAAGTTCCATATCTGATCTTGGCTAACAAACATCGAATAGCATGGGTCTTCATCCTCTCCATACCATCCACCCATCCCGCTCACTATTTTATCCAAATCAAGTGAATAATCTTTCCCGGATAAAAAATCATCTCTAAGAAAAAAACCTCTATATGGGATCATGTCATATATACCCGGTTGATCCTCAAACATATGTTTAGCGTTCTCGGTCAATCTGATCAATGTTTGCAAGGCGGAAGATATATCTATGGGCGCATATTCACACTTATAGACCTTATTATTTATCCAAAGATATTGAAGAAGCTCGGCTATATTAATAGTCCCGTCCTCCACATATCCTGTCTTGTTATCGAAGTTTATTTTGGCTAGAGGTATATTACTCCCTTGTGGTTGGTCACTTTTTTCATTACAACAATGCACGAACCTGCCAAAGAATATATCCTTCCAGCCAAAATATTTATCCCTTATCGTCATAAGCCTATTTCTTGTCGTATAACGACATGACGTTAATAAGATCAGCTTTTCTGGCCATCCCCTCAAGTTTATTAAAGCCATCCATATTATCTCCACTGACGATAATAGTAGGATATACCTCTATACCGTACTTGGATATCTCCTCATCCGTGGCTTTGTTCTCCGGGATCTGGTTTAACGTGACCTCACCCTCATATTCCTGTAACGTGTTGGCGATAATATATCGCATGTAATCGCTGTACTCAGCGTCTTTCTTCGTGAAAAAATCAATTCTTACCATTTTTAAATAGTTTTTAATTTGTTAATAATTAAATCCGCTGTAAATATAGCGTTATCTACCTCATCTACACTCAACCTCCTCCCATCGAAATCGTTGGACAATAAATCTTTTACGATCTGATATCTTCTCAACTCCCAATCTATGTCTATATCAAAATTAAGATGCCTTACACAATCATAATTCAGCTCCTTACGATTCTTATCAAGGTACTTAACTATCGGGAATGAAGTACCATTGTCAATAGTACGTGCGATCACATTAATGTACCTACCAGTCCTTTTGTCAATAGCTTTTAATTTCTCGTCTACTATTATTTCTCCTGATCCTTCCATTCTATTAACCCTTTGTTATGTTTATCGTAATATAATAACGCTATGGCGTTCCAACAAATTTGTGCCAAATGCATCAGCCCTGTCTCCTTATCATATCTCTCGCCTTTCATGTACGCCGTCATATGGCGAAGTAAAGCCGCTCTATATCTCTCAAATCCATCAGGTATATTCTGCCATGAATTGTCGGCGTATTTCTTAGCCCCCTCCGTATATACCCTCACGATATCCTCTATCTCAGCCAAAGGAAGGAGATCCCACCGAAGCTTGCCGTCGGCCCGGTCGTCCTTGCCGCTGCCGTCTTTCCCTACAAGCGGTCCGCTTTCCACCACCGCGTCTCCTATTTTTGGCTTCCCGAAATTCATCGCCTCATCTGCCGTCTCATCATCAATAAGCCTTAACTTGATAGCCCTGCTTAACGAGACAACCATCTCCTCATCAACCCAAATAAATTTATATGTCTCATCAAATAACGGTTCTATTTTCATTATCCCCGTATTGTCGGCGGTTTCAAGTACCTCAAATACCTCACCATCATAAACAACCTTGTCGTATTTGCTAAATTCCTCTTTCATTTCAAACTCCTTTTTGTTTTATTAATAAAATTCACTAAGATCCCTGCATTCCGGTGTCTCTCCTGTCATAGAATAAAGCTCACCAGATGATAGATATACGCAATGCGAGGTCTTCCCGTCTCTCCACTCGCTTTGCTTCGTAATTCCGCAAATAGCGCAGCGTTGGATCCCCGGCCCCGCCTTTACCCACGAGTGCCGTACGTTTTTCTTTCTTGTCCTGTTGGTGTCGTCAAGTTTTCTCATGATCAATCCTCCAAGGCCGTTACAATTTCATCTTTCCCGATAATAACCTCGTTCCCGCTTCTTACATCAAAGCATCTCTCACCCTCTGCCTCCTTGAAATAAAGAACGCCATTGTACTCGAATAAACCGAAGCCGTAATCATCTAGCTTCATTTCGTTAAGTTTCTTGAATTTGCATACGTTTTTCATATTCTCCATATTATATTGCATTACTGGAAATATCATTATGATACTTATACCTATCACAAGCAGCCCTGTGTAAAACTTTTGTGAATCATATTTTTCCCATCCCTCCATCATCATGACAAAGGAGATTACTATTATTATAATAATAGATATCAATCCTACCATATCACATCCTCCTCTCTTTCAAGAATCCCATCATATCCTCCACGCTAAGTTGGAAGCCGGCAGCCGCCTTATGACCGCCTCCACCGGGATTGGCCTTGCGTGCCAGCACCGAGACATCCACCTCCTCTTTGGTGGTATAGAACGAGCATCTAAAGAATCTTCCGTTCCAGCAAAATGGCATCATCAGATCATGTCTTTTAGGGTTATACATAGATTCAAATGTAGTAGAGTTAAACTCCGTGGTATTCATACATATAGCCTTGTACCCAAATACATCAGCCTCGAATGAGAATATATTTATCTCGCCCCTGTTTTTCTCAACGATATACTCCAGTATCGCCTCCCCGTTCCTTATCATGTCATATATGAAGTCATGATCGCCATCCATGGCCCTTGCCGCCATATCCACGTCAAGACCACAATATCCTCTCATCCCGTATTGGAACGCCATGACATCACTCCATTCGAAGCGATCATGATCCCATACATCATAAGCGCTCAATAATTTTACCACGTCAGGGGTTTCGATATCATCGAAAAGATATTCCCACGTAAGCTCACAAGCCGCCGTTCCGATACGTCTCTTGCCCTTTACCTCGTAATCCCTCATATCGTCTATGGCGGTCTTATGATGGTCTATCCATACGACATCTATACCTTTCTCTTTCCACTCATCGAAAAGGAATCTTGTTCTGTTTCCAAATGACACGTCAACTGCAAACACCTTATCATATTTATTCACGTCAGGTATTTCCTTGCCGTAATTGTAAGGAAGAAGATCAATGTCCCCTTTGAAATACTTTTTTACTATAGCCGCTGACATTACTCCGTCAAGATCAGCCTCATGATATATACATCCTGTCATAATCTATTGTTTTTGATTAAAAAATCTATGTATTCTTTTATATCCTTGTTCCTATCATTATCCCAGTCAAATGTCTCGTTTATGAATTTGAAGTACGATACTGGGATCGAATGCAACATCCACCCACAATATTTCCCGAATGTCATTACCGTAGAGCCAAGGGGATGATCCGGTCTCCCGGGAACAGGGGCGGCGGTTACGCCCTGCGCCAGCCCCCTCCTACGATCTTTCTTGGCTGCTTTGATATCCAGATCTGTTTTCGTTACCTTATCCCCCATCGGGATATTAGTTATTAGCTTATCGCCGATAAACATCCCCCATCCATATCCTTTGTAGTTCTCTATACTAAGTTTCCTTATATCACCGAACCTTGACGAGTTGTTACAACAATCAACGACCAAAGCACTATCCTTTCCGTCTTTTATACGGACTGCCCTTCCAAGCCACTGATAAAACGATGAGAATGAGAATGTCGGTCTCCCTACTATCACGCAATCCAGACCCGGATGATCGAATCCCGTACCGAGGGCGGAATAGTTGAACACTACCCTCGTCCCACCTGACTTGAATCTCTCGACTATAGCCTCCCGCTGCTTCTTTGGCGTGCCTCCGTGAACTACCTCCGCCATGCCAGCGCATATCTTGGCGTTCATCCATTCGGCGGCAGTATTACAGCTCTCAACAGAATCCATAAATACCAGTATAGATCTGCATACGTCTTTTAATACCATCAACCGACGTAAAATAAGGTTGTTTAAGCCGTTTTTTCTCACCGCCTCACTAATAGACTCAGCCGTATATTCGGAGCCGTTAGAATTAAGTTTAAGGGCATCCCCATTGAAATCCCATGTCTCATATTTAAGAGGTGTCCAAAATCCTTGCCTTATCATCTCCTCTACCTGTATCACGTGAATCAGGTTCTTGAAATATACCGGTCTCATACGAGTGATGAAATTAAGTTGGGAATATGATGTCTGTCCTATCGACATGTTTTTAAGTCTACATGGCGTGGCTGTAAACCCTATCACCTTTTTCGGTTTCAGTTCATTCATGAATGTCATAAACTCGCTACCATCCTCCGGGCTATAACCAGCATGAGCCTCATCTATCAATACATTTCCGATCCCCATCTCCTTAAGCTTATCAACAACCTTCTTGATAGACCCTAACGTGGCGTATATCATGTTAGACAGCTCTTTCTTACCACAGGAAGCGGAGTAGATGGTAGCCGGTATGCCATACGACGTTATCTTGTCGTGGTTCTGTTGCAGCAATTCTTTTGATGGTTGTAAAATCAGCGTCTTATCTCCCATCAATCTAGCCGCCTCTGCTATCAGCAGTGACTTACCGCAACCTACCGGCCCTACGATTAATACCGGATCGCTCCTATCAGAGTTTATGTAATCGGAGATACTTTTAACACACTCCTCTTGATATGGTCTTAACTTGTATATCATTTGGATCTGTAGTTATCAAAAACGTCTTTTACGTACTCTAATCTTATCGCACACTCCCGGTCATCGTCCATTTTCACCATCAAAGTCTCTTTGGTCTTGCTTATGGCTATCACCTCTCCTACTCCTATCTGGGTATGGACTATATCGCCTAGCTTTATATTACATTTGATCATGGTCAAGCTTTTTATTAAATTCCTCTATCTTGCTCCTGTCTGTCTCCTTGGTCATCTTAGCCTCTTCCTTAAACATATCATACCCTTCCCGGATATTGTCGCCAACCATATTCTCTATCATCTCCCTTAGCTCATCGCTTCTTACGGCAAAAGATATCTGGAATGATTTACTTGTGCCTTTCATCAGGTAATCAATCTCCTTCTTACATTCTGCCATTAACCGATCCAGATTATCGAACTTAACGAACTTGGAGTTACCATTGGCTTTTCTTACCCCATCCTTGAAATCCTCCAATATCCCGTTAAATACATCCGCCATACACATCATGGAATGTAGCCATACCAGCATATTGAATTTATATTCATTATCAGCATTATTCATCAAGCCTATCAAAGACTCACTTTTTGTCAACATGATTTTAGATTCTCGATCTACGATATCCTTTATCTCTTGCCGGTATCTCATGGCTCCAACGAAATCCATTTTAGAATAACATTCATTTGATTTCTCTACCAATTTCCTGATATCCTTTCTAGACATCAGAAGATCTAATATCTGTTTTTCTTTTTCACTTTTGTACATAATTAGCTCTTTTAGTGATACAAATATAATTAAAGCCTAGATATTTACCTAGGCTTTTTAATAAAGCTAATCTTTTTTATTCTTTCTTTTTGACTCATCCCAATCCGATGAGTACCTGCATGTCCCTTGTTTGTGGATCGAGAAATCGCACCAAAAACACAAGGGCTTGGGGCGGGGTTCAAGGCAGGCCGGCTGGCGTCCCATGAGGTAGCGCTTCTCGTACTTATACCCCTGTTTGGCGTCGTCCCAAACGTGAGCTTGATAGCTATCTATTTTATTTGTCTCGAAATCATACATGTCAAGGAGAATATCGTTAAGTTCCTTGACCGATCTCTCTACTTTCTCCTTATCTACCTTCACGTTCTGATTGTCCAGCATGCGGGTAAAGAAATAGCTGCACATATCCGGCAATACCTTGTACTTTCTCAGTATGTAGAAGGCGTATATCGGATGCTGGAGATTGTGAAGCAGCTTATCCTCATCGAATAACTTTCTCCCGGACTTCCAGTCTATCGTATACATAGCTATCCTGTCTTTTGTTTTATACTCTCCACGCCAGTCCACCGATCCTATGATATGTACCTTATCGTATGTCACGCCATCCAATGTAAGGGGCTTGGGTAGCTTATAAGGCAGGACGAAGTCCTCCTCCACGCCGGCCGGTCTCGACCCCCGGACCACCTTCTCCATTGGCGTAAGATCGGACCATGCCTTCTTATAATTGCCAGCAGCATCCTTCTCAAACAACCCCACAATCCATCTTATTAGCCTAGCCGCATGTTGCATGGACTCGATTTGGGATTTTACGCTATCGAAAGGAATCTGCTCTATATCGGCGTAGTAGTTGAATGCCTTGCTCATATCCTCATAAGAAGGTCTGCATCCGTTCTTGAAGAAATACTCCATCGTCTGATGGATAACCGTACCATATGACGTGGCCTCATGCTTCTCCGTGGATCTATTCCCTTCCACGTAAGTTTTATACCACTTGTATGGGCATTGGACGAACGTGTCTATCTGCGAGTAAGAGACGGCGAGAACCTTCTCTCCGTTTATAACCTTACATAACAAATTATTCTCCGGTATCACCATAAAGCTTATCTATTTTTATGTCATGTCCGTATAAGTCCATTAACAGGTTTTGTAGATGGTGAAGATTCTTAATCTGAATAGGATCGCTTAGATCGTCTTCCAGATCCCTAAGGCTAAGATAATACCCATCATCAAAAATCTCTATAGATATTCCGTAGCCTCGATATACATCCCGCCCCTTATCACGCTTGAAATAGATAGTATCAAGTATATTATCATCTATCTCAATAGGCATGACATCATCTTCCCCGGAATACCATTTCATTATCCCATCATCAACCTCACGTTCAAGGACCAATGACTTACTTTCATTACGCATACCAGTAACGCACCCTACCCTCCATATATTGCCAGCCTTGTCTTTTACAAGATCCCCTATCCTTAGTTCTTTAGCCGAAATCATACTCGTCCTCCTCATTGTGATCGTCATCGCAATCATCGACAAGAGGGGTCTCTAGCCCCTCTTCCCAATCATCATATCCGAAATCCATTATTTGTCCTTAAAATAAACATACAACATATCAGTTAAACTTCCTACCGTTATTTCATCGCAAGGGGTATTGCGAAACACCTCATCTGGTATGTATTCACCTGTCATCTTTTCTATATCCATTATCAATTCAACAAGATCCAATGAATCCATAGCCATATCGGACGATAGGTTACTATCTTCCTTTATGTCTTCAATATCATCAAACTCAGATGTTTTCGCAAATATTGCGTCTATCACTACTCCTAATACTTGATTTCTTTTCATAACTCTTAAATCGATATTTTTAATCTTCTACCTAATTCTTTTTTTATATCTGATATTCTTTCGATGTCCATCTTAACATCTCCAGTAATAGTATATTCCTTATCCATCTTCTTAGGAGGATCCGGGAGTCGGCTTACGGCGAACAACCATGCCAGCTCCTTGTTCTTATTCTCCCTAAGATACAGATCGGATGTCATGCCATACATCTTTATGATCGTATCGAATAACGTTGATTCCGATAAGCTCATATGTACGCTATAGACATTTGACGGCTTCCATATCAAGTTATCCAACCTCATCGTATATTCACGTTTAAGGTCTATATGGGATATTACGGCCCTTACTATAGGTTCTTCTTTGAAGTTGGTGTTAGCCACGAACCATACGAGCCGTTTCTCCACCTCCTTGACAGCTCCTGTATCCTTACCCATATCGTTATATACCCCAACGATACGGTCCCGGATCCCCTCGACCTCCGGTGTCAGGCCGGGCGTCTCTATCAGCATCAGCAGCGATCCTCCCCTTGGCGTTATCTTCCACTTCCCATTCTTCTGAAGCTCAATATAACCAGATGCTTTATAGCTATCTATTTTCTCCTTTGGAATGGTGTTAGCCATCTCTTCTTTTTGCCGGATCATCAAAAGATACCCGACATCAGACATCGTTAATCCTGATGTCATCATCTGTTCAAAATTTATATACATATGTAAATAAGTTAAAATATTGACCTAATCTTTCTGGCTACCCTCTCGACTATATCGGGATGATCATTTCCGTTATATATATCTATTAGCGTATCTATTATATGTAACCTTATGTTTTTCTTTGATGGATGAAACCAAAAATCTCCATTTTTTCTGTTTACAGGTTTGAACATCTTCAGTTCTGGTATAAGATAACACGCTACACATGATCTTTCGGCAAGTGATAATTCAACCGCTGCCTTTTCTATTACTTTACACATAAACGTATAATTATCATTCTTTATTAGATCGTAAGCCCTTCTCAACACCCTAAGGGCGTCTGCTTTCGATAATCTCTTTCCCTTTTTCATACTGTTTTACCGTATAAGATTCATTAGCCATACCAACCCTACCGACTGATATAGATTGATTTATTGATTGATTAAGATGCCCTATAACCGACATCTTGGCTCTAACCGTATTGGCGCATCTTAGAAGGACTCGATAATCCTCCAACGCCCGCTCGTACCTTACATCCACCCTAGCTCTTTTATCTGCGTCAGTCATGCTCTTGCACGACCCATCCTCTCTCAGGCTTATGGCGATCTTGTCCCGTATGATCCTGATATCATCCTCAGCTATTACCAACTCAGCGTCAAGAACCCCCTTGTAAGAGCTAAGAAGATCCTCTACCGCCACAACCTCCCTCTTTAGGTTCTCCAATTCCAAAACCATAGAGTTGTCGTTCATTCTCTTATATTCTAGAACCTTCTTAGACACCTCTTCGCAGATACCCATGATCTCCTTCTCCCGTTCCCGGTTTATGACGTACCTGATGCTGTATTCGGCCATTTCCTTCAACGAGGATATGATCTCTCGTATACCCATCTTGTTTTCGGCAGAGAAATTGGCTTTTAATAGCATCTCCATTCCCTTTATAATGACAAGCAAATAGTTTTTCCTTAATCTCATGATTAATAAGGTGTTTCGTCATGTACTACATTGAAATCATCACTGGGAGGTATATATTGATGCTCCAAAGGTATCCCTGGGGGCGGCGGTAATGTAACGACTGCCGTATCCGGCCTGCCGCTACCTACAGGGGCATCCGAGCCTCCTGGTCTTTCTTGGCGTACCACACCTCCGTCAGGATAATATCGCTCATATCCTTTCATGATATCCACATGTATAGCCTCAATCTCTTCTAACGATCTCTGACGGACTTTTACTATATGATGGAATATAAGTCCATCTACACGGAAAGAACGCCTTGATTCACTCTTAAAACGTTCCAGATTAGGATACCAGCCTTGCGGGAATTGCATGTATGATGAATAGCCGTATCTCTTTGGAATATTCAACGCTACCATAGCTGTACACAATTGCCCCAATGTATCTGATTGATAGAAATCAGATTGTTTTGGCATATGATCCTTAGGATCCCGTCTTCCCTCAATATCACGGTTAAGTTGTGATATTATAAGAAAGAATATATTGGGGAAAGTTCTTTTAGCTATATTACACATGGTTATCAGGCTATCTATATTCCTCTTAGCGTCACCCGTACCTTGTATAAGAGCTGTATGATCTATGGATACAAATACCATTTTCTTATCCTTGTTCGCTGGCATATAACTATTCCATAAGAAGTTCTGAAGCTCGTCTACTGTCGATGGTTTAGGGATGTATGTTATTCTGCTGGAGTTTTCCTCCTTAAGACATTTCTGCATTTCCTTTATCTCTTCATCAGACATCTCGTTAAGGAGAATATCTTGTATATCCTTTCCCATTTTTTTTGATAGTGAACGTAACATCAAATCCTCTGGATTCATTTCAAATTCACATCTGAGCCATACATAATCATCAGCTTGGGGATTGATATTAACATTCATTACATTGCTCATAATCTTCTGAGCCAAATAAGACTTGCCCACTCCGGGCCTAGCGCCGATAGCCACCGCATGTTGTGGGTAGAACCCGCCCAGCAACGCCTTGTCAAGATAAGCGTATCCAGTACGAGCCGGGAGAAGCTCTCCCGACTGATACTTTCTTATCCTCTCATAGGCATCCATGATAATCTCCTTGGATGACCTCCATATCCTATCCTCACTCATCCTCTTGCGTTTCTATCGCCAGCCGTATCGGATTTAGACCCTCTGTTAGCTGATCTTGATTTATATCTAAGTCCTTTAGCCGTATGGCATAAATCCTTTCCCTTCCGATAGGCTTTACCTTTCAACTTATCGGTCTTGTAGTTCTTGCGACCCAACTCCCGTCTCTTGGCTTTCTGCTCAGGGCGGGCGTTGATCTTCTTATCCGTCTCGGCTTTCTTTCTTCTGGCCTCCGGATGTGTCCTATAGTATTCAGTCGATCTCCCCATCCTCGTCCTCCTCGTCATAATTATAATCCTCTACGATAATATCCTCTCCATCTAAATATGAGGCTTTATCTCCGAGTCTGCTTCTCATGCTCTCGTAAGGATCATCTCCGTCCTTTATCTCCCACACACATACGTATGGACCTATTATATCACTAAGCATCTCTGCCCGGTTCTCGCTGATGCCTTTTTCTATCATCTTATCCTTGCAATAAGATTTGTTGTACACCGATCCTCCAACATAAAATTCTGTTGGCTTATGAATAAAAATTACTTTCATTTTTTATTCTATTGATATTATTGCCCAAATTTATTTGTTTTCACCTACATAATCTCCATAACTCATGTCTGTATCACAGACTACCGTATTGGTTGTATTGTCTACCACATGAAACAGAAACTCCGGGCATCCGTGGCAGGCGTTACTCCCGATCGCCACCGCTCCGTGCCTAGAGCAAGCCTTACCTATCGTGGTACCCTCATGTATCTGTATATGGTTCTTCCCATATACCTTGATATGTCTCATAACATTAAGCAATGATAATAAGGACATCTTATACGGAGACACATGCTCTTCTGGTATTCCTAGCTCACTGGATAACTCTTTGTAAAAGTTTTTCCTTTCATAACTCGACTCTTTCAAGAACCTATCGATCTCAATAGCTGTTATATCCATGGCCCTAAGAAGCTCTGGTTTCGCCAATCTCCCTACTGGTTTACCCATCGAATCAGACCTCATCCAAGCCCCACACTTCTCGCACCCTACTTGCTTCCCCTCTACCGTATTTATCATAGTGGACGGGTTCTTGCAGTATGGGCATATGGACCCGTTTAACATAGCTTTCTGGGCTAAAGACAATTCTTTCATACCGTCTCCTCCATCTTAACATTAAATAGATTGCAGAATCTATTAAAATTCTTGTTTTCTATTTTCATGTCCTCCTCATACCTGTCAATTGACTTGATGAAATCATTGTAACAGTCCTTGCACATCCATTGATTGATCACCGCCACGTAATAACCTACGGATGTAGGTCTGTTACACATATCGCAAATACCTAAGCACCCATATCTGGTAAGCTTATCCATCATCTCCTGTCTTGTTATTTCAAGCACCTTGAATCCCTTGTAATTATCAACTACCTTTGCCATTATTGTAAATTTGTTTAATTATAAAATAATCCGCTATATCCATCCCCTCATCTATATTGGGTTTTGATTCTAGAAAATCACTTATCTCTATATTCATCCCCCTCATATCCTTGTCTACCTTCTTTCTCCATTCGTTGAAAGCGTCGCCCTTATCCGGGTACAGGACTATCCGCCTCCTACCCAATGTCTCTACCATCTCCCTCTTCAACATATGGATACCGCCACAGGCCATGAACAACCCACTAGGGTACACGATGTTGCAGATAACAGCCGTCTTCTCTGACTCTACTATATACACCGGAGCGTCATTGGGATAGAAGTTGATAAGGAACTCCCCGAACAGGCATTGCCTAAGCAGGTAATCCTGACCGTCCAGTATATGCACCCAACATACATGATCCATGGGAACCTTTACCCTCTTCCCGTCAGGCCCGTAGTCCATTATCTTCCCTGTCCGCACCACCCAATTCTTATCCAGTTGCCAGAACACACAGCACTTACCCCAGTCCCCGAATCTCATCATCCCCACCTTATACAAGTTAAATGCCCTATTGGTATGATACGATCCGAAGATATTGGATAGATAATCTTGAAGATCGGATGTCTCGAAAGGATTAAGGGTCTCAAACATCTTGTTTACTGGGATACAGTTGGCTATATCTGGGTTCACAGGAGGCCTGTATCTTCTTAGCACTTTGTTAGAATCGGTAAAAAGATCATTGCTCCCAAGCTCATTGCCTGTTGGATATTTAAAATAACCACATTTATTTTTGTGATCACATACCCCAAACTGCTCCCCTACTATCTGTCCGGTGGTTACATCTACGTACGGCGTAAAACACTTATCCTTGCCGCATTGCGGGCACGTCAGCTTCCTCCTTGGTTTGCTATGATCCAGCTCATACCGATGAACGCTCTTATTGAACTCCCTAAATTCCATCACCCTCTCCTCTCATTCATGACTCTATATATATAGTCCCTCAGCGGCTCTTTCCTTACCAACTTATTAACATCAAACTCGCCTTCTATATCTAAGGATCCGATTCTTGATGTAACCGTATAATTAGTTTTCTCGAACTTATACTTTCCTTGAAGATATACTACGGTAGCCATATTCAATATAGGGTTGTCAGTCTGTCTCTTCAACTTATATTGGCTGGTCTTTGCGGTAGGATCACCCGGAGCGAAGTTATATATCTCCTCTATCTCCAATATCTTTCCATAGTTCTCTAATATCATTCTTCTATATAACTCAAGTTGGAAAGCATACTCGTCATAGAAATTGCCTTTCCTGTTTGATTTGAAGTCCAATATAGCGAATATCCTCCTGCATCTCTTTATCTTCTTTTTCTCCGTCTTAGGCTGACCTTTCTTGGCTCCCGTCTTATAGAACTCTCCTGTCTCGACCTCTATCTCCACCATCTCCGGCTCGCTATCCATCTCCACCACGGCATCCACAGAGGAAGCCACTTTCAATCTCCTTGACCTCAACATCTTCTCAATCAACACAGGTTTTACATGTCTTTCTTTACAGAATATAGCGAATGATATTAGATCTTCTATCAACTCATCCATATTATCCACTAATATCCGCTCCATCCTATACTTGTCTATTCTCAACTTAGCTTCCTTGACAGCTTTTCTTATCCATGTTGGAATCAGTTTTATCTTAACTCCCGTCAGATACAATCCAAATAAGTAATGCATGATCGTACCCAAGTCAGCCCGGTAGTCGGCGTACTCGTCTGGGTCCTTACCCTTGAGTCTCATCTCATTTTTCCATTTTTCTAATGCCCCAGAAGTATCACAATACCCATTCGCAATATTATTGGTAGCCCCATCATATATGATAGGGTATCCATCAGTTCCCATTTCATAATAAACACGCTTGCCAGCCACGGTCATTCTGTATAAGACTGGTGTCGGGATATCCTTGATCCATTCAGCGGCATAATACTGTTGCTCAGTCTCCAGATCATACTCAATTTCTATCTCCTCATCAGGTTCTTTTTTAGGCTCGTCAACAGGCTTTTCTTCCTCATAGATATCTTCCTTCGGAACCGTTGATAAAACGTCTAATATGCCAAAGAATGCGGTAAATTTAGGATCTGTATGATATGCTCTTAATATTGGAAGTGATGATCTCCAGTAGTATGATGGACACACGTCCTTTATCTTGCCTAAACCCGATCCTCCTATCTCTCCATTATCCTCGATAACCACATTGTGTCTCTCGGATAAACGGACTCTCATGTCATCAAACAGTTCTTGATCGCTTATGACCTCCATGATCGTCCCATAACTATATATCGTGTCACTTATAGCCTTATATCCTAGGCCTAAAAGTAATCTTTGTTTTCTTCTATCCATGATAATAATCTGGTTTTTAATTTACCATCCTCCTCGACTCTAGGTGCGAGATCCCTCATCCTTCTGGCCGCCAACAGCCATACGTTACCAAACTCATCCAAGAGCCGGCTAAAATCCATCGTATCTAATAGATAATCGAATCTTGTATGCTCATCAGCCGTCAAGTAGATAATGTTATCATTATCCTCGGCGACCGATTTATATTTCCGTTTAGGGTATAAGTGACAGATGTTACTTACCCCAGGACATGGTATATATGCGCCGGTAGCAGATCTCCTTGTCATACTCAATCTAGTCACATGGGCGCCAAAGAACACGGCTAGGCTCCTACCCCTGGGCTTGGCCTTCGCCCGTATCGCCGTCCTTCCCTTTGGCGGTAGCTCCTTGGCCCTGCATACTTGGCATAACCCTTTGCTTCTGACAGCTACCATCCTCCCGCATCTCTCACACGGCAACATCCTACCTCTCATGCTTTCTTTCGTTTATAATTCTTATTGAACTCCATAAGGCTTATGGCCCTATATCTTTTAAGCCTATCTATCTTACTCTCCGCCCAATCCTGTTCCTTGAAATTGATGATCGTGTCGAATATCTGAGCTAGTTCCCGGATATTAAAACTCCTGTTTTGTATCTTCTTATAGAACCCCGATCTGCTATATCCTAATTTAGAAGCTAGATAAGTTTTGTTAGACAATGTGAGGATACGATAAATCGTACCCTCCATCTTGCTTATCTCCATCAACTTCTCGGCGACGGATGATGTGGTCTCATAGCTAGCTTTATTGCTTACTATTCTCATGTTTCTCCGGATTCCTGATCTTACCATCAAACTCATAGAAGTCCATCAGTTTCTTCTCTTCCTTGATACAAGTGACAACGAAATCTGATATGGTTCCTTTCATGCCTTCCTCGAAATTCTTTTTGGCATGATCAAGGTCATTGGCCCGAACGATGTAGTTAAACGCCTTGCGTTTCTCATTCCCCGATTTCTCGTCTATCGTAATATAATCAGCCGTGACCTTATAGAACCGGTCTCCATCCATGGCGAATAATTCCGCTATCCGGAATCGTTTGATATCAACACTAAACTCACCGGAGATAAACGGTTTCATCTCCTCTATGATTCTAGCTTCACACTCGGTATAAGAAAGAGCATCTACTAAATATTCTTCCTTAACCTTCTTCTTCATGCCATTCTCGGCATCGGTCTCATAAGAAACCGTACATTTAAACCAATTGTGCATCTTATTAATCTATGTTGTTGTTAAACAATGGGTAATCCTTTATCCCTTCACGAATATATCTTTCCGTATCATCATCCACGTCATAAGCTTTCTTAAAAAACGTCATAGCCGTATTCGTATCATGATCCACCAACGGAAGATATTCCTTTACAAAAAGGAATCTAAGATGATTCATATGATCAATCTTATTTCTTACATCGATTACCTTCGACCAGATCTCGGCCCGAATTTTACTCATTTTCTTCATATTTCTCTCATATCTCTCTAGCTGGTCTTTATATTCCGCCTCAATCTTATCGTTCTTATCCTTGATAGACTTATAGGTCTCCTCGTCTTTCGTATCAAACATCGGAGTATGTTTGATATTAATTATATCCAATTTGCTGTATAGCTTTTCATTGGATACGGTGAAATCATATCTAGTCCTGTACAGATCAAAGTCACTTAAGAACTTAGCTATTTTAATAGCATCATCCTGATCAAGAACGGCTATATTCAATCCTTCTAAATAGTAGAAGAAATGGGATGGAGAAATAGGTTTACAGTCATATGTCCTCATGATTGGAGGCTCATCCATAAACCTGACACCTTCCTCCGCACATCTTATTACGATCAATTTCTCTACCTGCTCATCAGTAAGATCATATATCTCCTGATCGGTCATCTTATCAATTGTCTTCATCATCCTCATCCTCCGATATCGTTACAGCCTTTGTAAACTTTTGTTTATAGACCTCACCCATAAGGCAGGCGAAAGTCCTATCATCCATACTAGCCATAGTATTGGCCTCTACCATAAGATTCATCTCGATGTTCTTTACCTAGATTTCATAGTCATCATCATCTTCTTTATAGAAAATGACTTTACCACCATACTCGAAACCATCATCCCCGGTCTTAACCATATCGATGATCCTCTCTAACTCCTTTACAAATTTACTCTTTTTCATATGTGTAATTTTTATGTGTCTACAAAAGTAGACATTTTGTTTTTGAATTAAATTAAATAAATATTATTAATAGTTAATATTCTTCTTTTGTTTTATCAACCATATTTTACTCCTTGATAAACTCAACACAACATTTATCCACTCTGGTTATTGTTCGATAGTCATCGGTACGGATACTATATCCTTTATAGCTTTTGACTATAGTACATATTTCTCCTTTTTCTATAACCGTACCACCCTTGCTTTTTAAATGGCAAAGGGTTTTTACGATTTTATCCAAAGCCCCTCTTTTTAAATTTGCTTTGAATGGAAATGTTTTCACGATCAATAAGATAAACAAGCGTTTTAAGTTCTCATATTCCCGTCCTTACGATGGGAATGTAAAACAGGTCAGAGTTTTAAGGGAAACATGTAATAGATATTCCATTGTCATCGTAACAGACTCGAAATCGAATAAGACCTATGAAAAGTCACGTAATGGTGCATCTGTAGGAATCGATTTCGGACTTAAAACTTACATGACATTAAGCGATGGAAAGTCTATTCAGTCTCCTTTGTTTTTCAATAGATATCAAAAGAAGATAAAGAAATGTAATCGCAACCTCTCAAGATCTGAAAAGGGATCGAATAACAGGAAAAGAAGGTTGTTCGAGCTTCATCAGACAAACAGGAAAATCATGAATCTACGTAGTGATTTTCAATGGAAGTTAGCACATCAGTTGTGTAAACAATATGATTATATTTTCATTGAAGATCTAAACATTGAAGGAATGAAACGTTTGTGGGGAAAGAAAGTTTCTGATCTCAGTCATTCTTCTTTTATTAACAAACTTACGTATATCGCTTCAAAGTATGGAGTGATAGTACATAAGATTGACAAATGGTATCCTTCTTCTAAAACTTGCGAATGTGGCTGCATTAATAAAGGTCTGTTGTTACGCGACCGCACATGGGTTTGTCCCGGATGCGGTTCTATCAACGACAGGGACCTCTTAGCCTCTAAAAATATCCTTCGGAAGGGCATTTCCGAATTGGAGAGTACGGGTAATTCCAACGGTTGTAAAACCGGGGTCCCGTACACTTGTATCCAAGAATCCCAATCACTTTAGTGGTGGGAGTATGTCAAAATTCTTCTACTCTTTTTCATGTTTAATGTTATTTAATGTTTTAATCACCAATCTCCTCTATCATTCGTATTGTGCCATGACCATCTGTTTCGCGAAATCTTTGTACGCCACTATTTTTCGCAGGTTTGCTCGCATTCGTATTTCCCCGATACCGCCGACCGGAGACAAGGCGCCTGTATTAACACCTCTTCCCATGTTTATTCCTCCTTGTTATATAATTGCTTGTTTTTATATTCCAACATCCTTCCCATCCTCTTTAACCCAATTAACTGTATCGCAATACCAACAATACCCTGTCTTGGAATCCTTTTTATGAGAATGGGATCCACATGTGGCGCACCAATAATTATCATCCATATTGTATGTATAACTTTCATCCTCATGCATTTTGGCTATTCTAGCTACCCTATCCTCCAGCAGATCCTTTAGATAATGGCATTCGTAAGGTCTATCCTCTTCCTTTAATATATAAATATCGATATCCATCATGCTCCCCATCCTGTCCGTACACATACACTCGGCGGCATGGCGCACGTTCCCTTCCGGCATCCCCGGAACTATCTCCCGGATCACCGCCTCCATCTTCTCTTGGTATTCGGTGTCTACCTTGACCACCAAATCCTCTAATTTATCTATTAAACTCATGATCTTTTTACTTCTTTGTATATGACATCTGTATTGTCTTCCCTATCTATATTGCAACAACAAGAATACATGCAGTAATAACCCCTGTTATTAAATACACATCCATCACAACTGCTATCATCAATCTCTATTACCTCCAATTCTATTTTCTCCATGCCGGTATTATATTTAAATATACTACCTATCTTATGATATCCTATATCCTTCAAATACCTTATATGATTAGGTAATTATATACTACTTTGCACTATCTCTAAAATAATAAAAGGACACATGATTATGTATCCTTTTATTATTCAATCGTTTTTCTCATTTTTCTTTCCCTTTCCTTCTTTTTTAACGCTCCAAGAAAGAGTTTTCCGAAAAAGAGGATCACGGGGATCTGTTTTTGGATTATAACCGAAGATGCTGTTGGCTATTCTCTTCATCCCCTTCTCAATATCTTTATGTATTACTACTTCTATGTCTTTCTTTTTTCTCATGCTGCCATATTCTTTAACTGTGAATACCTTAATCGGTGTCCGATATTCTGCAAAAGTACGTCGAATCTTTCACATTCGGAAAGATGTTTGGTATTATACCTAAAAGCTGATGAGTCCACGTATCTTTGCAGATGTTTCCTAGACACCCAATGATGGACACCCTTCAATGTTCTTTTTAGGTGTCCCCAGAATCCTTCGATCGTATTAGTATGTCTATCCCCAATGACGTAAGCGCCTTTCTTATGATAGACAACACCGTGATCGTATAGGTTAGGATCTAAGTTTCTATAAGCTTTCCATTCATCCGAGAAGATTGTAGATCCCGGGCATACAACATCATTGATGATCGGGATCAAGGTTCCGGCTTTCGTATCGCTAACAACCTTAGCTATAACAAAGCCTTCTCGTTGCAGCATACCAAATACCGGGACCTTGTCCTTACAACTCCTGCCTCTTGCGTTTCTTACCTTCTTACTACTATGCCTATTCTTATTCAATCCCCCTATATAAGTCTCATCTACCTCAACCTCTCCGTTTAGACATTGGCTGGCATCTATATTGAAACAATTCTGGATACGTTGCAACATAAACCAAGCCGTCTTTTGTGTTACGTTAATGAACTTAGCTAACTGAACGGAAGAGACACCCTTCTTAGCGTTTATGACGATATAGCAAGCCAACATCCATTTCCTCAACGACACTTTCGTGTTCTCGAAGATCGTGTTTGTCCGGACGTTGAAATACTTCCCCGTATTCTTGCACTTGTATCGGTTTCCTTTGCATTTATAAACCTTTGAGTCTGGATCGTACGGAGACACGACATGGTCGCCCCATCTCTGCCTCTCCAAAAAATCAATACATGATTGCTCGGTAGGGAAGAACTTCACTAACTCATCAATAGATTTAAAATGATTCATCTCAAACATAACACTCTGATTTTTACTCTATAAAGATAATAAATTCGTTCAAAACCAGCAATCAAACCATACCCCCAATATAATCTCATTAAAATTGTTTTAGTTTTAATTAGGATTGTTTAGAAATAAGATTGCTATATTTGAAAATAAACTTTAAAATCTAATGTTATGGTAAAGAAAACAAATCAAAGACGTGATAAGACTACTCTTTATCAAGATTCTAATAATAAATGGCGTTGGCGAAGAACAGCTCCTAATGGAGAAATAGTAGGTGCGTCTACACAAGGTTATGCAAATAAAAATGATTGCAAAAAAAATGCAATAAGAAATGGATGTGATATAGATGATTAATCTTTAGGAATAAACCCAACAGCCTTTTCGGTAGAAGCTCTTTGTTTTATAAAACATTCAGCTTCTTCCCATGAGGTTGCCCATATTTCACCGGCATACTTTTTGCCATTGATTTGATACTCTGTTACAAATTTCTTTTCTTCTTTTTTCATGCTCGTAATTTTTAAAAGTTAATAAATATGATAAAACAAAAGCGGGACTAGCCTAAATCTAATCCCGCTTATCTTTTAATTTTACTGTTTAGTCTACTCATCCATTATTCTGAATAGCTCGAATGAGTAAGTATCCTCATGTGTTAAGCCATGTCCAGCGTCCCAGATCCCGTGATGTGTTAGGATCATATAAGATTTTCCTTTCATTTCCACGGTCCACTCTGAGTATATTGCATTATCAAACTCCTTATCAAAAACTATACTCATCGTATTTGGATCAAATTCATATGTGAATCCATCTACGCTAACAGTATTGTTTCTTCTATCAGTTGTTTTTTCATACCCAGTCCCGTCTTCAAAGAACGCATACACCATTTGTTCTTTGCCTGCTTCTCGAAGCCACATTCCTACGATAGAGGTATTATTACCAACTACATTTTCGACACTAAAACGATCGTCATCGTGGCAAGAAATAAGTAGGAAACATGATATCGCTAATAAGTATATGATACGTTTCATGATTACTCTCCTTTTGATATTACGCAAAATAGTATTACGATAGATTTATTTTTACAACATTAATATTTACAATTAGAACTCAATACCTATCTTGAAATTAAATCCGTCTATACTCTTACTAGAAGAATGCCCTCTAAAAGAATATCTCCTAGCTTGTGACCCATAACCTAGGGAAAAATTAACAGCTGATTGTTTTCCAAGCATATATTTTACACCGACAAAGGGATTACAGTAAAAACCATTTCCACCATAATCGCTAGTGACATCAATGGCATAACCAATCCTTAATCCTATAAAAGGAACTATCTGCCCATTGGTAAAGTTCCCTCGTAAATCTGCGAAAACGGGAATTAACGCTGATTCACTATCAGTGAAATATGATACTCCTGTTCCCGCACCGAAGAAGAAATACGGATTTAATTGGTATCCGTGAGATGTGGTAAATTGGATACATCCATCATCCCCCGTAGTATATCCCAAATCCAAAAATCCTCGATACCCTTTAATATCATAAGTCCTCTTAGGGCCTAATATTTTCTTAAACGAATAAGATGTATCCTCTTCTTTCCCTAATTTTTCTATCTCATCCATTTGATAGACAAAGATACTTTCGTCTCTGGTCTGTACTTTTATGGATTTGTTTGGTACTTGCTCTATGATAAGACCTCTGATTACACTCCCGTTCTTTAGATAAACAACATCTTGTGTTCTCCCCTGTGAATAGGAGTAGGAAACAACTAAAAATAAAAAGGCTATCGCATATAGTATTTTTCTCATCTTACCTTGGTGAATTTAGTTTGTGAATTATATTCTTCTGTGTTAATATATATTTCCGTAGATGATATTTTGGATATCTCTACAAAAATCTTGTTCTCAACCCCCATCTGGGTTATACTTAATACGACTTTGTAATTATTATTACCTCGTAGTTCCTCATACAATTTTACATCTCCTAAGGGTGGATTGGATTGATTGTAAAATGCGGCACTTTCTTGGGCATGCTTAACGAAATTCATAGAAGCGCCATCTAATCCATATATTACATTGTCTTTTGTACATTGAAATGTTAACATCCCTAGTCCATCACCATTTTTCCATGTACCTATCAACCAATCCGGTGGAGAGAGTTTAAACTCTGTTTGCGAAGTGTTTTTATCTCCATTTTCCCAATCCTCATTTCCATCATCTCCGCATGATGAAAATATAAGCATTATGTACATCAATAAGAAATACATAAATCTCACTTTTGTTACCATAAATCTATTGCTTTTATCCTCCCTATCCCCTTCGTTCGGTGGTTTCTAAATATAAAGAAGCGTGGGGACTATTGGATGTTACCGTATTTGAGGCTCTGGACTGCCCACCACTCAATAACAAACAACAGCCCCACGCCTTATGATTGTGTATAGTTTGCCCCTAGAGGTATAAATATAACAACATAGGCGTAGGAGGCATCTTTGTCTATTATCCCGAGTGGTTGAAATTGTCCAGATTTCAAATACGAGATAATATCTTAACGCTTCTACGTCTTTATTCTAATACGTGGGACAAAGATAGAAATATGAAAAATTAAAAACAATTTAATTTGTATTAATTTCTCTCAAAACACTAAATATCGGTTTGATTATTGTATAGTTATTTGAAGTTTGTCATAGAGATGACAATAGTAATGTAACTTGCAATAGTTACAAAAAAAGAGGAGGCTTTATTATGAGCAATTACTCAGAAAAGCTTCTGGATCTTATTTTTAGCAAAGGTTCTATAGTTAGAGGCATGAACCCTAAGTTGTATCGAAGAGATTGTTACGGCAATCTCATGTTTCGACGCTCTTATGGCAAGTACACTGAATTAGGGTGGAATGTTGACCATTCTAAACCTATTGCTAAAGGAGGAACAAATAGCATTCGCAATTTACAACCCATGAATTGCTTTGCCAATTGTTCAAAAGGAGCCAGATATTAAGCTTTAGACAGTATGTCTATTTTGACATACTGTCACCTCCTCTCTTTATTTCTAACAAACTCAATACCTATTAGTTTATGACTGTTGGTGATAATTATTGATAGGGAGGTGTAAACTGGTATATAATTACCTAATCATATTACCATTTCCCATTCCCTGGCGTAAACAGTATCTCCCCTGTCCTCACCCAATGATTCCAGTTATTTTTAAGTTCATCAATATCATACACCTCAGCCGACTTACCGTTATCAGATCTTTTTATGACCGACATAATACTTTCCGCTCGCACGCTCCAATGACTATAACAGTCTGTTCCGCACCCGCACGCCGTGAATCTCCCGTTATCGAACTCCCAGACCAGAGGCCGGAGGCCGCATCGTGGACACGGCAACCATTCCATTGGATTCTCCGGCTTCTTGTAAACATCAATACACTTATACTCTACTGTCATAATTAGTTCTATTAAATTGATCTGATCTTTTGATCTCTCATCTCATTCTTATCCTTGAACATCATTATCCTATTTACAATCCCCTCCGATTCCATGTACGTCGAGAATCCATGTATTCTTAGATATTGGATGGCTGATAATGATTTTTCTAGCACATCTTTATATCCTACATCTATCTTAACTTCTTTACCCATAGTCCTCCTCCATTTCTCATATCCAACTTCTACTCATAACACTATTATAATCTATTCCATTATTCATAACCACTTTATTAAAGGCCTCCTCGGTATACGCCAAAGACTCGCCCCTATTAGCTCTCTCGATATTTTCGCTCATCATCCCCATAGCCTCGATCAAGGCCGCTGATGAGTTGGCTATTAACTTAGCCGCTTCCATTATCCTATTATCGTCCATAATCATATTACTTTAACTTCCTCGTTCCACAAATGTCTTTCATATACCATGGTTGTTCCTATTAGGATTCCGGTATCTTCTCCCCAATATTCAAGTATTTGATTCCTGAATTTGTGACGCAATTTTTGTATTCCTCCCTTGTTTTTATCATAAGAAGAGTAATCTGATAATCTTACTGTCTCCATCGTTTACCTCCTTCATTTGTTCGTATGCCAATCTTTCAAGTTCCGGCATGGTGTTTGTTTCTTCTTATTTTCCCCCATACTTATTTCTCATTTCATTAATATAGCTCATATACCAATCTCTTATATCCTCTTCACTATCCATGCTATACTCTTTATTGAATGGATCGTATCTGATAAACTCCTCTGTTCGGCAGAATGGGCATGGGATCTCTTCCAATGGCTTGATTAGAACACCATCATCACCTACATTATCCAGATCATACAATATGCCATCTATGCAAGTCGCGTCTGGATAATTCGCACCGAAAAGCGGGAATTCTGGACATGTGTTTCTCATACTTGTACTATTCAAATTCGTTCTCATATTCCTTTCTCCTATCCACTTCCTTTAAATTCAAACCATCAGGTGTCAATATCTTCTTTTCCAACAAATCAAAGAGAAGCATCGCCCTTGACTCCACCTCTGTTTCCCCAAATCCGCTATATACTTCTGTTGGCGAATCGTAGGCATTGTAACGAACATAGGCAGCTTCGTAGTATTCGCTATCCTTATTCGGGAAATATTGTGTCAATTGCAACCAGTCATCCCATATTTTTGATTTACTGATATTTATCATACTTGGTAGTATCTCTCCAAGTTCATGACTCATATAAGCCGGTATGAGGTCACCTTCTTTTCTATATGAATACCTCATTGTATTTTGTGTAACTGATTCTGTTTGGGATCCCCCTCCTTTCATCTCTTTCACAAAATAAAATTCCGACTCTGAATTTACACCCAACTCATGCAACTTTAATGCAAGCTCATAAGGGCATATAAAATTTTGATATTTCATGTTATTCTATATTTTCGTTTCTGTAATCTCCTGCATAGTCCAACCATACCCTGTAATCATTTCTGTACTTGGTCGCCTTTATTTTCATATTCTGGGATATATTCTTAGGTAATTATATACAACCTTGCACCACAAAGCATGAGCGGACGCCCCGCTTCCCCGACCGCCTTACCCATACACGCCGGCTCCACCGGTAACGCCGCCCATGACATCTTGGATGTCTCTCCCGTAAATCTGATAGTGATCGCCATAGCTCTCAAATGTTACTTGATAGCTGTTTTAATCCCATCCTAATTGTCTCGCAATACCTTCCATCTCGCTATACGCTATCCGGTGACATCCAGCAACCAATATATCATTCTTATAGCTATTGATCTTCCATTTGTGACCGGTTGTATCCAATACCATATCGTGTTGGAATTTACTGCCATTATGGAAGAACTTTATCAATTTCCAAAGTCTCTCAGCTTCAGCTCGTCCTATCTTGATATTCTTGCTAGTCTCAATTACGCCATTCTTAATGCGAAGCCATACGTTAGGCTGGTCATCCTCCAAATAATAATGTAGATATAATTCCAGAATCTTGCCAGACTTCCACATCTCGATCTGTTCTTCAAATTTTTTCTTGCGATCTTCTTTTTCTTTTCTTCTTTTTTCAAAAATTAAAGCCTCTTTTTTCGCCTGACTATCTTTCCATCTCTGACATCTGGCCACATACTCAGCCCACGTTCCTTCACCACAAATCTCATCTACTATCACATTGGTCGTTCCTAAAGTTTCTAACGCTTGATGATTTAGCAATACCTCAAACACACGCTTTAACTCATGGACATATTCACTTTTAATCTTATCCGATTCATAAGATAACTCATGTTTAGTTCCGATCCAGGTGTTTGCACTCTTTTTAAGAAGGCTCTTGGGAGTACCCATATTAAAGAACTCAATATAATCCATTAGACTTCTAAATACTCCCCAAACATCCCTATAAAACAGGCTTGTTCTAACCTTCTTGTATTTCTCGATAACCTCTTTGATAAGCTCCAATCGACTGGTGATAAAAGTCATGCTGCCATCATCAGACATATTATATCCAACAGAAAATACCTTTGAACCAGTTGGTATTGCACTACGAACACAACGTTGATGTTTACAGGTAGGAGAAGAATAATACTCATCGTTAAGCAAATACGCCTTTTCACCACACTTATTTCTTACGATTCTTCCAACCTCAAAATGATAACCATAAGAATAAATACTTCTACCTTCAAAGAAAAGATTACTACCTCTTGCGGATTCTTTCTTTTCGTTTGCCCACAAATGAACGACCATAGAATTGTTCATATCTATTAAGTTTTGAGTGTTAATTATTGATTATACTTGCTAAAAATAACATCGACACAAGTTCCGCCAATAGCGTTTGCGTCATTATACGAATAAAAACCTTCTGTTCCCCAATCCACACCAACTGGACAACCATCTGCATGTTTTACAAAGTCATCAACTTCTTGCGCTTCCTCGTTAGATATTCCAGTGTAGTCACCATTAATCAAAGCCCCAATCCAATAAATCGGAAGCCTATATCTTATTATCTCTATATTCATAACTTTATCAATTTACAATTACTACCTTTTCATTCTATTTTATTCAATGGACCGGCATACGCTTCCCCATTCTCATAATAAAGCTGACCCTCATACTGGTTATGATGAAGCTCCTCACGTATCGCATCTTCATCGTCAACCCAATGTTCATATTCCTCATGCCATGACTTGAAGAAGTTATCATAACATTGTCTCATCAGATCCTCTAAAGAAAAACCCTCCGGATAAGTACACCATGCATTGTAATAATCAATTATAGGTTTCAGGAGATATAAATCATAACACATCCCTGTCAATGGGAAATTATCTCCATAGTCAAACATCACCCTACTATATTTGTGCTTGTACTCGTATTTCCCATCAACATATTTACATGGCGTGGAGAAATACCTGCCCTTGATAATACGTGGCATAATGTTGTTGTTGATATACCTGAACAGTAATTTGCCACATAAGTTATTAGGATATATATCCTTATCATAATCAGTTGGATGACAGTATATAGGATCATTGTACTTGAATTTGAATCTAAAATCATACCTCGTATATCCAACTTCCCAGCCATAAGCCTCAGTATTTGTCAGATCCCCAAAAGACTTCATGGTGCTTATATAATCAGCACCATAAGCTTCCATGCAACAATCCATTATATTCCAGCGCTCACGCTCTATGATCCTTTCTTGTGAATCTTTTGACAGCTCATCAAACTCATACAGTTTTAATACAATCTCTTTCATAATCCCTCCTCTTTTAATATAACTAGATCCCTAACGTCAATCGAATGACATACGTACCTCCTTATGTTCACGTTTAGAGATATGATTGTGGCTATTCTCACGAACCACCACAATCCAGATTCAGATATCATTCATCCTTTATCTTTACGAATGGGTTTTCTACATAAAATTCTATTACATTCTTAGATTTTATAGATGTCACTATACCGGTGGTATCCACAAATCCATCCGTTTCATCCATTGTCAAATCTTCTATTTTATTTCCCGGCAGAAAACAAAGATTATAGTCTTGATCAATATACATAATCATCTTTAACCTAACCATGTCATCAATGATGCCCTTCATTCTCTCCACAACATCTAATTGATCATTAGTAAGCATTAATTTACTTTTTGAAGATTTAACTAATCTCATGTCTCCATTCTTGTCAACTACAGTCAAGTCATTGAATTTATACACATCTTCACATGTTCTGTAATATGTTTCCTTACAATAAATTTTTCCTTTATTATCTATTTCAACATCAAAACATTCCAACTTACACTTGACAGCTCTTCCGTTTTTGCATTTCCACACATCACCTATTGGAGCGAATCCGTATAATGACTTAAAAACATCATATATTGATAGTTTTGTCTTAGGGATGCTCTTATCCTTTTTAAAACATTCTTCGGACGAATAAAATAATTTCCCATCTAATGTCTTCTCAGCCCTACATCCTCCCCATGTTCCTACATATCTAACTACTCCATATGTAAAACTGATCAAGATTTTATCAATCTCAAACCACTTTAATTTTCCTGACATATCGTCAAAAAGATATCCACTCTCTAGATAAACCGATAAATGCTTTCTTATTTCCATAACAATTTATTTTTTAATTAAACAACATCATTTGCCTTGATCGCTATCAGTCTCAATACTCCTCTAAGTATCATGGTTTTCATGATACAACTCATAATATTACATTGAACTTCTCATTTAAACTATCTAAAGCTCTTTGATACTCCTCTTCCTTGTCGAACTTAATTTGAGTACTGTTCTCCAAACCAAAGGACAGGGTGAAGGATATAACCCAGCCCGATCCGTCCACGGCCTGCCCCTTGGGCGTCCATGACATCACATGTTTCTTGGATATCCACCACCTTCCTATCTGGACGAAATCAGGATAGTTGTTCATTAAATATACCATCTGACTAGCCATCTTATTGACATCATCAAAAGACACTATATGATACTTGTTTCTGATCCTGATCTTCACGAAAGGGTTATCCATATTATATGCCGCAAATGCTGATATCACAGAACTAGGATATCTAACCCCTTTTATTATCACCCATTTCATATACAATACCTCCTTATATTAAACTATTTAATATAAATTCATCTTCCTCCGTTCTCTCATTCATAGGCTTATTTTGTACCGTTTTGACAAGATCAAGCACCTCATCCCAAGTCCTTTCTGATAGCGTCCCATTATTTATGCCACAACACCTACATCCACTAGAAAATACCGGTATCATACTTCCATCACACATCCTAACGAATTTATATCCTACATATTCATTGCATAAGAAACATCTTCTTACTGGGATAAACCTTATTCTACCTCTATTAATGATACTTATTAATACCTCACGATTCATATTATTCCCTTAATTTACGTTTAACCTCCTTAATATATTTAGGGGAATGTAATCCCCTATGCAATCTTATAGCCCGATCTATATCCTTTTTAGGATTATGATGAGATTGATATATCTCGAACATTTCCCTAGCCTTGACAGGATTCGTTCGATCATCGTATCTATACCGCTTTTTCTGCCGTTTGAGGCGTAATATCCTATTAACCTCATCAACGTATACCCTTTTCATTTGCCATCTTCCTAAAGCCCCGGATGAGGCGTTATACGCTCGATCGTCATTCCTTGACTCCACGAAAGACAGGGCGGCCGCCAGCTTATCCCATACCCGTGCCTCGATCACGGCCGGCTTCGGGGCGAGGGGCATGCCACCGCTCCCTTTTGGCGGTGTCAGTATCACCATAGCCATCATAAGCAAGTATCTTGTCATATCTTATCCATATCAAAATTATTATTCACGATCTTATCACCTATGTTAATTTCCCCCATATCCAAGATATTTATATTATTTATTATACTCCTTACCCAAAAAGAGGATATAATAGCAGAATATTATGATATTAAGACATAAACCTGTCTATTACCATACTGCCATATTTATCCTCCGTCCAATATCATTCGTATCAGTACACAACTTTTATTATTATGGTCATAAATACACTCAATCATTCCTTTTTCAAGCCGCTATCGCCATTAAGATTATCAGCTATACCCAATATCTTCGAAATAAGAGCCTTTTTAGGCTTATATTCGTCGTTTATGCTTATAACCGAGTAGTTGTATACCACGCCTTCTTTCGAGACCTCCACGCCTACGTATTTAGGCGCAACGGCATCCCTATGCAACACGATAAACGGGTTTTTACCGTCCAGATCATTTATCAACTGGTTAAACTGCCGTCTCGTCATCTGATAGTGATATTATTTCCATGTTATAAATGCGATCTCTCTTTACCCTTATCTTCTCGCATAGCTCATCGAAGCACCCATCTTCTTCTAGCTTATCAACATAATATGATACACTTGATTTAGAGCTTCCTTGAAGATATACATTTCCTCTTATATTCCTTGAGAAAAAATTAGGTAAGACCATCTTTTGTCTCTTATCCTTATTATCCATATAAGATATGACAACAACCCATAATTCTGGTTCCCGTTCTTTTACCGATAACATAAGATCGAGACCCGATTGACCATTGATATTCCTCCTGCCAGTTTCGTTATAACGAAGAATAATATAATCATCCGCTTTATCATCCTCAATCATCACGACCATAGGACTATTACCCTTCCCATTATCACATAATACTCTTGCCTCTTTTCCGTTACGTAGATATACCTTATCGTAATCTCCGTTTTTGTATATCTCGAAATCAAACTCTATTATCATTTTATTTCCTCCTATTGATGTATTGTTGCGTACGTCCTTCCTCTATTTTTTCGAAATAAAACTTATTCCCATATAACCGGGTAAAACAGATGTTATACCCGAAATGCTCCGCACGTCTGATCTGCGCATAACCTCTACTGATGTCCTTATCGTCAATCAGCGTAACAAAACAATGTGATCCTACTTCTGTATTCAAAACCAAATTTTCCCAATCTTTTACTTCCATATCAAATTTCCTTAAATATTTTTTTGTTATAATTATCGCTATTGTACCATCTATCAATATCCTTATATTGTTCTGGATAAACCCCATAAGACTTGCACCACCTAGGTAATGGCTCGTTTAGCACGTCCAGTGCCGTCGCAAGGTCGAACGTAGCTTCCTCCTTGATACCACATCCCGATCCACTTCCACGGCTCGGTATATAGGCTCTACTATATGCTACACTCATTCCATATTCTCCATGACTCAGATACCCAATGTTGGGTGAATCAGGGAAGGCGTAATACAACATTATATAATCACCCTTACTCCAACCTCTATTATAAGTATCATCCTGCCATGCGAAAACCCTGCAACCGGCTTCTTTTAATTCCGCTGCCGCTCTTTTTAAAATATTATCTTCCATACTACTTACATTTAAGTTATGCCAAGGTGCCGGGAACCGACCCCGGATCATATCCGCACACGTACGATTATGATATATCCTTCCACCCCGCCAAGGTCATGGTCACAATATTAACAAACTAAAATCTAATGTTCATATCATTACACATCTTAAAAAAGACCTCCCTTATGATCTTTTTATACAAGATGTATATCTCATCATCATCATCATCGAACTCCACTTCCCATGAACGTAATAAATACCTGATATCGCAATCCGCTATATGAATCCTGAATATAGACGGAACGCTCATTATGTAGTCCTCGAAAGCTTTCTTAATCCCATCCCTTTTGATATGTTCTTTATACTCATCCTTAAACACGTTAAGCATAAAAGCCAGATACTCCCTATCATATCTAAACTGCTTTTTGTAATTATCAGTATCTATATGATCTAGTATATATATTTCTATAGCGTCCCTGTCGTATTTTGACATACCTCTTCCTCCTGTTTTTGATATTTAATGACCCTTTTCTCCCCATACGCCTTCGCTAACTGAATAAGCTGGCCGGTAAACACCTTGGTACGGTGTCTTACAATCTTATCCACCAACTCCGGGCATCTGGTTCTCCACCTATAATTAACCTCACCTTTAGCTTTCTTCTTATAATACCTGTAGAATGTTACGGCTACTACCACTTCTCCATTCTGCTCAAAAGCAACCAAATCGTAATTGTTGTAAGTTATTTCGTTCATCGTGTAATATATTTTATAAATTCAATCACTTTCTTTGGCGGTGAATCTATATCCTTCACTCTTTTACCAAAATTGTACATATGACTTCTATGCGGATAATAATCTCCCGCATACATCCCCACTCCTAATGGATGGAATGGATCCTCACTACATGAGAAAACAGGATAATACACCACCCCATAACCATCCTTTATATTTTTATTTACATATACTATGGTATATCTATCAGCCACTTCATCGCCAAAATCATATACTCTTACTTTTACTTTCACGCCATTGGCATTTGTTATAATATTATTCATATGCACCTCCTTTGTTATTCACTATCCGACTAATCTATTTCCTTCCCATATAAGGTATATGAGCCACACCATCCACGACTCTCATTTGATATCCGAATATGATTCACAGGTTTATCCCCCGCCATACAATTAGCGTAAGATAATACCGCCGACATGCTTCTAAACCCAGAATCCATTGCTGATTTAATAAGCCTCCTATCACATCCAAATACCAATATCTTTATAACATCCTTCTCTTTTACAGTTCTTCTTACACGCATAATCTTGCCATAAAATAAACAAACATAAAATCTATTCTCTCTTTGTCATCATCCATCCTATGTCCGGTGATCTCAAAAATAACCCGACGCTTTTCTATAGTCTGGATATTATCGAGCTGAACAGATATGTAATGGTATTTCATGACTTTCTCTCTATTACCGCTATTCAAAATAGCGTCAATATCTTGCCTACGAAAATACATGTTTACCCCTATGTAGCTGGCAACCAAAAGACACTCATCTATCACCCCATCAGTATCGAATAGAAACAACATATCATCCTTCTCTATAGTATATTCCGCATCAAGAATCTTGATACGTTTGCTTCCGTCCTTCTTATCAGCTATAAGAATCTCTATCATATCCTTGTCGGTCGTAAGGATATGATACGCCTCGTCTTTCGTGATATTATCACGAAGATAAGACAGAGCCTCATCTTGTAATTCTATTAGTAACATTTCATTCATATCATATATCCCCATATTTTAAATCTCTATCATAAATCCAAGAAGACGGCCGGTAGTGTACCAAGCCGCCATGATACAACCCGGCGATAGCCCATGCCCGAACCTAGCCCTTTTCCGTTGGTTTCACCACAAGCACTCTACCGCCTCTATTTCCATGCGATCCTCCCAATCGCACCTATCAACATCCTCACCATCCCCGAAGTAATAGTAAGCCCATACTTCAATATCGCCTACCTTTATACACCCATCACTACACCATTCCACAATACCATCATTCCGACATACGTTTGTCGGTTCAGCACCGAGCGACAATAGCCTGTTTATTATATTGTCACCGAACCTTTCTTTCGCCTCCTCTTTTGTCATATCACTATCAGATTTTTAATATTACACTACCGCCAAGGGAAACATGGAACGGACGACCAGCGGGGCTAACCCCACGCCATCGCCGCCGCCCGTTTCCCTTGGCTTCCTACACTCCCTCCATCACCCAAAGAAACACATACACCCATACATAGACATACCTTCATACACATAAGATTCCCTTACTATAAAGATACCCTTGTTCCCCTTCCCTATTGTTTCCGGGATCCCTTATTTCATCTCGTTTTTCCTCGGTTCACATTGATCCCCTTGACTCCTC